TAGCTAATTCAAATACGGATTTCTCTATTGAAAAGGTAAGTGGTGGTGGATTCCAAGTGGCAGCATTAAACTTCTTAACTCCAATTACATCCGGAAGTTATGTAGAATTGTATTGGTCAAAAACAACCGCAAACGGACAATTGCAATATAAAGGAACGCAAGTATCACCAACTAGACCCGCAACACCATCGGTAATTGTGACTGTAACTCAAATAGCATAATTTTATATAATCCCATTCTAAACCACTATTCTTTTTTTTCTTATATTTATAGGTAAGATAAAATTAGAAAGGAATAGTAAATGGCAATAGAATACATATACCCAGGTTCATCATCATTCTTTCCGGGAGAAACTCCATTTGGAACTTATGATAACGATTATGAATTTAGTGAAGATGCTCCAAAGGTAGCCCACTGGGTTGCTACTCGTTTGGGATACCCAATTCAAAATGTGGAATTAGTAGATGCAAGTTTATTTGCTTGTTTCGAAGAATCCGTATCTGAATACGGTGCACAGGTAAATCAATTTAATATCAGAAACAATTTGGATGTACTTAAGGGTAATCCAACTGGTACCGATTACACTGGTAAATTTGTTGAAGGTTCATTCTTACCAACTCTTATTGGTATTGTTGAGGCATATGGTACATTAGCTGGTGCTGGTGGAAGTACTGATATCAAAAAAGGTAGTGTTGATTTAGTGGGTGGACAACAAAATTACGATTTACAAACTTTATTTGCTGATGTAAGCGAGTCTGGAAAGCGAATACAAATAACAAAAGTATTTCACGAACCAACACCTGCAATCAATAGATTCTTTGACCCGTATTCAGTAAGTGGACAGGGAACTCTTAACTTAATTGATGAGTTTGGATTTGGTTCATTCTCACCAGCAGCTCAATTTATCTTAATGCCAATTTTCGAAGATATGTTAAGAATTCAAGCAATTGAATTTAATGATGAAATTAGAAAATCAGCACACTCCTTTAATATTACTAACAACAAATTACAAATATTCCCTATACCAACTACTGCTGGTAAATTATATTTTGAATATTTTGTATCCGATGAATTTGTAACCAATTCTACAAAGGTAAAGCCAAATGTAGTTTCTGATTATGCTAATATTGGATATAGTTTTATTCAATATGAAAGTATAAATGATGTTGGTAGACAATGGATTAGAAAATATACACTTGCTCTTGCTAAGGAATTATTAGGAGCAATTAGAGAAAAATATAGTTCAGTTCCAATTCCAGGTTCTGAAATTTCATTAGATGGTGCTGCTCTAAGAGCTGAAGCTCAAACTGAAAAGGATAATTTAATGGAACAATTGAGAGAAAACTTAGAGGAGTTGAGTAGAAAAAACCAATTCGAAGTTAAGGCTCAGGAATCAGAACATCAGCAAGAGATGTTGAAAAAAATTCCATTACTAATATATGTAGGATAATATGCCAAGATTTGCATTAGATAGAGATATCCGATTTTTTGAAGGAATATCAAGAGAATTGGTAGATGCAGTTATTGAAACAACTGTAGTTCTATACAAACTTGTCATTTCTGATATGAAAACAAATTTGTATGGGGAATCTTTAAATAAATCGTATTTTCAAGGAACACAATGTACTGCTGTAATTGAGAGAGATGATACTGGTATTTCGTATGAAGGATTTGGACCAGATAGTGGACAGACTGTACAATTCCGTTTTAATCGTTTCACATTAGAGGGAAAGGGATTCTATCCAGAAATTGGAGATATTATTTCTCATAATAATGCATACTTTGAAATTGATAATGTAAGAGAGGACCAATTAATTGGTGGACAGACTGGAGAAAAATTCTCAATTATATGTTCTACATTTATGACACGTAGAAGTTCTATACAAACTGAAATGAGAGATATCTAATGAATAAAAAAGAAACAAATAGAGGTTTACAGCGTTCGATATCTAAAGAGTTCACTAAAGGTGTAAAACTTATTGATATAGATACTACCATAGCTGAGTATATGGTAGATACCATTATTCCTGATGTGGAAGAAAATGGTAATGCGGTTAAAGTACCACTTATATATGGTAATGCAGAACGTTGGAAAAACGCTAGAGTAGATGGGTATTTGAGAGATGCTAGAGGTAAGATTCAAATACCATTAGTAATGTTCAAACGAAACTCTATTGAAAGAGATGCCGCTATGGCTCAATTCAAAGATGTTAATACGTTACCTGCTTATGTAAGATACTCTAAAACAAATAGATACGAACGATTTTCATTACAAAGTGGTACAAAACCCGCATATGAACAATATGAAGTTTCGGTACCCGACTATGTAACAGTAACTTATGAGGTAATGGTGTGGTCATCATTCACCGAGCATATGAATAAAATTGTTGAACAATTTCAATACGCAACTGATAGATATTGGGGAACTGAAAATGGATTCAAATTTAGAACTCGTATTGATTCGTTTGATAATCAACAAGAAGTTGGAGAGGGTTCGGAAAGAATTATAAGAACAACATTCACAATGGTGGTAAATGCATATTTACTTCCTGAAACTCGTGATGAGGCACCAGTTGTTAAAAAATCATTCACACCAAAGAAAGTTGTATGGGGTGTAGAAACGGATTTAAGTGGTACTATGTTCACCAATCCTAACATATATAATGAATATCAGTTTGTTATAGATTTTGTTGCTATAAGGGGTTCTCAAGCAGCACAATTTGTAGGTATAACTGGTGGGGTAAATAGAGGTGTTGTTAAATTAACAAATGTTAGAAAACCAATATTACCAAATGAACTAATTGGTTCGTTTGATACTTTAAATTGGTTTAGAGTTTATGTTAATTCAGAATTTAAACCAGCATCAACTTATAGTTATTCTTTTAACGGAACTACAAATGAAATCGTTTTTACATTTAATAATACATTAGGATTTGATATTGATATAAATGATGAAGTGGATATTGTAGGAAAATTTGAACAACTATGAACATAAAGACTCTTAAAAATATAATGAAAGAAGTTAACGAACCAAATGAATTCATTTTGGAACCCGTTGATTTGGTACATTCATTATATTGGATATGGAAAGCTACAAATTGTAGATTAAAAACATTAGATAGTAGAGTTGCTGATAAAAGAAGAACTGCTGCTAGATTTGATGTATTTGTATGGGGTGGATTTATTGCCGCAAGAGATTATCAATTTGAACAAGTTGGAAATGATTTTCACATAAAATTTATAAGAACAAATTTCCCAACAACAATTGAAAATACAAATGACCCAAATTATGGACAACCTTGGGCATTTGAATCTAATGATGAAGTAAAAATAGAAGGTGATTTAGAAAATATTAATTAATGGCTAGATTAAAACCAAATATAGATATAGGTAGTATAACTACAAAGAGGGATAGAGAATCTTTTCAAAATTTTGTGTTGGAAGTAATCAAAGATACGTTTATCTATGAGGCAACTCCAACATCAATTTCTTTAAATGGTGAACTATTTACTTTAAATTTGGATGATTTTAGATTTGTTTATGAAGATTTAATCGTTGCAGATTCCAAGGATTATTTAGATGTATATTTATACGGAGTGAAGCAAACAAACGATAGATATTCGGTAACATTTGATGATACTTCTATAACTATAACCTTTACTGAAAGTATAACAAGAGTTCCGGCTGACGTAGTTAGAACTGATTTTGAAATTAAAGGTAAAATTACACAAATAGTATAATGGCTAGATTAATACCACAGAAACAAATAGAAGAAGTAAATCAGTTTAGGGATAGTATATCCGTAGGCAACTCTGTATTTATATCTGGCTCTTTATTAGTATCACAAAGTATTGATATTGGTACTCGTACTTCGGATAAGCAAAGAATAACTGGTTCGGTTGAAATTACTGGGTCATTACAAATTGATGGTGCATTATCATTTGCCAATGCGGCAAGTAGATTGGATGCAACTGCATCTTTTTCTGATATATCGGTTGATACACAAAGATTTGGTGGAATATTAGTTGAGGATTTTGCAAAAAGTGATTCAACTATCTATGTATCATCTACAAATGGTAATGATAATAATAGTGGTACTTCACCGCAATTTCCATTAAGAACTATTAAGAAAGCTGCTCAATTAGCAACTCCGGGTGATGATGGTAGATATGGTTTACCAACTGGTTCTCTTTTTAGTGGATTTAGAATCACTGTTGATGCGGGTACTTATTTAGAAGAAAACCCAATTGAACTTCCAAGAAACACAACTGTTTGGGGAGCTGGATTAAGGGTAACTAAAATTATTGCTAAAAACGAAAACGAAGATTTATTTTGGGTAAATAGTGGTTGTTATCTTGCTGAGATGACATTTGCTGGTTTGAGAGTATATCCATCGGTTGATGATTCTCAAAGTGGATTCGCAATTGCATTCGCACCAAACGCATTTATTACAACATCACCATACGTTCAGAACTGTTCTATGATTTCAAATCAGGAGAACTCATTCCTTGAGCTGTATGAGGATATTCCTGCTGGAGGTGGTGGATTGAACGTAGATGGAAATAGAATCCATCCTGATTCTCCATTAGCCTCTATGGTATTGGATGCATATACACAGGTTGCACCAAATGGTGTGGGTTGTCAAGTTGTTGGAAGGGGATTCATTCAGTTGGTATCATTCTTCACAAACTTCTCAGCATATTCAGTAAAAGTTATCGATGGTGGACATGCGGTATTACTTAACTCTAACACCTCATTTGGTGATTATGGTATGTACGCATCTGGTTCACGTTTTATTACGGGTAGTGGTGGTAACTTTGATGCGTTCTTAAATGTACAAGATAATTACTCAATTATTGTTAATACTATTGAAGGTGGATTATCTACGATTCCTGCATTGGTACCAAATACTGAAAACGGAATTAGAGTAACTGACCCTAATGTTTTACCACAATACTTTTTATCGGAAGATTCTTCGAATGAAGTGTCTGATATAGTTAAAGCTGATTTTAAATTAATAAGTTCAATTATTGACAATGGAATTGTAAATAAACCAAGTTTAATTGCAAAAAGTAGTATAAATGGATATTCATCGCAATCTGTTTACAATATTTCTGGTGAAAATCAATATACTTCATCAACAACCGCATCATTACAAAATATTGCAAGTGTTGATACTAATTTTAATATATTATATGATATAATTGAAAGAGGAAATCCTGCAACCGAATCATATGTTCGTATATCAAATGTATCTCATTCAATTCAAGCAACTGATATTGTTCAATACAAAACCTCAGCTGTAGATTCACCTACAATTACTACAACTAATAATAGTTTTGATACAATTATGTCTATTGTAGCTGGTGGTATAGCTCCAAATATTGTAAGTAATACATCTGCTAGTTTTAAATTTAGTAATGTAAACCAATATCAAACAGGTACAACATCATCTTTACAAACAATAAATTCGGTATCATCATCATTTTCAATTGTGTATGATACTATTGAATATGGGACTGGTGATTTACCTACAATTATACCAAGTAGTTCAAATGCTAGCACATCAAGTGAAAAACAAAACGCATATAATTTACTTATAAATAATATACCATTTATACAATCTGAAACTATTGCATATATGAGTTCGTCTTGGAGTGAGTTTTCATATAATGAAACAACTTGTAAGAGAGATATTTCATATATTGTAAGTGGAGCTGCATATGATATTCTTTATGGTGGAAATGAAGAATCTATAAAGAGTGCAAGATTTTATTACTTATATCCATCTGAAGCTACTACAACTCAATTAGAACCAACATTAACTGCGGTTAAATACGCAAGTGGTGTTGCACAAAATATTTTAAAAGGAAATCAATACATAACATCATCCGCTAATATTAATAATGGATATAATATTATTTTTAATAACAAAGATTTTGTTAGAGCAGAAACCATTGCATATATTTCATCATCTTGGTCTGAATTCGAATATAATGAGGTAAGTTGTTCACGTGATATTGGATATATTTTAGATGCAGTAGGAACTGATTTAAAATATGAAGGTAACGACCGAAGTGTAACTGCTGGACAATTCTACTTTAGATATCCATCGGAGGCAACAACTACTCAGTTAAATCAAACATTAGATGCTATTAGATATGCTAAACGATTAACTGAAAAATTATTAAACAACGATACATTTGTAACGGCATCTAATTCTGTAATTGGGGCTGTTGATTTAATGAGAAAAAATCGTAGTTTAATTCAAACTGAAACTATTACATATATCAATACTCAATATCCTAATTTAGATTATAACCAAGCTAAATGTAGAAGAGATGTTGGATACATTGTTGATAATATTACAACTGATTTATTGTATGGTGGTAATGAAAGAACTGAAACTGCTGGATTATATTATTTCTTATTTCCATCAGTAGCAAATACTACTCAATTAACTGAAACAATAAATGCACTTCAATATGTAAATGCGTTAACCGATAAAATTTTAATATCAGAAATATTACCAACTCCAAAAATTGGATTAAATATTGATAGTAACATAAAAGTTACGGCATTTAATTCGGTAACATCATCTATATCTGCAAGTAATACTGAAGTTACATTAGTATCACAATCATTTGGTATTATTGAGGATATTATTAGATATGGAACTGATTATATACCATCGGCAATAGTTGGTAATTCAAACGATTATATTTGGAATATAAATAATCCAATAAATGTTAGTGGTATAACACAAATTCAATCAACGTTAGCAAACGCAAATACTCAAAGTATTTCTAACAACGTTAATACAATTATTAAAATAATTGAAAGTGGTAGTTCAGTTACAACCGAACAAACAATTGGAACTGATAGAAATGGGGCTCCGATTTCAACGGTTGGTATTCCTAAAAATTCATATGGAAGTAATTTAATAACAACTGTTATTGGAACAACTATTCCTGCTGAAATTCAATTGGTTAAAAATACTGCAGCTGGTATTAAATTTGGTAATGGCTTACAAATCACATCATCTATATCTGCTAGTGCTACTGAAATACAAAAAGTATCATCATCATTTTCAATTGTAACTGATATTATCAAATATGGTATTAGTGGAAGTTTGAGTTTAAGTGGTTCATCTGAATACTCAACTTATTATGAAGTAATTGCATTTGAATCTGCAAATTATTTATTTAATGAAAATCAATTAAATAAATTTGATAACGTATTAACTGCATCTATCGAAGATGGTAGTATAGACCCTACTTTAACATTAAAGAGAGGTGAACTTTATACATTCTCTGTAAATTCACTAAATATTGTAAATGCAACTGAATTAGATTTTAGACCATTTTATATTAAAACTGATATAAAACCAGGTCTTAGAAATCAATATACAAAAGGTGTAACTAATAATGGTGTTACCTTTGGAACTTTAACATTTATTGTACCATTCGATGCACCTGATACTTTATACTATGTAAATGGTAAAGATATTGAAGCAAGTGGAATTATTAATATTGTTGATGAGTTACCAATTTCAGATACGCAAAGATATATTGAAATACCATCATTGGGTGATTTTGAGGTTGTAGCAAATACTATTAATAATATTAAAGTTACTAACATACCACAAATTCAATCAATATATACTGCTTCTATATCAGAATCATTATCAGTAAGTTCATCATTCGCAACTACAATTGATATTTTATTTAATGGTGTGAGTAATTTACCAACTACAATTACAAATGTAAGTGGATTAATTAAGAAACGTGAACTATCACAATATACATCATCATTTGCGGTATCATCGGCATTAAGAAATACTATAAGTTCATCATTTAATATTGTAACTAATATAGTAACAAATGGTACGGGCTCAGTTCCAGCATTAATTGAAAATACTAACGATTTAATTAAAGTAACTTCGGTACCTCAAATAATTGGATTACAATCTGGAAGTATAACTCAGGTTAACAACGTAAGTTCATCTTTTGCTAATATAATTAATATTATTAAAAATGGTACTGGTTCAATTCCGGTTGAAATTAGTAATATAAATGGATTAACTAAGTTTAGTAGCACAGAGCAATTTACAGCCTCTTTAAGCGCTAGTTTAGAAGATGTAACCTTTGTATCCAATTCGATATCAATCGTTTCTACAATCATTACAAATGGCAGTGGTTCGTATATTACGGCTAGTTTATATGGAGCGGCCTCAACCCAACCATCTACATTAGCAGCTTATCAAATTATTAAGCAAAATATTCCATTTATTCAAATAGAAACTTTATCTTACTTATCTTCTTCTTGGAGTACGGCTTCATATAATGAAGCAAGTTGTAGTAGAGATATTGGATTGATTGTAAGTGGAGCAGCTGAGGATTTATTATATAATACTATTTCATCATCAATTGTGAATGGTAAGTATTATTTAGAATACCCATCGGCAGCAGAAACTACTCAAATAAACCAAACATTAGATGGTATTGAGTACGCAAGTAAATTAACACAAAAATTAATTCAAAATATAATTTTTGAAACCGCATCAATGGAGGTTTCGGCATCTTATAATTTGATTAGAAAAAATAGAGAATTTGTTAAGAGTGAAACTATCGCTTACTTATCATCTTCTTGGAGTACATTCGATTATAACGAATCATTATGTAGAAGAGATATCGGACATATAATTGATGCAGTTTCTACGGATTTATTATATGGTGGAAATGAAAGAAGTAACACCGCTGGTGAATTCTATTACAAATATCCATCATCTGCAACTGTTAGTGGTAGTGTATCTCCAACAACCGCAGCACAATTATACCCAACATTGGATGGTATTAATTATGCTAGACGATTAGTTCAAAATATTGTTGTAAATAATCAATTTGCATTAGCACCTGATAGTAGAACAAACGCATATGATTTAATCGTTGAAAATAAATCATTAATTCAATCGGAAGTTGTTTCTTATGTATCATCTTCTTGGAGTGGTGTATTATACAATGATATAAGTTGTTCTCGTGATATTGGATATATTTTAGATGCAGTAGCAACTGATACCTTATATGGTGGAAATGAACGTAGTTCAGTAGCTGGTGAATTCTATTATCTATTCCCATCAAGAGCAACAAATGGTGGTGTTCCATCTGAAAATAATCAATTAGATTCAACTTTAAGTGGTATTAATTACGCTAAAGGAATGGTAAATCAGTTATTACAAAATAATATCTTTGTAACTGCTTCATTACAAACCATTGGTGTAACAAATTTAATAATCGATAACAAACCATTAATTCAAAATGAAGTAATTTCATATATTTCTTCATCTTGGAGTAATTTTCAATATAACGAAGCAAGTTGTAGTAGAGATGTTGGATATATCTTAGATGCAGTAGCAACTGATTTCTACTATGGTGGAAATGAAAGAAGTATTACCGCTGGAACATTCTATTACCTATTCCCATCAGCAGCAACTGTTAGTGGAAGTTCATCCCCAAGCGTTGATGCTCAATTATACCCAACGGTTGATGGTGTAACATACGCACAAAGATTGACTAACAAAATAATTAATAATATAACATTAGTAACTGCTTCATTAGAAAGACAAACTACATATGACTTATTATTAGATAACAAATTATTAATCCAAAACGAAGTAATTTCATTTATGAGTTCTTCTTGGAGTGGATTTGAATATATTGAATCTAAATGTAAGAGAGATGTAGGATATATTGTAGATGCAGTAGCAACCGATGTATTATATGGTGGAAATGAAAGAAGTGTAACTGCTGGTGAGTTTTATTACTTATATCCATCACAAGCTACTTCGGTTCAATCCGACCAAACAATCACCGGTGTAAATCATGCATTTGGTTTGGCTGATAAAATAGTTAGAAATACTTTATTAGTAACCGCAAGTGCTGAAACTATTGCAAATTATGATGTAATATTAGATAATAAAGGATTAATACAAACAAACGTAATTTATTATATAGATTCAGTATATCCATACTTTACTTACAATAGAACTAAGTGTAGAAGAGATGTTGGTTACATTGTAGATGCAATAGCAACCGATTTACTATGGGGTGGTAACGAAAGAAGTATTGTAGCAGCTGATTACTATTATAGATATCCATCTGAAGCTACAACTATTCAGTTAAATGAAACTACTGAAGCAATATCATATGTTAAAACAATTATAAACAAATTAATTCAAAATAATATATTACAAGTACCAACTGTAACTTCAAATACTAATAATAATATTAAATTTACTAATAGTAATCAAATAAGTGGAGCAGGTACATCTAATATTAATGTATTAAACGCATTAAGTTCATCATTTGGATTAGTAATGAATACTATAACAAATGGAACGGGTTCACTCCCAGCCATTTCTCAATATACTGCATCGTTAATAGATTCTGGAACTTTACAAGCATATTCATTAATAAAATCAAATATACCATTTATCCAAAATGAGGTAATTGCATATATTAGTTCTTCTTGGAGTGGATTCGCATACAATGAAGCTAGTTGTAGTAGAGATGTGGGATTAATTGTAAGTGGGGCAATTGAAGATTTACTATTTGGTTCAGTATCAGCATCAGTAGTAAATGCTAAATACTATTTTGAATACCCATCAGCGGCAACTGGTTCACAACTATATCAAACATTAGATGGAATCAAATACGCAGCTAGTTTAAGTAATAAAATAGCACAAAATATTCAATTCGTAACTGCTTCAAACGAAGTATCTGCATCTTGGCATTTATTAAGAGATAATAAGGAGTTTATCCAAAATGAGGTAATCGCTTATGTATCATCTTCTTGGAGTGGTGTTTATTATAATGAAGATAAGTGTAAGAGAGATGTTGGTTATTTAATTGATGCAGCTGCAACTGACCTTTATTATGGTGGAAATGAGAGAAGTGTAACCGCTGGTTCATTCTATTATCTATTCCCATCTGCGGCTACTCAAAATGGAGTTCCTTCAACAACTTCTCAATTGGACCCAACTGTTGATGGTATAATATACGCAAGTGGATTATCACAAAAAGTAATTCAAAATGTAGAATTTGTACAACCATCGGCTTCAGTATTAGTAGGTGCTGATTTATTAATTGGAAATAAAAGATTCATCCAAACTGAAGTAATTCAATATCTTTCATCATCTTGGAGTGAATTTTATTATAATGAAGCAAGTTGTTCTCGTGATATTGGGTATATTATAGATGCAGCTAGAACGGATTTAGTTTATGGTGGAAATGAAAGAAGTATTAAGGCTGGAACGTTTTATTACTATATTCCATCGGAAGCAACAACTAAACAAAAACCACAAACAATTGATGGTATTGATTTTGCTAAGGGAATGGCTGAAAAGGTAATTTTGAAAGAACAATTAGTAAGACCATCATTCCAAACAAAATTATCGGTTGATTTATTAAGGGGAAGTAAAAAAACATTACAATCAATCGCAATATCATATACCGCTGGAGCATTTCCTAACTTTGTTTATAATGAAGAAAAGTGTTATAGAGATACTGGATTTATTGTAGATGCAATAGCAACGGATTTATTATATGGTGGAAATCTAAGAAGTGTTAGAGCAGCATCATCATATTATACTGGGGTATATGGTTCAGCAGCAGTAGTTGTAAACGAACAAAAGAAAGAAACAGCTGAAACTAATAGATATTTAAGAACACAATTCCAAAGAATAGTGAGAAATGCTCCTGTTGAAGAATTTGGTTCTTTGATAATTACTACTGGACATGACTTTTCTTATTCTGGAGCTGGAGTAACTTATAAGGCATTACCTTTTAACCAGGGTGGAGCTGGAGTTGCTGACCCAACGAAAGAAATTACCGAATTGGCTGGAGGTAGAGTTTACTTTACATCTGGTAACGAGCTTGGTGACTTTAAAATTGGTACGGGGCTTATAATTAATCAAGCAACCGGAACATTGCAAGGTAGAACATTCTCTCGTTCATTGTTCTCATTAGTAACACCATTCTCATTAGCATTAGAAGGATAAAAATAAAATTATGGCAGACGTATTTGTACCACTTAACGCATTCAAATCGGTAGTAACGACACTAACCGGTGAAGAAGACCAAGTATACACCACTCCGAGTGGTGTATCTACTATTATACTATCGACTCAAGTTACCAATAATGGTAATCAAACTGAAGAAGTAACAATTAAATTAGCTTCGAATAGAGAAATACCAGTACCACAAGTTGCTGGAATTATCAACACCGGAAGTATGTATAGCGCATCAGCGCTTTTAGAACAAAATTTAACATTTTTGAAAAAAGAAGTAGCAGCTTATACTAACTTCAATAATAACTTAGCAGAAGTTCCATTTGGATTTTCACAATCTAGATATGAAGCATATGTGGATACTGCAGTAAATGCGGTAGTTTATGATATTCAAAATGGGGGTACTATCCGAACAAATAAAGCAGCTTTATCATTTTATAATAAAAATGGTGAAACGTTAGTTCCAACTGGACAGGTAACGGCATCTTACGAAGCAATTAATTATACAGATACATTAGTAAAACAAATTTTAATTAACCAATCCATCACTGGTTCGGTTAATGTGGATAGAATTTATCAAACAATTTTCACCCAATCATTCAATTATGGTTTAATTGCAGAAACTGGGTCACAAGAAATTATTTCTCAACTATTTACTGTTATATCGGATACTATTTATGACCCGGTGAGAGAAACGCAAGAGGCGGTAGAGTTAGTAAGGAACTATCCTATCCCAAAAAGTGATTCATTTTCACCCGTAGTGGCTGGTAAATTAGTATTAGAGCAAGAGTTTGGATTACTATTCTCAGGTTCTACCGATTTGAAAATAGTTTTATCACTTCTTGAAAGTGCAAATGAGTAATAATTAAGTTGAAAAAACATAAATGAGTCAATTATTAAGTGGTAAGGTAAAAGTAACGCTTCCTCAGAATGTTTCTGAAGATAGATATGAGTTTCTTCAACTGAATGAAGCAGAACCTAATTTAGGGGTACCTATTAGTGGTAGTTTATCGAGCGGTTCAGTTGCTTTATTAGCATCTGATGAGTTTGGTAATCGTTTATTTGTAACAAAATTACAATTTCCTGAGTATAGTGGTTCATTTAGTGGTTCATTTCAAGGAGATGGTTCACGATTAACCAATTTACCCTTAGTAAAAGATGCTTCTAGATTAATTTCTGGTTCAGCATCGGCATCAATTTCACCACAAACCGGATTTTTAGTAAATGTATCATCATCTTTTGATGGTGATATGGATATAAATGGTGATGTTAGGGTTACTGGTGACTTATATGTTAATAATAGGATAGTTGCAAGAGAAATATTGGTTCAAATCATATCATCTTCAATTATTTTTTCATCTGGGTCAAACCGATTTGGAAATTCATTAGTAGATTTACAAGAATTCACTGGTTCTGTATCAGTTACAGGTTCATTTGATGTAAATGGTGAGGGTAGATTCAGTAATAACGTTTACATATCAAATACAGCTTCAGCATCCTTCTTTGAGGGTGATGGTAGTAAGTTATTTAACCTTCCTGCGGCAGCAGAATCACCAAGAATCGTTGATGGGGCTGTTACGGCATCCGTTAATGAATCTTATGGGTTTAGATTAGAAGGAACTACAAGAGCAGAGTTCAGTTCTTCACTTTTTGTGAGTGGAAACATAGAAATTGTTAGTGGTTCATCATTTAGTGGTAGTGGTGCTAACTTATTTGATATTCCGAGGGCAGCTTTAACGCCTGACGCTCTTCTGTCGGCATTTATTACATCAGGTTCGGTCACCGCATCGGTTAATCCAAATTATGGGTTTCGATTAGAAGGTACCAATAGAGCAGAATTTAGTTCTTCACTATTTGTAGCTGGTAATGTAACCGCATCGATGTTTACTGGTAGTGGTGCTGGTTTATTCGATATTCCAAGGGCAGCATTAACACCGGATGCATTGGTTTCTCCATTAATTGGTAGTGGAAGTGTAACGGCATCGGTTAATCCAAATTATGGATTTAGATTAGAGGGTACCAATAGAGCAGAGTTTAGCTCATCGGTATATGTAGATGGTAATGTAACTGCATCAATGTTTAGTGGTAGTGGTGCTGGTTTATTTAATATTCCGAGAGCAGCTTTAACGCCTGATGCACTTGTATCACCATTAATTAGTAGTGGAAGTGTAACCGCATCGGTTGACCCTAAGTCTGGATTTGTTGTAACTTCAATCGAAAGCGGTTCACAATTTACAGGTTCATTATTTGTAAGTGGTGGTATTTCTATAAATAGTGGTTCAATTTTTAGTGGTAGTGGTGCTGGTTTATTTAATATTCCGAGAGCAGCATTAACACCTGATGCATTATTGAGTACATTTATATCATCGGGTTCAGTAACAGCGTCTGTTTCTCCAAACTTTGGATTCAGAGTTGAATCACAACAAAGTGGTTCTGAGTTTACAGGTTCAGTTGATGTTAGTGGAAACGTATCCGCATCAATGTTTAGTGGTAGTGGTGCTGGTTTATTTGATATTCCTAGGGCAGCATTAACACCGGATGCATTATTATCAAATTTAATAACAAGTGGAAGTGTAACGGCATCCGTTGACCCTAAAGCTGGATTTGTAGTAACTTCAATCCAAAGTGGTTCACAATTTAGTGGTTCAGTTAGATTTAGAGATAATCTTATAGTAGCTGGTAATGTAACCGCATCGATGTTTACTGGTAGTGGTGCTGGTTTATTCAATATACCAAGAGCAGCATTAACACCGGATGCACAATTATCAAATATAATAGCAAGTGGTTCAGTTACCGCATCGGTAACTCCACAAAATGGATTTCAAGTAATTTCAGTTGCAAGTGGTTCGGAATTTACAGGTTCGGTTAGACTTAGAGATAACCTTAATGTAAGGGGAACTGTAACTGCATCAATGTTTAGTGGTAGTGGTGCTGGTTTATTTAATATTCCATTATCTGCATTAGCTGAACAAGTAGCTCAAGCTACTAGGATAGCAACCGGTTCAGTAACGGCTTCTGTTGGAAGTAATTTTGGATTTAAAGTAGAATCTGCACAATTTGGTTCTGAATTTACTGGTTCAATTGATGTAAGTGGTAGTGTAACTCTTAAATCTGGTTCATTTTACTCTGGTAGTGGTGAGGGATTATTTAATATTCCATTATCAGCATTATCTGAAGAGGTAATTAATAGAAATTTCATAGCAGATGGGCAAGTAACTGCATCTGTTGATAATATAAATGGATTTGTAGTAACATCACCATTAAGTGGTTCTACATTTAAAGGTTCAGTTTATGTTACTGGGTCTGTAAATGTAAGTGGTTCATTATTTGTAAGTGGTGGTGGTATTATTCAAGCATTAACTGGTTCATTCTTTAGTGGTAGTGGGCAGGGGTTATTAAACATACCTCGTTCGGCATTAACTGAAGATGCACTTATTTCAACTGAAATAAAATCAGGTTCAGTAACGGCATCGGTATCTCCTAATATTGGATTTGTAGTAAATTCGGCTCAAAGTGGTTCGGAATTTACTGGTTCAATAGATGTATCTGGTTCGGTATCAGCATCTTTATTTAGAGGTGATGGTAGTGGATTAACAAATATAACTATACCTGTAATTACCGATGGTAATGTAACTGCCTCAGTTGATGATTCTAATGGATTTATAGTTACATCTCAGGCATATGGTTCACAATTTACTGGTTCTGTTAGAGTTAATACATTTGTAACTGCATCTGAATTTAGAGGTAATTTTGCAGGAGATGGTTCTCAAATTACTAATATTCAAATATCTATTATCCAAGATGGTGAAATAACTGCATCTGTTTCAAATGAGAATGGTTTTGTAGTTGATTCTTTCAAAAGTGGTTCAACTTTCTATGGTAATATAATAGCAAATAATGGTATTGTATCTAATGATGATATCATAGCAAATGGAAACATACAAGCTAATATTGGTTCATTCTTTAGTGGTAGTGGAGCTGGATTAACTAATATTCCTTTATCTGCATTTGCTGAAGAGGTAATTGCATCAACTCGTATCCAAAGTGGGTCTGTTACTGCATCAGTATCTCCTAATTTTGGATTCAAAGTAGAATCATTGGATAGTGGTTCACAATTTACTGGTTCTGTTAAAGTATTAGGGCAAGTAAAAATTCTATCTGGTAGTGGATACTTTAGTGGTAGTGGTGAGGGGTTAACAAATATCCCCCGTTCAGCATTAACTGAAGATGCGTTACTTTCATCATTCATTGTAAGTGGAAGTGTAACTGCATCGGTAGCACCAAATACTGGGTTTGTTGTTATATCATATCAAAGTGGTTCAACTTTCTTTGGTGATATTCAATTAGCAACTGGTTCTTTCTCTGGTAGTGGTGCAAGATTATTTGATATACCAAAATCAGCAATTTCTGATTTAGATACTTCTAAAATATTTAGTGGTTCGGTTACCGCATCAACTCACCCTCAAAATGGATTTATTGTAACATCAGTTGTAAGTGGTTCAACTTTCTTTGGTGATGTTCAATTGGTAACTGGTTCTTTCTCTGGTAGTGGTGCAAAATTATTTAACATACCAAGAACAGCACTAACACCTGATGCACTTATTAGTACAACTATTACATCTGGTTCAGTTACCGCATCAGTAGCACCAAATACTGGATTTGTTGTAACATCAATTGAAAGTGGTTCAAAATTCTTTGGTAATATAGAATTAGTAACTGGTTCATTTAGTGGTAGTGGTAGAAATTTATTCGATATTCCTTTTTCTAATTTAACTGGAGATTCAAATAGAATTGCTAGTGGTTCTGCTACTGCATCTATTTCACCAAATTTAGGATTAGTTGTTAATACATCCGCATCTATTGATGGTGATTTAAATGTAGCTGGGGCAATCAACGCAACAGAAATAAATGTAACGTTTATAAATTCGGAAGTAATTTATTCTTCTGGTTCAAATATATTTGGTGATTCATTGACAGATATACAACAAATGACTGGTTCGGTTAAAATAACTGGTTCTTTGACTGTTGATGGTGTAATCACTGGTGATGGTAGTGGATTATTTAATATCCCACAATCAGCACTTACTGAAGCAGCAACATTAATTGCTAGTGGAAGTGTAACGGCATCGGTTAACCCTAATAACGGATTTGTTGTAACTTCAATCGAAAGTGGTTCTACATTTAGTGGTTCACTTTTTGTAAGTGGTGGTGTTTCTATAAATAGTGGTTCAACATTTAGTGGTAGTGGAGCTGATTTATTCAATATCCCAATATCAGCATTTTCACCTGATGCACAAGATGCAATTAATTCACTATTGGCAATCCAAAGTGGAATATTGGCTAGTGGTAGTGTAACGGCATCAGTTTCGAATGAGTTTGGATTTAAAGTAGAATCAATTGATAGTGGTTCACAATTTACAGGTTCATTATTTGTAAGTGGTGGAGTAGAATTAAGTAGTGGTTCATCGTTTAGTGGTAGTGGTGCTAGATTGTTCGATATACCAAGAGCAGCATTAACGCCTGATGCACTTTTATCAAACTTAATCGCAAGTGGTTCAGTTACCGCATCAGTAACACCTGATAACGGATTTGTTGTAACTTCAATCGAAAGTGGTTCTACATTTAGTGGTTCACTTTTTGTAAGTGGTAATATTGAGGTTGTTAGTGGTTCATCATTTAGTGGTAGTGGTGAAAACTTATTTAATATCCCACTAACCGCACTTTCTACTGAAGCAATTGAAGCACTTATTTCAACTGAAATTAAAAGTGGTAGTGTAACCGCATCAGTAACACCTGATTTTGGATTTGTAGTAGTATCAGCTGAAAGTGGTTCTGAATTTACTGGTTCAGTTGATGTAAGTGGAAGTTTATATGTAACCCAAACTATAAGTTCAAGTATTGTAAAAGCAAATGAATTATCTGGTTCATTCTCTGGTTCATTCTTTGGAGATGGTGGTGGATTAACTAATATTTCACTTGCTAACTTATCATTTGATGTATATCGTTTAGTGAGTGGTTCAGTTACGGCATCCGTAACACCAACTGAAGGATTCAAAGTTGAATCTTTGGATAGTGGTTCTAAATTTACTGGTTCAATTGATGTATCTGGTTCAATAACTATTGATGGTATTTATACTGGAGATGGTAGTGGATTGACAAATATTGATATTGCTAATTTGGCAATTGATACTTCTAGAATTTACACTGGTTCCGTTACTGCTTCGGTATCTACTGATGGCCACTTTAGAGTTTTAGATGGTACTACATTAAGAGCAATTAAATCCGAATTTAGTGGTTCAGTTTATGTATCTGAATCAATATATGTAAACAAATTTATATTTGGTGATGGTACTTTTATCACAAACGTAACCGCTGCAGCATCTCCAAGAATTTCATCTGGTTCAGTAACGGCTTCAGTTTCACCTAATTTTGGATTTAAAGTAGAATCCGCACGAAGTGGTTCTGAGTTTACGGGTTCAGTTGATATTAGTGGTTCAATATCGGCATCTTTATTTAGTGGTGATGGTAGTGGGTTATTCAATATTCCATTAGAAGCACTTGAAGATTTACAATTAGTAAAAATTAACTCTGGCTCTGGTATAGCAATTATTGACCCATTAAAATTAGATGTAAACGTTCCAATAACAGCATCTCGATTTGATGGAGATGGTAGTGGATTATTTAACATTCCTGCAAACGCATTACAAGACCTTCAATTAGATAGAATTATATCTGGTTCAACTCAGGCGGTAATTTCACCTGATAAAGGATTTGAGGTTGGTACAAAAACATCTATATCTGGTTCACTTAGTGTAAGTGGTGGATTATTTGTAACTGGTGGAAGTGTTATTTTATCTTCTGGTTCATCATTTGTTGGAGATGGTAGTGGATTGACTAACATCAATATAGCTAACTTATCATTTGAAACTTCACTTTTACAAAGTGGTTCATTTACAACGGTACTTTCACCAAACTTTGGATTAGTTGTTAACGCATCCGCATCAGTTAGTGGAAACTTAAGTGTTGAAAAAAATATATACGCACCTGTAATTTATGGTGGACAAATTACCGGTTCATTCTATGGTGGATACTATGGAGAGGGTGATGCTGAAGATAGAGATATTCTTATCTATGATGCGGCCCGTTCTAAATATGTACCTGTACCTGAGAGTACACCAACAACCGCAGAACCATTTACAAATGTAACTGAAGTAACGGTTGTACACAACTTTGATGTTGATTATCCAATCGTACAAGTTTATGAAGCTGGTACAAATGGAATGATTATACCTCAAGCTATCATACCATTGGACAGTGATAGAGTTAGAGTAGTATTTAGTGGTTTAACTTCTGGAGTTGTAGTAGTTGGTAGTGGTGGTTCAAAAATAAGTGGAGCAATTAGTGGTAACAACGTAATTGGAATTGTACCATCAGCGTCTAGAGCAATTTCAGCAGAAACTGCTGATACTGCATTAAATGTAGCTGGTATTGATTCGGCATCTCTTGCATTATTAAACGATTTACAAAACTTTGTAAGAAACGAACAAACATCATCTATGACGGTGTTGAGTTCATCTTTCGCTCTTACTGCATCTTACGCATTAAATGCTGGTGAAGCTGGTAGTGGTGGAACTGATTTATTCATTTACTATACAAGTTCGTTAGTACAAACTGAAACTGGAAAAATTAACTTTACTGGTTCTGGTGTAAGTGTAATTGATTCTGGTTCTGATGGTATATTAGTAACTATCTTAGGTGGCGGTGGTACTGGTGATGGTGATTTACTATCATCTCAAACCGCATCAATGTATGTGTTCTCATCATCATTTGCATCAATAGCCGAATACGCATTAAACGCAGTTGGTGGTGGAAGTGGTACTGGTTTCCCATTTGAAGGTTATGCTGCACTAACGGGAAGTTTAAATGTATCGGGTAGTTTAATTGTAACTGGTAGTACATTCATACAAAATTTACCATTAGGTTCAACAAATTTAGTGGTTACCTATAACCCAACAACTGGAAGATTAGAACAACAATCAATCGATGCAGCTGTTGGTACGAGTGGAGTAGATGGTACATCTGGAACTGGTGGTACATCTGGAACTGGTGGTACATCTGGAACAAGCGGAACGAGTGGAACGAGTGGAAGTAGTGGAACTTCTGGTACGAGTGGAACATCAGGTACATCTGGAACATCAGGTACATCTGGAACAAATGGTACGTCTGGTTCATCTGGGACAAGTGGAACAAGTGGAACATCTGGAACGTCTGGTACTTCAGCAACATCTGGAACATCTGGAACGTCTGGTACTTCTGGAAGTAGTGGAAGTAGTGGTTCATCTGGAACAAGTGGGACAAGTGGAACATCTGGAACGTCTGGTACTTCAGCAACATCTGGAAGTAGTGGAACATCTGGTTCTTCTGGAAGTAGTGGTTCTTCTGGAACATCTGGTTCAAGTGGTTCTTCTGGAACATCTGGTTCAAGTGGTTCAAGTGGTAGTAGTGGTTCATCTGGAACATCTGGTTCAAGCGGAAGTAGTGGTTCAAGCGGAAGTAGTGGAAGTAGTGGAACCTCTGGTTCATCAGGTTCGTCTGGTTCATCTGGAACAAGCGGAACGAGTGGAAGTAGTGGAAGTAGTGGTTCTTCAGGAACATCAGGTTCGTCTGGAACCTCTGGTTCATCAGGTTCATCTGGAACAAGTGGTTCAAGTGGAAGTAGTGGTACGAGTGGAACGTCTGGTTCAAGTGGTACTACTGGTACATCTGGTTCTTCGGGAACATCGGGCACTTCTGGTTCTTCTGGAACATCTGGTAGAGAAGGTGGTAGACTTTTCGAAGTAATTAATGATGGATTCAATTATGCATTTGATGGATATGATGATGCTACATTCCCAACCTTAACATTAGTAAGAGGTGAATTATTTTACTTTGATGTAAGTGGAGTTTCAGCATCACACCCATTTGCATTAAGATTATCAAGCGGTAATACTTCAGTTGTAGATGGTACAATAAATAATGACCCATTAAATGGATTAGCTGGAACAACTGATTTAATAGCATATAGAGTACCTGAAGATGCACCAAACAATATTGTTTATCAATGTGCAGTTCATTCATCAATGATTGGAATTATTGAAATTGTTGATAAAAACGGAACTTCTGGTACATCTGGTACTTCTGGTAGTAGTGGAACATCTGGTACGAGTGGAACTTCAGGTTCTTCTGGGACAAGTGGAACCTCTGGTTCTTCTGGAACAAGTGGAAGTAGTGGTACTTCTGGTACCTCTGGAACGAGTGGTAGTAGTGGAACTTCTGGTTCAAGTGGTAGTAGTGGTTCAAGTGGAAGTAGTGGAAGTAGTGGAACATCGGGTTCATCAGGAAGTAGTGGAAGTAGTGGGACATCGGGTTCTTCTGGTTCATCTGGTTCATCTGGTTCGTCTGGAACGAGTGGAACGAGTGGAAGTAGTGGTTCTTCTGGTACGAGTGGTACGAGCGGTGAAAGTGGTTCATCTGGAACTTCTGGTTCAAGCGGGACAAGTGGAGTTGATGGTACTTCTGGTTCAAGTGGAACAAGCGGATTAGATGGAACATCGGGTACATCTGGTACATCGGGAACTTCTGGCACTTCTGGTACATCTGGGACAAGTGGTACATCGGGAACTTCTGGAACTTCTGGAACTAGTGGTGAGAATGGTTCATCTGGAACATCTGGTTCTTCTGGAACATCGGGAACGAGTGGAACATCAGGTACATCTGGAACAAGTGCAACATCTGGAACCTCTGGTACAAACGGAACGAGTGGAAGTAGTGGTACTTCTGGTTCATCTGGTTCAACCGGTACTGATGGTACATCGGGAAGTAGTGGTTCTTCTGGGACAAGTGGTACGAGTGGTTCAAATGGAACAAGCGGAAGTAGTGGAACATCTGGAACAAGTGGTTCAACGGGAACGGATGGGACAAGTGGTTCTTCTGGAACAAGTGGTACGAGTGGTTCGAATGGTACATCAGGAAGTAGTGGTACTTCTGGTTCTTCTGGTTCAACTGGTAGTAGTGGAACTTCTGGTACTTCTGGTTCTTCTGGGACAAGTGGGACAAGTGGTTCGAATGGAACGAGTGGAAGTAGTGGAACTTCTGGTTCAAGTGGTTCAACGGGAACGGATGGTACATCTGGTTCATCTGGTTCATCTGGAACAAGTGGAGTTGATGGAACGAGTGGAAGTAGTGGAACTTCTGGTTCAACTGGAACGGATGGTACATCTGGTTCATATGGTACATCTGGAACAAGTGGTTTATCTGGTTCAAATGGTACATCTGGAACTTCAGGTTTAAATGGAACTTCAGGTTCGTCTGGTACAAGTGGTTCATCTGGTTCATCTGGTACTAATGGTACGTCTGGTTCATCGGGAATTAGTGGAACTTCTGGGACAAGTGGAAGTAGTGGAAGTAGTGGTACATCTGGTTCAAGTGGTACATCTGGAACATCTGGAACCGCAGGTACATCTGGTTTAGATGGAACTTTATTTGGAAGTAGTGGTACTTCGGGTTCTTCTGGTTCAACTGGAACATCGGGAAGTAGTGGAACTTCTGGAACAAGTGGAGTTGATGGAACATTCTTCGGTTCTTCTGGTTCATCGGGTACTTCTGGTACAAGTGGAAGTAGTGGAACAAGTGGTTTGAGTGGTTCAAGCGGTACATCTGGAACTTCTGGAACAAGCGGACAAGATGGAACATTCTTTGGTTCATCTGGAACCTCTGGAACATCTGGTGTTGGTACTAATGGTACATCCGGTTCAAGTGGTACATCTGGAACTTCTGGAACAAGCGGACAAGATGGAACATTCTTTGGAAGTAATGGAACTGCTGGTACATCTGGTACATCTGGTTCATCTGGAACAAGCGGAAGTAGTGGAACTGCTGGTACGTCTGGAACAAGCGGACAAGATGGAACTTTATTTGGAAGTAGTGGTACATCTGGTACATCAGGTCAAAGTGGTTCATCAGGTACTTCTGGTTTAGGTACAAACGGAACCTCTGGAACAAGCGGACAAGATGGAACTTTATTTGGAAGTAGTGGAACATCTGGAACAAGTGGTCAAAGTGGTTCATCAGGTACTTCTGGTTTAGGTACAAACGGAACCTCTGGGACTAGTGGACAAGATGGAACTTTATTTGGAAGTAGTGGAACATCTGGGACAAGTGGTGAAAGTGGTTCATCTGGTACAAGTGGTATTGGGACAAATGGAACATCAGGTACTTCTGGACAAGATGGAACTTTATTCGGTTCGTCTGGAACATCTGGTACAAGTGGTGAAAGTGGTTCATCAGGAACATCTGGGTTAGGTACAAATGGTACTTCTGGAACAAGTGGACAGGATGGTACGTTATTCGGTTCATCTGGTACATCTGGAACATCAGGTGAAAGTGGTTCATCTGGTACTTCTGGGTTAGGTACAAATGGAACATCAGGTACTTCTGGGCAAGATGGAACTTTATTCGGTTCATCTGGAACATCTGGTACATCAGGTGAAAGTGGTTCGTCTGGAACATCTGGTGTTGGAACTAATGGAACATCGGGTACTTCTGGACAAGATGGAACTTTATTTGGTTCGTCTGGTACAAGCGGAACATCAGGTGAAAGTGGTTCTTCTGGAACATCTGGAGTTGGTACGAATGGAACATCAGGTACTTCTGGACAAGATGGAACATTATTTGGTTCATCAGGTACTTCTGGTACAAGTGGTGAAAGTGGCTCATCTGGTACTTCTGGTATAACGGGCACCGCTGGTACTTCGGGAACATCTGGACAGGATGGAACTTTATTTGGTTCTTCTGGAACATCGGGAACATCTGGTATTGGTACTGATGGTACATCTGGTATAACGGGTACTGCTGGAACATCTGGGACAAGTGGACAAGATGGAACTTTATTTGGAAGTAGTGGTTCTTCTGGAACAAGCGGAGTAAGTGGAAGTAATGGAACATCTGGCATTGGAACAAATGGTTCATCTGGAACAAGTGGACAAGATGGAACTTTATTCGGAAGTAGTGGTACTTCTGGTACATCTGGATTAGGTACTAATGGTACATCTGGATTAGGTACTAATGGTACTTCTGGAACATCTGGGCAGGATGGAACTTTATTTGGTTCATCCGGTACATCTGGTACATCGGGTTCATCTGGATTGGGTACAAATGGTTCATCTGGAACCGCAGGTACATCTGGTTTAGATGGAACTTTATTTGGAAGTAGTGGTTCATCTGGAACATCTGGAATGGCTGGTTCAAGTGGTTCAAGTGGTTTAAGTGGTACATCTGGTATTACTGGTGATGGTGGTTCATCTGGTACATCTGGTTCATCTGGGATATCGGCTACAATTACTGGAACTACTAATAACGGAGTTCTTACACTAAATGGGTCATCACCCAATATTACAGCTGAAAGTGGACTTACTTATGATGGTACTTTATTAGATGTAACGGGTAACGCAACTATATCAGGTAATATAACTGGAAATAATGTAACTGCAAATACATCAGTTTATACACCTAACTTTAGAGAATTATTTTCTAATTTAGGTACGGGTGGAAGTGTAACAATTAATTTAACAACTGCAAATAATTTTAGATATACGGCTAATGCAAATGTTACTTACACATTCTCAAACCCACCATCATCTCCTCAGGGATTTGGATTTACGTTGGTTTATGTGAATGGTGGTAACTTTACAACAACATGGCCGGCATCAGTAGATTGGGCTGGTGGTATAGCACCTGCGTTAACTGCAAATGGAACTGATATTTTAGTATTCTATACTTATGATGGTGGAACAACATATTATGGATTCTTATCCGCAGCAAATTTAAGTTAAGAAAGTTATGAGTATAGCAAGAAGATTAGTAACAGCAGCCGGTGGTAGTGAGGTACTACCATTTCAATTCCAACTAACAGTTGGTGCTGGGCAATTATTTGAATTACCTTTAGTAACTGTTGGTGGTACTCAACCAAAAGTTCAAGTAGGATGGGGTGATGGTAATTCATCACCTATTATAGAAAGTGTAACTGATATTAATAGATTTCATACATATGCAACCGCTGGTACATATACGGTATCTGTAATTGGTTCACTACCTGGATTTAGGGTTGATAATAGTACATATAGAGTATTATATACTGCGATACTTGATTGGGGAAATGTTGGATTAAGAAGTATTAACTTTTATGGATGTACAAATATAACATCAATACCTGGTGGTGCAATTGGTTTAAGTAGAATAACTCAATTTAACAATACATTTAGGGGTACTGGTATAACATCAATCCCATCTGATTTATTTAGTTATTCTCCAATAGTATTGGATTTTATAGATACATTTTCATTTACAAGAATAACATCAGTTCCAAACAATTTATTTGATGAATGTACTTTAGTAACATCATTTAACTCAACTTTTAACGCATGTACATCATTAGTGAGTGTACCAAATGAATTATTCAGATATAATACACAAGTAATTAACTTTTCATCTACATTTAGAAATAATAGAGCGTTAACAAATATACCAACATTTTCATATAATCCAAATGTTACGGTATTTACGAATATATTTAATATGAGTTCCATAACCAATGGTTCAGCTAGTTGGGGAACTGTTGAAGCACTTTGGTCTAGGTCACCTGAACCATTAGGTACAAACGCATTTAACAATTGTACTGGAATTACAAATTACGCATCAATACCTGTAAATTGGAAATAATAAAGATATGTATTTAAAATTAGAAAACGGAAATATAAGATATCCTTACACAATTAGTGAACTTAAATTGGAAAATCCAAATACAAGTTTCCCTGCGGTGTTAACTAATGAGGTATTAGAATCATTTGATGTATATTATGTAGAAGCTACTGAATATACTGATGATTATACAAAAAACATAGAGGAAGGTACTCCAATCCTATCCGATTCATCATATATTCAAGTTTGGAATATAACCGATGCAACTGAATCAGAAATTTCAGTAAAACTTGAAGAAAAATGGGTAGAAATTAGAATTATGAGAGATGCTTTATTAGCACAATCAGATTGGACCCAATTTCAAGACTCACCTATAAGTGGTACTACTTTAGTTGAGTGGCAAACATATAGACAATCTTTAAGAGATGTAACATCTCAACAAAATCCATATAATTTAAGCTGGCCGGCTAAACCAATGTAGTAAAAGAAATTTGTTTATATTTATACCTATAAAGAATGGAATAAATAGCAAATGAGAATAGATGCACCAAGTTTTTCGGGCTCAATTAACCAAGCACCTTCCGCATATGCAACCCTAAGTGGTTCATTTACTGGAAGTTTTACTGGTTCCTTTAAGGGAGATATTGAAGTAACAACTGCTGAATTTACTAACCTAAGTGTAAAAGATAGTTTACGATTAGGGTATGATAAAGGTAATACTACTCAATATGTATTGGTATCAAGTGGCTCTATTGCGGTTTCTGGTTCGATAGATTTACAAGGCGGTTCATTTAATGTGGATGGTGTAAATGTATTGGATTCAGCGATAGCATTTGCGATTGCATTGGGATAAAAAAATAAAATATGGCAAATACATTTAAAAATAGTGTTAAAGGACCAGCCGGAACGGGTGGTTTAAGTGTTTATACGACTCCATCCAATGCTGTTGCAACGGTAATTGGGGTTAGTGTAGCAAATATTGTTGCTCAAAACATCAACGTTGATGTTCAGATAACTGATAACTCAGCTGGGGTAACAAAATATTTAATTAAAGGAGTATTAATTCCACAAGGTTCATCAACTATTTTAGTAGGTGGTGACCAAAAAGTAGTATTAGAAGCAAATGACTCTATTACTGTAACATCATCGGTGAACACATCAGCTGATGTTGTAGTATCAGTATTAGAAATTACATAAATATAAAGATTAATGAAGTACGCAGGTAAGAATCCAAATGGTATTAATCAGGTCAGTCAAAGTTTACTATCGGTTGATGTAAACGGAGTACAGCAATTAACGGTATCAACGGCATCGTTAGATATCAACACTAAATTATCAGTTACTAATGGTGTTTTGGCATCATCATATACTGGTTCTGCTTTTAGTGGTAGTAAATTTGTTGGTTCTCAATTTTCCGGCTCATTCTCTGGTTCATTTAGTGGTGATGGTTCAAATTTAACCAAAATTCCATTTGAAGGATTAACCGCAGATGCACAATCTAAAATTCAAAGTGGAGATGGGACAGCTAGAATATCAAATAATAAACTTTCTATAAATGTTAATACTGATATAACCGGTTCTTTATTAACTACTGGAACGGTATCGGCATCTTTCTTAGCTGGAGATGGTTCAAACATAACAAATATATCAGCGGCATCGATTGGTGATATTAATCGATTAAAATCAGGTTCAGCAACCGCAACCATTTCTCCTAATAAAGGATTAGAAGTAAATGTAGGAATCGTAACTGAAAAATATTTAGGAGTTAGTGGTTCTGCTCAAATAGCTGGTAATTTAAATGTAGATGGTACAACAACTTTAAAAAGTTTAAATGTAGCAGGTACAATTACCGCAACTGAATTAAAAACAACATACATATCTTCATCAATAATATTTTCATCTGGTTCCAATAAATTTGGTGACCAATCTTCGGATACGCATGAATTTACTGGTTCGTTAAGAGTTAAAGATACAATACAAATACCATCATATACATCAAACCCAGTATCTGGTAAAGTTGGTGAAATATATTATAACACTTCAGATACTAACATATATCGTTGGACTGGATTGATATGGGAACCTGCGGCTGGTACGGCTGGTACATCAGGTACGAGTGGTACTTCAGGTACTTCAGGTACGTCTGGGACAAGTGGTACTTCTGGGACAAGTGGTAGTAGTGGTTCTTCTGGAGCTAGTGGTTCAAGTGGAAGTAGTGGTTCAAGTGGAAGTAGTGGAACATCTGGGACAAGTGGAACATCTGGTAGTGGTGGAACATCTGGTAGTGGTGGTTCATCTGGTACAAGCGGAAGTAGTGGTACGAGAGGAACTAGTGGTTCATCTGGAACTTCTGGGACATCTGGTACAAGCGGAAGTAGTGGAAGTAGTGGAAGTAGCGGTACATCTGGAACTTCTGGAACAAGTGGAACTTCAGGTTCATCTGGTTCAAGTGGATTCGGTTCAAGCGGAACATCTGGAAGTGGTGGAACATCTGGTACAAGTGGTACACGTGGTACCTCTGGTTCTTCTGGAACCTCTGGTTCATCTGGAACATCGGGTTCTTCTGGAATAAGTGGTTCGTCTGGAACATCAGCAACAAGCGGAAGTGGTGGTACATCCGCAACAAGCGGAAGTAGTGGTTCAAGTGGAAGTAGTGGAACATCTGGTTCATCTGGTTCATCGGGAACGAGTGGTACTTCTGGAACAAGAGGAACTTCGGGAACTTCAGGAACTTCTGGGACTAGTGGGATATCTGGTTCGTCTGGTTCTTCTGGTTCTTCTGGAACATCTGGAACATCTGGAATATCTGGTTCAAGTGGTAGTAGTGGTTCAAGTGGAAGCTCGGGAACTTCTGGAACAAGTGGTACTCGTGGTACTTCTGGAACGAGTGGTATAGATGGAGTTGTTGGAGATGGTGGTACATCAGGTTCGTCTGGGAGTAGCGGTAGTAGCGGAACCTCTGGAAGTAGTGGTTCTTCTGGAACCTCTGGAACTAGCGGTTCATCAGGTACAAATTCAACGGCTGGTACGGGTGGAACGTCTGGTTCATCTGGAAGTAGTGGTTCATCTGGTACAAGTGGAACGAGTGGAACTTCAGGTTCTTCTGGGACAAGTGGAAGTAGTGGTTCTTCTGGAACATCTGGTTCTTCTGGAAGTAGTGGAACATCTGGAACATCTGGAACGAGTGGAATAAATGGATTAATAGGAAGTAGTGGTACAGGTGGAACTGCTGGAACTGGTGGTACATCTGGAAGTAGTGGTTCGTCTGGAACATCTGGCACAAGCGGAACTTCTGGAACATCTGGTACAAGCGGAACTTCTGGAACAAGAGGTACTGCTGGTAGTGGTGGTTCAAGTGGTTCTTCTGGAAGTAGTGGAACATCTGGAACGAGTGGAACATCTGGTTCTTCTGGAAGTAGTGGAACTTCTGGGACAAGTGGAAGTAGTGGAACTTCTGGGACAAGTGGAAGTAGTGGAACTTCTGGAACAAGGGGTACTGCTGGTAGTGGTGGTTCATCTGGGACTAGTGGAAGTAGTGGAACATCTGGAAGTAGTGGAACTTCTGGTTCGTCTGGTTCAAGTGGAACTTCTGGAACGAGTGGAACTTCTGGAACGAGTGGAACATCTGGTAGTAGTGGAACATCTGGTTCATCTGGTGTATTAGCATTAACTGGTACAACTGATAATGGTGTAATCACATTAAACGGAACTGCACCAAACGCAACCGTTGAAAGTAATTTAAGATTCGATGGTACTACATTAGCAGTAACTGGTAACGCTACAATTAGTGGTGACCTTACTGTAAGTGGTACAACAACATATATTAATACAACAACTCTTAATGTAGGTGATAATATCATTACATTAAATGCAGATATTGGAGCAGCAACTGCACCAACTGAAAATGCTGGTATAGAAGTTAAGAGAGGAAACGCAGCAACAAAACAATTTTATTGGAACGAATCAACTGATAGATGGTACGCTGATTCTGATTTACAATCTGCTGGTAATTTATATGGTACTCAAATAGATACTGGGCAAGGATTAACTGAAGTTCATTTGATGAACCAAAACGTTCGTACATCTGATACTATAACATTTGCTAGACTAAATCTTACAACAACAGGTAATGATTATTATTTTGCAGCAAATGGATTGACAATGACAAGTATCTCAACTGGTGAAACCATTTGGAGAAACTTATCATCTTTACGTTTTACTGATAATAATGATTGGGATTATAATAGTTGGGCAGGATTAAAATTCATAAACGCATCTAAGAGAATTGTATTGGGTGTAGGGGGTAATGTTTTTACAGCAAACTCAGCACAAACTGGTAACTTATTGTTGGATAGAATTGATACAATGTATTTATTCGATACAACTTATTATTTAAACACCGGTACTTCAAACTTAAACTCATTAACATTAGCTGGTAATTTAGTAGCAGCTCAAGTTAATACTGGGCAAGGATTAACCGAAGTTCATTTGATGAACCAAAATGTTAGAACTACTGATAGTGTAACTTTTGCAAATATAACTGGTAATACAATTTATGTAGGTGGTGGCACTACATATTTTATTAATAATGATATATCTCGATTAAATTATATAAATGCTAATGCTTTCGCACAAGAGCAAGGTAGTGTATTAAAAATAACATATCCAAATGGAGGTACATTAAATAATAGTACATCATCCGTAACTGGAGCAATAAAGATACGACTTCCTCAATCGTGGACAAACACTATGATGGAGTTAAAAGTTCGTATTTACAATTATAGTGGAGATACTTATTGGGAATACTCAATGGGTGGATATAATTATTCACCATCAACATCTTGGATTAATACAAATGCAAGTGTTGCTGGGGCAGCTGGGGCACCTGCATATACTGTTAGATTTGCACATGATGGTACTTATTGTACAATATTCATCGGTGAATTAGCAACAACTTGGTCATACCCTAAAATAGTTGTTACTGAGTTTATTGGTGGACATTCAAACTTCGCTGTATCTCAATGGGATGGTGATTGGGCTCTATCATTTGAAACAACATCATTTGGTACTGTAACATCCACTAAAACTCCAACATTAAGAACTGGTAATTTTATAGCAGATGGTACAATAAGTGGTACATCGATAGATACTGGACAAGGTTCAACTGAAGTTCATTTAATGAACCAAAACATTCGTACAACGGATGATGTTACTTTTTCTACGATAAGAGGTACTAATTTTAGAGCATCAAACGCGTATTACTTAGGTGAAAATAATTTTTATCTTAATTTAACAAATGGTGGTTGGTATTCTAATGTAAGGATTGCATCTGAAGTAGATATGAGGGCACCTATATTCTATGATACGGATAATACTGCATATTATACAAATCCTGCTGGACTTTCTGTACTTAGCCATATCCAATTAGTAAATAACTGGGCTAACACTACTCCTAATGATGGTGCAATAAATATTAGAGGACAGTATCCATCTATGACATTTAGAAATACTATATCCAATAATATGTGGTTAAGACATATGGATGGTAGTGGTGATATACAACATTATTTTGCATCTGGCGTTGATAGTACTTCTTGGAGTATAAGACACTCAATGTTTACAAATGGTAGATTCTTCTCAGCTGAAAGCATGAGAACACCAATATTTTATGATTCAGATAATACCGCATACTATTTAGATGCAGCTAGTACTTCAAATATAAATGAAATAGTATCAGTAAGAGGGCAGTTTAGAAAAGCACAAACAAACAACAATTATACTACCGCTGCTTTATGGACTGAATCATATAGCACTACAACCACTGGTATTGCTTTTCACATTAGTGGTGTTGTTGGTAAGTATTTGGAAATGCGTACTGATGGTATTCTTTATTGGGAAAATGAAAAAGTTTGGACAGGTAGTACAGATGGTGCTGGTTCTGGATTAGATGCAGATTTATTAGATGGTCAACAAGGGACATATTATGACCATAGAATATATACTTCTACTGGAAATATTGCTGGTTCTTTTTTAGGAGGACATTATTCATCTGGGGGAACTGAAAAACCTAACTCAGCTACATTCGGAGCTGGTAAGTTAAAGGTAGCCATGCTTAGTAACGGAAACCTTGGATTTGGTGGAAGTTGGAATGATGTTCTATGGATGTCAACTTATAATGGTGGTGATGTTAAACAAAGTTACGCAATTGTTGGAGATAAGTATGGTGATAACCTATGGTTCTCAAGACAAGCATTTGATTCTGCAACTTGGGGTACTGGTAGAAGATTGTGGCATAGTGGGGATACTACCATATCAACAACAGGTGATATGCGTTCTCCAATTTTCTATGATTCGGATGATACAACATATAGAATTGATGGAAATAGTACATCTGTTCTTAATAACTTAAATATTGCTGGAACTCTTACTGTAAATGGTACAATAAATTTAGGTAATGATTTCCAAATCGGTGATTATAAATATTTTGGAATCAATAACTTAGGTGCATCTGCAACTCAAGCTAGAAGATTTGAAGTTGCACGAATTGGTATTGATTTTAATGATTGGAACTCTGTTGGTTTATTTGAAGTTGAACTTTCGGAAAATTACTACGATAAAGGTTTAAGAAAAAGATATATAGTTTCTTATGGATATGTTTCTGCAGCATCAGTTCAATTAGTTGAAGCAAATGGTATAGGTTCAAATCACTTCCAAGTAACTATTGGTTCTGAAGTAGTTGTAAGTGGTGACCATAGATACATTCCTGTATATGTTGATGTTAGATATTACTCATCAGTTGATGCTCTTATTAGAACTACACGAAGTATTACTACCAATACAAATAGTGCAATTGGTGCGGTTTATATTAACACATCACCTTCTGCAACTAACATTTCCGATTTTACGGCAGATAGTATTGTATATCCAACTTCAGGTCAATTCGGTATTGCTGCACCAACATTCTACGATTCGGATAATACATCATATTATATAGACCCATCTAATGGAGCAAATGGAATTTCTGCTAATTTACAGGGTAGAATTCAAGTTGGTACATTTAATAATTCTCAAACTAATACTGGTGAGGCTTGGATTGGTAGAGCATCTGATAGAGCAGCCGGTGTATTAACTGTACAATTAGGTGGTGGTGCAGGTAGATATTTAGAAGTAGTAGATAATGCTTGGACTACTGTTGAGTTTAGTGTAAATGATAGTGGTGTTGCTACTGCAGCAGCAAGTTTTAGAGCACCTATATTCTATGATTCGAATAATACATCATATTATTTAGACCCTACATCAACAACATCGTTAAGAACTGTTGGTAGTTGGAGAAGTGATTCATCTACATGGGATGGTGAATTTAGTGGTAAGATTCAATATCATTCTAATAATTGGTATTTCCAAGCTGCTGGAGACTGGATTTGGAGAAATTCAGGTGGTAGTAACGTAATTTATGGTAACCAAAGTGGTGAATTGACTGCAACTGGGAACATGCGTTCACCTATATTCTACGATTCTGATAATACTGGGTATTATACAAATCCAGCAGGAACATCTCGTATGAATGGAATTGCATTTGATGCAGCATCGCCTGTATATAGTGTAACCGCTGGAACATCATATCAACAACATTTTCAAATTAGAGAAGCAGGTGCTAGTGGTGCAAATGGTTCGGCCATTGCATACGCACCATCAATTGGTTTCCATTGGAGTGGTGTAGTTGCATCCAATATTACAATGGAAGCAAGTGGTAGAATTTCAATAAGAAATAATCCGGGTACATCATATGAAAATTTGGTTGCTAACAATATGTACGCATATGCATTCTATGATGAAAATAATACTGGATATTACTTAGACCCTGCATCTACTTCTGTACTAAACGCAATTAGATTGGGTACATCTGCAAATAATTCTACATTATCTGGAGCTGGTGATTGGGGTGTTAGATTTACTACAGACGTTGGATACATACAAATAGGACCTGCAAATAGTTCATATGCTCATATCTATACGGATAGAGGTAATTTCTATATGAACGTAAATGACCTTTATCTAAATGGAAACCTTGTACCCGCATTTGGATATAATAGAGGTAGTGGTAACTTATTTGCAGCAATTTATTATGATGCAAATAATACTAATTATTATATAGATGGAGCATCAACATCAAACCTAAATGATTTACAAACTGCGGGAAGAGTTGTAATTGGTGGTAACTTTAGTAATAACGCATACAATTCAGTAGGTTCTGCTAGATTACATTTTGGAGGAGGTAACTCTGATGCAAATGATAACTATTACATAGGTACTAATATAGAAGGTTATGGTGGTTCATATACTAAATTAGATTTAAGATGGCATACTGGTATCCGTATGGGTGCACAACCTGGATATGGTGGTATTCGTTTTTATGATACTGAAGATTTAGGTACGCTTATATTCTCAATTGGTACTGGTGATGCACATGTTAGGGTAACTAATAATTTATATGTAAATGGATACACTTATTTAGGAAATGGTAACGCTGATGAAACTCATATTAATGATACTTTAAGAGTTGGTGCAACCGATAGTGGTGATTCTCATTTCTATTTTGGAGAAGATTCATCATCTTGGTATGGTGACCATTGGTATTGGGATTCTGGATATAATGTTTATAGATATAGTAGATTCGCTGGAACTGATTCCCTAATTCACTACCATGATACGAGAGATACTACTAGAATTACATATGCTAGAAATATTGTATTTGATGATTTCGGAAAAGGTATAGTTGGTAACTATTCAGCAGAGAGATTACAATTGGTATTTGCTATGGGTGATTCATACAAACCAAATACGGCAGGTACATCAACGGCAAATATGTATGGTATTGGTTGGTCACATCCAAACGCAGGTGGATTAGGTGGAGCTAATAATCTTAATGACCACGGTTTATTGATTATCAATAATGGTACATTTAGAGCAGCAATTTCATCTAGAATTGTGGCATCTGAAGAAGTAAGAGGTACATTATTTAGAGATTACAATGATAGTGGGTATTATTTAGACCCTAATACAACTGGAATTTCTTTAAGAATAGGTGGAACTGTTCATTCAGGTGGAGCATTTAGTAGTGATGGTTATTCATCATCATCACCAAACGTTGTGACACGAATAACTGCACCACAAGGAGCAGCATTTTCATCAGATGGTTCTACTGGAGCTATTAGAATTAAATTACCATTTAGGGGAAATAACCCTATGTGGACTATGAAGGTTCGAATTTATAATTACTCTACTAACCAAACATCAGAATATCTATTAGGTAATTATGCTTATGACCAAGGTGGTTATAACTCATCTGCTACTTTTATAGGTGGAGCAAGTGCAACTGCACATACTGTAAGATTTGGTAATCAGGACGGAGTTGATTGTGTTTGGATAGGTGAAACAAATACTGGATGGAGTTATCCGGTAGTTAGTGTTATTGATTTTACATCTGGATTTAGAAGTTCAAACGCTGATTCACAATCTAGAAATTGGAATATAGCAGTAGTAACATCATTTGGTACAGTCCAAACTGCAATAACGCCTGAAATTAGATTATCTAATACATACGCTCCTACATTTAGAGCTGATACGGATATGAGGGCACCAATTTATTATGATACCAACACTGCGTATTATATAAATGGTGATGGTGCATCAAACCTAAATACTCTACAAACTTATTCATATCAAGGTAATGGTAACGTAGGTGGAACTGGAAACGCATCTTGGCATCCATCTGGTATCTATTCAGCTGGTTATAACTGGTTGTATGGTGGTATCAATATGAATGGTGGCACATTAGATGGAGCAGGTCCAATTTATGGTACTATATATTATGATAGAAATGATTCAGGATATTATGCAGACCCTGCATCAACATCTAATTTTTATAATTTAAATTTAACTGGAGCTAAACATACCTACCTTACTATAAACCCTGGTAACGGATGGGAAGCAATGGTTCGTTATATTGGTGGTAGTGGTAGTAGTTGGTATGTTGGTAAACGTACATCAACTCAATTGTTAGGTAGTACTGATGCATTCCATATGTATTCTGAAACTGCCGGTAGAACAGTTGGTGGATATGATACTGCTGGTAATCATTACGCATATGGTTCATCAAGAGCTACTATATTCTATGATATAGATGATACTACATATTATATGAACCCCAATAGTAACACTTACTTATATGGTACATTTCAAGTAAATGGTGGACATGGGGATTCTCAAATTGGAGTTAGATTATTGTCTGGAAACAATGGTGCTGGTGCAGGTGAAATTAATTTAAGAATGTGGGTATCTGAACCTGGTGTAACGTGGAACTGGGGTGGATTTGGATATAACGTAACTAATAATAATGGTTCACCAAACGGATTTGGTAGAATAAATACCGCACACGGACAGGCATATATGAGATTTAGTGATGGTGGTGATTTGTATTTCTATAATACAAATACATCTGGTACTAGAGTTACTAATATGGAAATGTATCCAAATAATACCGTATTATTTAACAACTACGCTACGGGTGGTAACTCATTAAGAGCACCAATATTTTATGATTCGGATAATACGGGATACTATGGTGATTTTGCATCAACATCTCGTATAAACGCTATTAATTATGATAATTTATATTGGGCGGGAGATACGAGTTATGGTTTCATTGGTAGAAACGTATATGCTGATACTGTAAATGGTAGAGGTAGTGACCCGTTAGAATTAAACTATTATGATGGTGGTGATGTTTACATTGGACCTGGTGGTGGTAATAAAAATTTAAGAGCTAATCTTTACTATGATTATGCAAATACTGCATATTATTTAGACCCTAATGGAACTGCTAGATTATCATATGTAGTAGCAAATGGTGGTATCCGAATTGATGGAAATGAAAACCTTTACTTAGATAACAACTATGGACAATCAATTGTAGGTGTTTATACATCTGTTAGATATCAGGGTATATTTGCAATGGGTAATGCATATAAATTAGCAATTGATGGTACTGGTACTGGTAACTTATATGGATTATCTTGGTCACATCCTAATGCTGGAGGACAAGCTGGATTCTTAAATGACCACGGTTTATTGGTAATGAACTATGGTACAACTTTTGCGGCAATATCATCACGTGGTTGGTTCAGAACTTCAGTTCAGGCACCTATATTCTATGATAATGATGATACTGGATACTATGGTAATTATGCAGGTGATAGAAGCACCAGCGTTAATGGATTTACCGCAAGAACAGTAGAAGGAACCAAAGGAACATGGAAATACAATATCCCAAGATTTATTCATACGGGCGACTCTAATTATTGGGTTGGAAGTATGGGTTGGGGTACAACTGACTTCAACACTATGATGACATGGGGTAGTGGATTCATTGATTCTTGGTCAAACCCATCAAATCAACCATCTGGTACTTCACATTGGGTAGGTACTCAAGCATATCACTACACCAATGCATACAATAGTGCATATGGTTGGCAGTTGGTAGGTGGTCCAATTGGAAATTTACGATTCCGTCAATCTTGGCCAAATGCTGGTACTTGGAGAACTGTACCTATGCTTGATGTGAATGATGGAAATAGTGGAGCAATGTATGCTGGAATTTATTATGATTCGGCTGATAGTGCATATTATGCAGACCCAGCATCAACATCTCGTTTAAATATAACTAAGACTGCATTAAAAGCTCATAATGATATGAGTGGTTATGGAGAAGGAAACTGGGTTTCAGATTTCAATCGAACTCCAATAAGTTCATTTACGTTTGGTGAAGATAAATATAATGGTGGTCCATCTGGAACTTGGTGGTTCCAGGTAAATATGAGACATGCAAACTCAAGTAACTATTGGGGAACTCAATTGGCATATGGATGGGAAGATAATGCAAATGAAATTTATCAAAGAAATATTACCGGAGGAAGTTTCAGCGGATGGGTTAGATATCTAAATTCAAACAACTATTCTGGTTATTCAAATTTCGGAACAGGTACAGTTTATGGTGGTATATATTACGATGGTAATAACTCTGGATACTATGGTGATTTTGCATCAACATCTCGTTTCAATACAACCATAACTGATACAACATACTTCGGTTCAGATACTAATAAAGGTAGAGCACAGGGATATGGTACTTGGTCAAATTCATTCCATAAAACGGCATACATGTCATTTGACTGGAACGCGAATTATGACACTTATTCAAATCATGGTATCGCATCTACTGATTTAAATGGTTCGTTTAGTGATTCGATGAGTATTAACTCATTTAATGATATCAACTTAAGATTAGATTCAAATGATAATAATGCAAACTCATATGTAAGAATACATGATAATACTACTGGCCAGTCAGTTTCCGTAGCATATATCGGACGAGAGAGTGGTAACCCTATTGCATATTTCAATAATAGAGTATATGGTAACGTATATTACCACAACAGTGATACTGCATATTATTTGGCTCCGAATGGTACTTCCAGATTGAATAGAACAAACTATGATTATGTTTATTCTTATAACTGGGTTTACGCACAGGGTGATGTTATTGCATACTACTCTGATGAAAGATTAAAAACTAAAGTTGGTTCTATTGAAAACGCTTTAGATAAAATCTCTAAATTGAATGGATTCTATTATGTTGAAAATGATTTAGCAAAATCATTCGGATACAAAAACGAAAAAAGACAATTAGGTTTATCAGCACAAGAAGTACAAGAAGTTTTACCTGAAATTGTGACATTAGCACCATTTGATACGGAAACTGATAAAAATAATAATATTGTAGGTTCCAAATCTGGAGAAGATTACTTAACTGTAAACTACGCTAAAGTAGTTCCTCTTTTAGTTGAAGGTATTAAAGAACAAACCGAAATAATCAATTCTCAGCAAAAACAAATTGATGAATTAAAAGAAATGATTAAATCTTTGATAAAATAATTGATATTTATATAAAAGAAGAAAAACTCCCAATCATACAACCAAAATTTATGTTTTGGGATTTTTCTTTATATTTATATGTGTATTTGATATTATAATCAAACTAAACTTATTGGAGAAATAAAATATGGCAGAAAGAATTGTATCACCCGGAGTATTCACAAGAGAAAACGATTTATCGTTCTTGGCTCAGGGTATCGGAGAAATTGGAGCAGCGTTTATAGGACCTTTCAAACAAGGACCTGCGTTTGTTCCCACAATCGTAAGAACACAATCAGAATTCGAAAACATTTTCGGAACACCTGATGGAACATACTACACAGAGTATGCGGTTCAAAACTATTTAAGAGAAGCAGGTACTGTGACTGTTGTAAGGGTAATGGATACCGGAGGATATACACAAGCTACACCAATTGGTTTAGTTGCTAGTGGTTCTGCTGGTAAGAAATTAATCTCTACTATTCACTCAACCAACAATGGTGATGCTGAAGTAGGATTTGGTCCATTTACTGTAACACCATCATTAACTATATCTGGTTCATTTGTAGTTTCTGGTTCTGGTATTGGTTTTGTATCATCATCTTTAGTTCCATCGGCAACTAATGATGTAAGTGATGTATTTGGTGAATCACCATTTGGTTCAAAAGATGGATATGTTTATTCATACTTTGAAAATGAAGCATCTGCATTTAATTACAATACAAGCAATCCTGCTGGAGCAGTTGTAGCAATTGCATTACCATCTCAAGTATTTGGTGGTACTGATTTAGGATTAGGAGCACCTTCGCAAGCTGGAGCATCTCCTGCACAAACTCCTTATGTAAAATCACAACTTATTTCTGGTGAGAGATATGAATTATTCCGTTTCCATACATTAGGATATGGTAACAACGAAAACACAAGATTTAAAATCGGTATTTCTAATGTGAAAGCAGCTGGTGAAGATGGAGCAACTGATTACTCTACATTCTCTGTATCTGTAAGAGCATACAATGATACTGATAAGAGAAAATCAGTATTAGAAACATTTAACAACGTAAACTTAGACCCTGCATCTCCTAACTTTATAGCTAGAGTAATTGGTGATAGATTTATGACAATTGATTCAACTGGTAAAATTACTGAATATGGTGATTGGTTGAATAACTCAAAATATATTAGAGTAGAAGTTAAAGAGCAAGGTTCATACCCTGTATCAGCAGCACCATTTGGACATGGAGCTTATACTAATCCAATTGAAACAACAACAACAACACAGGCCGAATGGATACCTGCTGTTGTTTTCCAAACTGGTTCAGTAGATAATACTGCTGGTTCACCAATTTATTTTGCTGGTTTTGATTTCGAAACAATTGGTATTAAATTAGATAACGCTAATTATTTGGCACCATTACCAACTACTAAAATTGGAGCAAACGTAGATTTCGGATTTGATTCTCAACTTACTTATGTAATGAGTGGTTCTGATTCAACTGATATGGCTAAGAGACAATTTATATTAGGTTTCCAAGGTGGATTTAACGGACAATCTCCGGCAACTCCAATTAACTTAGGAACGGCAATATCAGCAGCTAACTCACAGGGATTTGATTTATCAACTTCTGTAGCTAGTGGATATGAGGCATACTCTAAAGCAATCAACGCAATTTCAAACGCTGATGAATATGATATCAATATGGTTGTAACTCCGGGTGTTATTAGAAGATTACACACTCCGGTTACTACTAAAGTAATTGATATGGTTGAAGCTAGACAAGATTGTTTCTACATCGCTGATTTTAACGCAGCACCTGATACAATAGCACAAGCTACTACTCAGGCAGCAGCAGTTGATTCAAACTACGCTGGTACTTACTACCCTTGGGTTAAGATGGTTGATTCAAACACTAACAAATTAATAAGTGTTCCACCATCAGTATTGTTACCTGCTGTGTACGCATCAAATGACGCTATTGCGGCTGAATGGTTCGCACCTGCTGGTTTGAATAGAGGAGGAATCGTAGGAGCTGTTTCAGTTCTTAATAGATTAACACATTCTGAAAGAGATACTTTATATGAAAACAAAGTAAACCCAATCGCTTCTTTCCCTGGGCAAGGTATTGTAGCATTTGGACAAAAAACGTTGCAAGATAAAGCATCAGCATTGGATAGAATCAACGTAAGAAGATTATTGATTACCGTTAAAAAGTATATCGCATCTACTTCTAGATTCTTAGTGTTCGAACAAAATACCGCAGCAACTCGTGGTAGATTTATCAACACTGTACAACCTTACTTAGAAGGAATTCAACAAAGACAAGGTTTATACGCATTCAAAGTAGTTATGGATGAATCTAACAACACACCTGATGTAGTAGATAGAAACATTTTAGCAGGACAGATATTCTTACAACCAGCAAAAACTGCTGAATTTATTGTAATTGATTTCAATATCTTACCTACTGGAGCAAGTTTCTCAGCATAAATTAACAAATAAAAAAATAACTAATATTTATTAGTATAATAGGAGATAAAACATGGCAGAAGTATTAGAATTTTCACAAATGATGTTTACCAACTTCGAACCGAAGATGAAGAACCGCTATATTATGGAGATTGACGGAATTCAATCTTACTTAATAAAATCAGCGGCTAGACCATCTATCACTTTCGAACCGGTTAAACTAGACCATATCAACACTTATCGCAAATTGCAAGGTAAGGGAGAATGGCAGGACATTACAATAACATTGTATGACCCAATCGTTCCATCTGGAGCACAACAAGTAATGGAATGGGTTCGTTTAGGATATGAATCGTTAACTGGTAGAAAAGGTTACGCCGATTTCTATAAAAAGGACATCGATTTCTATATGCTAGGGCCTGTTGGTGATAAAATCGAACAATGGAAGTTAAAAGGAGCATTTATTGTATCTGCTAACTTCGGAGATTTATCATTTGATTCAAACGATGCAGCTGATATCGAATTGACATTGGCTTATGATTACGCAATTTTAGAATTCTAAAATAAAAATCAATAATTACATTAATTAGAGAGGTTCTTTTATTAAGAATCTCTCTTTTTTTTTAATTTTTCAAAAAGTATATATTTATATACAAACAAATAAAGGTTAATTATGAGCAATACTAAATTCGATTTCCCAACGGAAATTATTGATTTACCATCAAAGGGGTTAGTGTATCCCGAAAAACACCCATTAAGAAAGGGTAACATTGAAATCAAATACATGACAGCTAGAGAAGAAGATATCCTTGCATCACAAACTTTAATTAAAAAAGGTGTGGTATTGGATAAATTATTCGAATCTATTGTTGTTGAAGAAGGTGTTAATATCAACGATGTATTTATTGGAGATAAAAACGCAATTTTAATGGCAACAAGAGTATTAGGTTATGGGGCTGATTATACTGTTGAAATTACTGACCCATTTACATTGGAAAAACAATCAGTAACAATTGATTTATCTAAGGTGAAAACTAAAGATGTTAATGAATCTCTATTAAATGGTGAAAATAGATATAAATTCAAATTACCAAAATCAGGTAAAGAGTTGGTATTTAAATTACTAACACACGGTGATGAAACTGAAATTACAAAAGAAATTCAAGCATTAGAAAGATTATATAAAGGAAAGGGAGAAAAAACATTTGATGTTACTACTCGTTTGAAATATATGATACAATCTGTTGATGGAAATGAAGATAAAGGGTTTGTTACAAGCTGGATTCAAAATGGATTCCTTGCATTGGATACTAAGGCATTTAGAAAATATGTTAAGGAGTTAAGTCCGGATATGGATTTAAAATTTGATTTCACATCAGATGTAACAGGCGAAACGGAGGCGCTAGATATCCCATTTGGGATAAACTTTTTTTACCCTACCGAGTGATTATAGTATTCAACTCCATACTCAAATTTGGGAGTTGGTTAATTATGGTAATGGATTCAGCTGGAATGATGTGTATTTCATGCCATCACAATGGAGAAAATTCTATTTTAACAAATTAATTGAGTTAAAAAAGAAAGAATCCGAAGAACATAAAAAAGCACAACAACAATCGAAAGTGAGGATTAAAAGATAATCCTCACTTTTTTTTATCTTTATATTTATAGGAGTACGAATAACATAAATTATTATGGGAAAGAAAAATTTAAACGAAGGTTCAATTGTTGGATTCATAAATCGTTTTTTAGATGACCTTCAAAAGGGTACTCAAGACAGGTTTATACAACAAGCCAAAAAGAAAGGAGTTCCTACTCACGTTACTGCCAGATTAACAACCATTGAAAAAGAAATCAAAGAGTTAGAGAAAATTCTTAAGGATTTATAATAAATTATGGCAGATAGCAACAGTCTACTTAAAGAAAGAGTTGAGATACTAAAACAAATTAAGCAAATTCAGCTTGAGCAGGGAAAAGATGCCGCTAAGTTGGATGAAACTTATATTAAATTAAAAAGTAGATTAGAGGGAATAGTAGGTACTTTAAAGACATTTGTTGATAATCAAAATAAAACAGTACAGGGTGCTGTTACATTAGAGCAAGAAGCTAAATCGTTGGGTACAATATACTCAGCTGTTTCTAATGAAATGCGAACTCAAGCGATATTACAAAGAGATATAGCAACTAGTGTATCAGACCAATTAGCAAGAGGTAGTGAAATTTCTGAAAGAAATAAAACATCATCTGATATTGTAACTGATATATTATCACAATATAACGAACAATCATCGATAGCAAAAGAGTTAGCTCAACTAACCGCTGATGATATTGTTCAAAAAGCTGAATTAGAAGATAAATTAAATTCAATTAGTGACCAAATTCAAGAGCAAGTTAATGCATTGGATAAGAGAACTAATGTAGCTAAACAATTTCTAAGTATTCAAGGGCAAATAGAAGCATCCATTGAATCTCAGGTTGTAGCTGCAAGGGATATGGCATCTCTAACACAAGAACAAAAAGATATATTAGAAGAACAGGCAACTGCGTTTGATGCTATAAAGAAAAAAATAGGAGCATTAGGTTCAACCTTAACAACATTTTTACTAAGACCTCAAGCAGCTATTGGAGCATTAGTAATTGCAACTGGTGCGTTCGCCAATAAATTTGGTGATATGAATAAAGAGTTGGGGCAATCATTCTCACAAGGATTGAACTCTTCAACTACATCCGCAACTGCATTAGGATTTATATTTGAAGATACTGCTAGTACTGTAAAATCATTAGCATCTGAATTCGGAGATGTATCTGCTGCAACATTCCAAACACAAGCTAATGTTGGGTTAATAGCTGCTAATATGGGTATAACAAATACCGAAGCAGTTGGATTAATGGGTTCATTTGCAAGGTTGAATGGTGGTTCAACCGAAATAGCAGCAAATATGATTAAAACCACTCAGGAGTTTGCAAACCAAAATGGAATTATACCTGCCGATTTAATGGCAGATTTAGCTGGTTCAGCTGAAGAGTTTGCATTATTTGGAAAAGATGGTGGTAAAAATATATTACAAGCAGCAGGATACGCTAAGAAATTAGGTGTAAATATGAGTACCATTAGTGGTGTTGCTGATAACCTATTGGATTTCGAATCATCTATTACTAAGGAATTAGAATTAGGTGCAATGCTTGGTAAAGATATCAACTTAGATAGAGCTAGAGCATTAGCATATGAAGGTGATATGCAAGGTGCAATGAATGAAACCTTAAGTGCATTAGGTGGTATTGAAGCATTCAACAAAATGGATTACTTCCAAAAGAAAGCATCCGCTGATTTATTAGGAGTTTCGGTTGCAGAATTGGAAAAAATGGCTACAAACCAAGAGAATGCCAATACAATGGGTGCTGCTGTAAATGAAACGTTTAGTGCTATGGGGGAAACCCTTAACATGGGATTAAATAAATATTTAGGTACTGGATTAGAGGGGCTTGGTGGGATGATTACAATGAGTGGTCAACTTGGCCAAGGGTTTAAATCATTGGGCATCGATATGGGTGGTATAGTTACTAAATCAGCTGATTTCTTAAAGAACTTAGTTAAGATGGGTGCACAAAAAGTAGCTGGTTTATTTGGTGGGGGTGCTACTGATGCTGTTGCTGGTGGAGCTAAAGATAAACTTTTAGCTGGTGTTGGTGATAAAGCAAAAAGTATAAAAACACCGGATACCGATGCTGGGGATAAGATGGGTAAAATGGGTAAGGGTATTAAGGCAAATGATTTAATTAAAGGAGCCGCAGCTATGTTAATTATGGCAGCCGCATTATATGTAGCAGCTAAAGCATTCCAAGAATTTGCAACTGTTAAGTGGGAAGATGTTGGAAAGGGTTTAGTTGGGGTAGCTGGTTTGGCCGCAATTGCTTATGTATTAGGAAAAGCACAAGGTGATATGATAAAAGGAGCATTGGCAGTAGCAATATTAGGATTAGCATTAGTACCATTTGCATACGCAATGAGTTTAATAAGTGGATTGGACATTGGTTCAGTAATAGCAGCTGGAGCTGGTTTAGTAATATTTGGAGCAGCTGCATTCGCATTAGGTTCATTAATGATGACTGGTGCAGGAGCATTTATATTTGGAGCTGGTTTATTAGCATTAGCTGGATTAGGAATTGCAATGATGACATTGGGTGCTGGTTTATTAGTTGCCGCAGCTGGATTTAACGCAATTGGTGGTTCTATGGGAAGTGTAATATCATCAATATCACAAATCGGAGATGTATTGGCTGGTATATTCGCATTTGTAGGACCAATGGCTATGTTATCACTTTCATTGGGGGTACTATCATTCGCATTGATAGGATTTGGTATGGCTGGTTTAATAGCCGCACCTGGTTTACTTCTTGTGGGAGCTGGTATAATGATGGTTGGTGCTGGATTAACACTAATATCAACTGCACTTACTACATTAAGTGGTGGATTAGGAAGTGTGTTAGGAATACTTCCACAAATAGGAAGTGTATTGAGTGGAATGTTTGAATATGCTGGACCGATTGCTATGTTATCACTTTCATTAGGTACATTATCGTTAGCATTGATGGGATTCGGATTAGCCGGTTTAATTGCCGCACCTGGTTTACTTCTTGTGGGAGCTGGTATAATGTTGGTTGGTACTGGATTAAGTTTAATAACTACTTCACTAGCTACATTAGGTGGTGGATTGACAAGTGTTATAACGGCAATGTCAACGGTTGGTAGTGTTATTGGAGAAATGTTCCAATACATTGCACCAATAGCCGCTCTATCTCTTGCGTTAGTAGGATTAGCTGGAGCATTGACTTTAGTAGGTGTAGCTGGTATAGCTGCATTGCCTGGTTTAATGGCTGTAGCTGCTGTTGGAGCAATAGCAGTTGGTGTTGGTTCAATGTTAGGAATGGGTGGTGGAGAAGGAGCCGGTGCTGAAGGTGGTGATACCGCATTATTAGATGAAATTAAAGGTTTAAGAGCTGACCTTAGTTCTGGTAAGGTTGGTGTTTATATGGATGGAACAAAAGTATCAGCCGCAATTGGTAGAGTGGTAAATAAGGTAGGAAGTAATTCATACGCAATATAATATGGCACAAACATTAGAAGAATTATTTAAAAGTAAACAATTAGCATCTCAGGATGGTAAAACTGCTGCCGTTGCTTATGATGTACGAAATAGTAAAGATATTAGGATATCTACTACTGATTTATTAGTAAATAATACTGGATTTGCAGCTGCAAGATTATTAAGAAAAGTAATTGGTGTAAGAAGAAGTGAAACTTTATTAGAAGAAGAGTTGACAGGAGTTCGTATAATCAGAGGATTATCAACACCTGTAATATATGGTAATGAACTAACGAGAATTACACTAAGAACTACACCAATGTTGGATGCTATGAAATCAGCTACATCGGGTGAATTGAGTGATAGCGGTAAGATTGGTGGAAAGGTTTCAAAATTAAGAGATAGTGTAAATTCTAAATTAGGTATTCCAATAGGAGCAACTCCAACTTATGTAGTTGGTAAATTGATGGCAGGTGGAACGCTTGGTACTGAAAAAATAAATTTAGGATTGGTTCAAGATAGAATGAATGATTTAGCTGCAATTAAAAAATCAGCCGAAGGTTCATTATTAGGTAAGTTACTAAAAGGTTTAGGTGGTGGTAATTTAAAAACTATTGGTAAACAAGCATTAGGAGCCGCTATAAAACTTGGTAAAGATGCGCTTAGAAATAAACTATTTGGAGGTTCGGAACGTACTGGATTAAAAACAGAAGGAACTGTAATTGTAAAGGGTAGTGTTACTGGATTTACTAAAACCAGTACTGATTTTTTTGGAGTTGTTTCAACTAATTATGGATTTGATAAAGATGCAACTCCATCAACTAAACCTGAAAATGGACAGCTTGATGCAAAAGGTGCATCTTATACTAAAACAATATTTCCAGAAGGAGATACACCTAAAGATAGAAATGATTTATCATATAAGCAGGAATTAGAATTCAAACCAATTATATTCTCAAAAGAACCTGATAAAATAAAAAAATTCTCAGAATCTAAAAAACAATCTAAGTGGGATAAGACTACATTTTTAGAAACTGATAAGCGTGGTATGTACACCAATAGGGATATAATAAATGAATTGGATGTAAATGCAAAAAATGAAGATGCTGATTTTGTTGCTTTAAGATTTCAATCAGTAGCTGATAAAAAGCTTGTTCAATTTAGAGGTACAATTACCGCATTAACTGAAACAATGTCACCAAGTTGGGATTCTAATAAATTTATAGGTTCACCATTTAATTATTATACATATACTGGAATTGAACGTAGTGTTAGTTTTAATTTTAAAGTATTTTCTTTAAATGAAGCTGAACATACAATTGCTTGGAAAAAATTAGATGCGTTGACTGGTATGACTTATCCAACTGCATATTCTGGGTTATCTGTTACACCACCTTTAATGTATTTTACAGTGGGTAACTTATATAAAGGTAAAGAGGCATTTATAGATTCATTATCATATACAATTGATGATAATTATCCTTGGGAAATTAAAAAAGGTATGGTATTGCCAATGATAGTTGATGTTGCTATTAGTATGACACTAATTGAAAGTAAATCAACAACTTATAACAAATCAAAATATGCATATAAATAAAATAAAAGTATATGGCAAGTAGATACGAAAATACAGAAATCAGAAATACTAATGATGGTAGACGAGTATATCGTTCAAAGATATACCCTGATATTCCATTAAGTGATACTGATATCTATGTAGTTACTGAATCAGATGATAGATTTGATACTCTAGCATATCAATACTATGAAGATGCATCACTTTGGTGGATAATTGCATCTGCTAATAATATACATGATGCACCATTTGGAATTCAAGATGGAACTGTATTAAGAATACCTACAAATTATATAGAGATAAGCAACAATTTTAATCAATAAGTTATGTCAACATTTCCAAATTTCTCTCAAATAAAAAGTGGAATTACATCCAAGTTAGATGGTAGAAAGGGTAATTCATTTAAAGTATCAGGTTTAAACGCGTGGGTTAGATTAACATCTGGAGCAAGTCCGGGTTTAACAATGTATTCAAATCCAAATGTAAAACTATTTGATGCTGCTGGTATTTATGGTAGCTCTAATTCATCTGGTATTATTGGAACTCGTTGGGATGGTAAATCTGCTGTTGGTGGTGGTAGTAGTGGACCTCAAAGACCTGCTGCTATTGTAACTTCATTAGAAATTGATGAAGGTGCAGGAAATCTTTCTAGAAAAGCAACATTTTCAATTACTTGTTTTAGTAAATCGCAAATGGAGGAATTATCTAAATATTTCTTAGAACCGGGTTATTCCATATTCATTGAATGGGGTTGGAACACTGCTGCTGGAGTTGGTGGATTGGTTGGATTAAATGCGGCAACTGTATCATCATTTCAATCATTTCAAAAAACTGATGCACAAAGAAAAACGGGAGGTTATGAATACGATAACTACTTAGGATTTAATACTGGTGGAAGTATTAGTATAGATGGTGATAAATGGATTATTAGTGGCAAATGTACGGGATATACAGAGTTACCATCGTATTTAGTTACATCTGAAACTGGTGTTCAAAAGGATGGTGATGAAGGTACATTAGCAAGCGAACCTATTTATGGTGAAAATGATATAGAAACTGCTGGTGAAGCTGCTCTTGGTAAACAAAGATGGATGAAGTGTTATAATTCACTTCCTGGTACAAGACAAACAGCTCATGTAAAAGCTTTGCAAGATTCTTTATCTGATGTAAATAATTTTATAGGATTTGATGAAGAGGTATCTGGGATGGTTAATGATTCAACTGATGGTAAAAGTTTATTTGGTATTACATTTGCTGAAAGTAAACTACTTGTTGGTGGTGAAAAAGTTTCATTTCCAAAAGGAACTAAAATTGTATCTGAGCAAAAATTTATAAGATTTAGTGCATTAATGGAAATATTTAATGCAATTGGTGTAGAGGGATATACTTTAAATGGTGAAGATTCTAAAATAATTTCGTTTATATTAAATACAAAAGATACTGCATGTTCTGCATTTAAACATATGTATAGTATTGATTCTACTAAATTATTTATACCAAATAAAAGTACACCAGCTATGAAATTAGCAGGAATTTCAGATGTATTACCTAATATAAATGCATTAATCAGCGCTGCAACTGTTACTGATAATAGGGTTGGTGGAGTAGTAGAATTTCCAAACTCAGGTCCATTAAATCAAAAACAAACAAATGGTGCAGATACTATTACTAAAAACCCAGAAGAGTGGGGATATTTGCATGATTTGTATATAAATTTTGATTTTGCAAAAGGTGTAATGGATACTAAAAACTTTTTTATTAAAGATGCACTTTATCAAATTTTAAATGGAATATCATCTGCTGTAAATGGTATGTGGGATTTCCAATTAGTAGAGCATGCTGTAAATGAAACAACTACAGAATTAAGAGTATTTGAAACTAATTGTATAACAAATAGTACACCATCTACCCCATATACATTTCAATTAACTGGTCCTGATTCTATTTTTATGGAAGCTAGTCTTGATTTGGATATTAGTGGAGCAAAAATGAACCAAATTATAGGAAGTAGACTAGGTCAGAGTTTAAATGGGGATACTAAACATATACCAAAAGCTTTATTTAGTAGTAAAACGGATATGATAAAGGTTAAAATGAAAAAGAAAGACCCACCTCCTAAAATTCCAACAATGGATACGGAAGATGCTAAAGAAGCTAATTTAAATTTAATATTAGGTAAATTATCATTTTATCCTAAAGTTGAACATACTGAGCAAAGTACATTAGATGGATTGGATTTATATGATATATGTTATTTAGGTGCATTTAATGACTCATCCATATTTTCAGCATTTAAAACTGGAAAAAATACCGAAGAAAAGGGAACAGCTCCATTAATGCCGATTAATTTTTCATTTTCAATACATGGTATAAGTGGTATTAAGAGGGGTGATAAATTTAAAGTAAATGGAATTCCATCTGCATATAATAGTGGATTTTTCCAAGTGTTATCTGTAAAGCATACAATCGAAGGTATGGTATGGACAACTGAAGTTACTGGTGGATATAGACCAAAGCGATAAAATATGAATTTGGATAGATATAAAAATATAATTAAATTACCATTAGAGTATAGGCCGGTAAGGGTAGTTACGCATTTACCGGAACCAAGTGATTTTGATTATAAAAAAGGGTATATAACCAGATACTTTTTACAAAAGGCAAATGATTTTGATTCACCTATATATGAAGTTAAACAAAGTGCTATGATGAAATACGCTTCTAATAGTTTTTATACTGTTGCTTCATTAGATTGGAGATTAACAGGAACTAAAGAAGAGATTAAAGCTTCAAATTCATCATCACTTAAATTAACATCACTTAAATTACCAAAGATAGCACTATATTTACCAAATCTTATACAATTTATTAAATATAATTTGGATAATTCAAAATAATTTCATATATTTGTATATAAAATTGTGCAATAGTGAAAATAAGTGTTATAGTTCGTACATACAACCGACCTGATTTATTAAAAGAAGCATTGGCATCTGTCCAACTTCAATCTCATACGAATTGGGAGGTTATTATTTTTGATGATTCAGCATCTGATGTTAATTTTAACATTTATAAAGATTTTAAATCACAAAATCCTAAAAATGATGTTTTATACCACACATCAAATACTCCATACGATTTATTTAAGAATTCTTGGAAAATTGGAGTAAAACTTGCTAATGGTGAATTGATTGTACGATTGGATGATGATGATTTATTGGCAGAAGATACATTAGAGTACTTATCAAACACATATACACAACATACTGAGTTAGATTTCTCATATGGTTCAGCTGTATTCTTTGAGAATACTACATTACAACAAATAAATCAAACTCAAACTCCATTAGAGGCCCCAAAGACAAGAGATTTATGGACAGCATATACAATTCCTAATAATCACCCTTGGACTCATCCTTGGAGTTGGACAACTAACTATTATGATGAACCAAAGCATTTTACATCTATAATTCATTGTAGTAAAGCAAATATTATGTGCATTTATCACACATATGTAATGAGAACCTCATCTTTACTAAAAGTAATCGATAAATTTGATGTAACTTCTAATTTCGTTGATGATTTGGAAGTTATGGGTAGTTTAGATTATTTAGGATTAGCACACACTTCAATAAAACGAATTTTGACTTATGCTAGAGTACATAATGAAGGTAGGGTAACTGATACTGGTTTAAAAGTAAATGGAACTGATTTGTGGAACGATATATTCCATATCAGAGATAAAGTTGACTATTTAAGAACTGAAGGATTTCAATCCAACATATATCTACCTAAATTAGATGGAAATTTTAATGAAGGTAGTATAACATCAGCACATCAGCACTATTTTTCAAATTATATCTTTAAAATAAAACAAATATCTAATAAATTTGGTAAATTCAAATAATTTTCGTATATTTGTAGGATGGTTATAGTAGAGTCACAAACTGAAGTAACGGAGTTTTTAAATTTATGGAATACTAAGACATCCATAATCATTCCAATATGGTCTGATTTGGAAAAGCATCCTATACATAACAAATTATCATTTCTATATGTTAGATTTGATGATAAGGACTTTATTGTACCATTTAACCATATTGATTGTAAGACTCCTACGATTGATTTGACTACTTCTAAGGAAGCAAAATGGGTAATCAACAAAAAGGGATTACTTCAATGTAATTTGGGTTTACAAAACCTAAATGATTTACAATCTGATGCATTTTTTCAACACAATAAATTATATCCGATAGGTTTTGAGGACCAACCATTTATAACTCACTATACCCGAAGAGGTATACGAGATAATTTGGGCAAGATAGCACCTATTATGAAATGGGGTGAGTATCTTAGAGTGATATCTTCTACTTTTACTATTGGTATAGAGAATGATTGGGTTGGAGATTCGATGATTCCCCTTCTTTCAGATATAGAACATTTTGGTGTTCGGGTCGATAGGGAAAAATTTCTTGATAGATGGCCTCAAGCTTCTAAACATTTACACAACGATATCGTTTACACCCAATACAACCCATACACCATTACATCCCGTCCATCCAACCGATTTGGTGGAATCAACTTCTCTGCCCTAAACAAATCCGATGGTACGAGAGAGGTGTTTATCCCAAAACCAAACCACATATTCCTACAAATGGATTATGATGCGTATCATCCACGTATTATTGGTAAGTTGATTGGTTACGAATTACCCAAAACATCCGTACACCAATGGTTAGCTGACCAATATGGTTGTGAGTATGGTGAGGGTAAAGGAATTACGTTCCAATTACTATATGGTGGTATACCTGAGGAGTTTGAGCAAATACCTTATTATAAGGGTGTTAAGGAGTTCATTGAGAAGTTGTGGGATAAGAGTACCAAAGCTGGATATCTTCAAACACAACATAGGAGAATCCCCTTAGATTGGATTGAAGGAAACAATCCGCAAAAATTGTTCAACTACCTACTTCAAGCGACCGAAACCGAATTAAATATGGAAAGGGTAGCTAAAATATTGGAATTTATCAAAGATACCGATATAGAACTTTCCCTATACACATACGATTCATTCTTATTTTCATATCCTGCTAATTCCGATGTATCTCAAGCTAAAAAGTTAAAAGAGATAGCTGAAGGTGGTGGATTCCCCATTAATGCTAGCTGGGGAACTGATTACTCGAAACTTTAATATTTATATAAAATATTGTTTCAGAGAATCAGAAATTATGGAGAAAAACGACTTCCTTTTAGACTTATTGCATGAGTTAGCCTATCGTTCCGATGAAGGTTATCCTATATTGAGTAAACAATCACACATTTATCTTATATCTGAGATATTAGATGAGTGGGGATATACTCATATAAAAAATGAACTTATTCAAAATCTTACTGAAGCTAGTGAAGAGAAACACTATTCATCACCCGCACTTAATAAGACCGTTAAATACAAAGATAGAGATGGTAAGGATAAAGAAGGTTTAGTTGGTTCATTACTTAGATTAGCTAAAGACCAACCTGGTAGAGAAGCGGCTGAAAGAGCATTACCTGCTGATGGAACACCTGAAAGAGAAAAAATAAATAATGAATTAGGTGGTGAAGGACAACCTAATAGAAATATAGAAAAAGAAAAGGAAGATAAAGCTGATGTTGAAGCTGGAAAGGCTGGCGAAGCACCTGCTGAAGCGGAACCACCACAACCTGCTGTATTTGCTGGACAGGGTGGTGATTCATATAGAGCTGGGTTATCACCTAATGACCCTGCGTATCAACCAACTAAGGATACTGCTGAAAAAGAAATGGCATCTCCTAAGAGAGAAATAGCTGGTAAAGATAAAACACTTACTAAAATAAATTCAATTGAAAGTGAGGAGTTTAATAAAAGTATTCAACCAAGCGATGAGGAATTTGATATTAAAAATAAAAAAATAGCAAATCCGATTCCACCTCAACCATATAAGTTACCAGCATCATTAATTGAAAATCCTAAATTTCCTAAAAAGTATTTAACTGCATTGGAAAGAATGATGAATACAAAACCAACTGGAGATGGTACAAAATGGACACATTATAGTGATTTACCTGGAGGACAAGGCCAAATATCTGCACAGGCCGGTGAGTTAATGACGATGATGGGTACATCTATGAATGCTGATGAATTTAATGAATTTACTGATTCATTATCAACGCATGAGGCTGAGTTAATAAAAAACAATCCAAAATTAAAAACTGAAGGAAGTCGTATTATAACAAAGAGTTGGATTCAATCCGCTAGAAATAATAGACAGGCTATTTTAAATAGAATTACAAAAGAATACCCAAACTCAAAAATAGTTGCAACTGCTTGGGATACTAAAGATGATGTTGAATCATTGGGATTATCAGATTATGGTAAAAACAAAGGATTCTCAACTGATATGTATATTAAGATAAAAACTGAAAATGGTGATGAGATATTAGATGAGGTTTCTTTGAAAAAATCAACTGAAGTAAACTTTTTAAATTCTGGTGCTGGTAAATTTATGGAATGGGATTCTGATTTACCAGATAACATAAACCAAAATGTTTATAAAGAAAATCAAAGAGCTAGATTAAGTGAAACTGGTACAAACCTAAAATCAGAAATTGAAAAATTATTAGCTAGTGGTTCAGATGAGTCTGTAAAGTTAAAAACTATATTTGATGAAAAGGGAACTACATTTGCAGATGCATTAAATGACCTTATTAAAGGTAAAGGAAGTAGAGCTAAATCTAAAGTGATATTAGCAAGTATTAAAACATTAGCAGATGGTGGAAATGATATAGCTAAACAATATATTATGGAAAATGATAAAATCCATAAAGAATTCCAATCAAATGCAATAAAGGCAATTACGGAAAATCCAAAAATGAAAGAAGGTATGTTAAATGAGATTCGTTCTGAATTTCCACTCAAAGCTGTTTCTGATGGTGAAGAATCTATGGCAATTGGTTCAAATTCATTAGATAAAGCTATTATGAAAAACATATTTGGAACATCTGATTACGATATGATAAAAGAAAAGTTGAGTGCTGAAACAGGTCCTCCTCCATTTTTAGGATATCAAGCTGAAGTGGGTGGAAAGATAATTCCATTGGCTGAAATTAAAGTTAGAGAAGATGGTGTTGGGTATGGTGGACAGATTAAATTTGAAATGACATTGGATAAACGATTTGCTAAAGTATTGAAAACAGCAAATGATGAAGTTTACAAATCATAAAATAACCTTTGAAATTTAATTTTATATTTATATGGGATTAATAACCCCCTTTATAATAAAAACTAATATATGAAAACACAATTATTGTGTACATTTACAACGAAAGATGGATTACAACAAACTCTACAAAATATAAGAGAGACATACGTTATTGTCTATAATTATATTTATATTTTACAGAACAAAACTGATTTATCCGAATTGTACATAACGTACAATATCAATACCGAATATAAACCAACATATCCATTAGAGGATACAATTCTTATTCATAGAAAAAAAGAATCAAATACCTTATACACAATTAATGCTTTAAACCAATTGGTGAAAGAAGAAAATAATGGAGTATTGGATAACAAATTTATGTTGGATTGGGCCAAATTTAAGAACTCAATAATACTTACCAATACAGATGGTACAAAACGAATACAAACTAGAGTATTTGAGGTTATAGAATTTAAATAACAAAAAAACAATAAGGAATATCTAAAATGTTTATACCAAATCATTTACATTTACTTGTAAAGGGAAGCATTAAAACTCCACCTCAAACGGAAAAAATACTAAACGTTTGGTTTAGTGAATTAGTTAATAAAGTAGGAATGAAAGTAGTTGCCGGTCCTACATCGGTTTATGTTAACGAACCGGGCAACGAAGGAATAACGGGAACAGTAACATTAGCAACATCGCATGCTAGTATTCACGTTTGGGATAATGATAATCCACCAATGTTCCAATTTGATTTATATAGTTGTTCAGATTTTACTGCAACTCAAGTATTAAATCATATAGATGAATGGTTTGGGTTGATAGAAGCTCACTACCAAATGATAGATAGAAATGGAAATGACTTTAAAATTATAGATTCCGGTCATTTTAAAAAATAACAATTAAATAAAATAATATACTATGTTAGTTAAAAAAGGTGATAATAACGAAAATGTAAAAAAATTACAAGCAAAATTAGGTTTAACCGCTGATGGAGTTTTTGGTGCTGGTACTGAATCAGCTGTAAAAGCTTGGCAAACAAAAAATGGATTAACTGCTGATGGTATCGTTGGTGATGCTACTTGGGAAAAGATGGGATTGGGTGCAAGTACTCCAACTCCTTCTGTTGCTGTACCAGCATCTTCATTTAAATTGGCAGCTCTTAAAGGACACGTTCCTGATTCTGTAATTGCTCAAATTCCAGACACTGCTTCTAAATTCAATATTACAACTCCTCTAAGATTAGCTCATTTCTTAGCACAATGTGGACACGAAAGTGGTGGATTCAAAGCCGTTACTGAGAATGTTAACTATTCAGCAGATGGATTAGTAAAAATCTTCGGAAAATACTTTAATTCAACAACTGCAGCTGCATATGCTAGAAACCCTGAAAAGATTGCATCTAAAGTTTACGCATCAAGAATGGGTAATGGTGATGAAGCATCTAAAGACGGATTTAAATTTCGTGGACGTGGTTATATTCAATTAACTGGTAAATCTAACTATACTAACTTCGCTAAATTCATTGGTGAAGATACTGTTGCAAATCCTGATTTGGTAGCAACTAAATATCCATTAGCTTCTGCTGCATTTTTCTTTGATTCAAATAAACTTTGGTCTATTTGTGATAAAGGTTTTGATGATGCTACTGTAACATCGGTAACTAAAAGAGTAAATGGTGGTACTATTGGATTAGCTGATAGAATCAAACACTTCAAAGAATACTATAACTTATTAAAGTAATATGGGGGTTGGTTTATTTAACTAAACCATAATATTCTATATTCTTAAGTGCGTTGTTAACCAACCAAGGTTCTACATTAGGTATTTTTGATAGGAATTCCAATTCATAATGATATGCTAATATTTCCTCATAATTCGGAGGTAATTTTATGTTATGCTTTAAATAAAATAAATGTTTAGATTCATGCACTAATATAGCTGCTATGTTATTTATTGAATTAAACCTCATATCTTTTTGGGATATCATTATGGTAACTGAATCTTCTGTTGTTGAAAAATCACCATCCCAATAGGTGATATGTTTACATACATCATTAATTAATTCATATTTATTAGGGTCAACTTGTTTTATTAGTGATAATGAAGTAGCTACCTTTGCTTTCCAATTATCACCAACATCATCGATTTTAATTTGTGAGTAACAATCAAACACAAATAAAAAATTAATTAAAAGTAGAATCAGTTTCATATTTTATCAATAAATATTTAAAAAAGTTAGATAAAATTGTAATCGCTACATATTTATAGGAAACATTATATAAAACGGATGAAAAAACTATTATTTTTACTGCTGGTATCATTAGTACCAATCTTTGGGTATTCACAAACTTGCCCAACGCCAACAACTTCTGGTGTTTTTATAACACTTGATTCAAATTATTTAGCTGGTACGGTAGCTGAAGGTTATACTAATGTAGGACTATGTTTTTACAACAATACAACAACTGATATAACAGCATTTCAGTTTAGAGTTTATTATGATACACAAGCTTTCACTGGGGTAGACACACTTACTACATTGAATACAACATTTTCTCAGAACCTAAAATATGTTGATAATCCGGCTGCTGGTTATGTAACTGTCACAATGACTTATACTGGTAGTTCATCTACTTTTGAAATTCCAAATGGACCAATTGTTCAGTTGAAATTAACTCACGTAGCTGGATTTGCATCATTATCAACTATTGCTGATATGTCATTTGGAGCGGTAACTTATCCAGCAATTGCATCAAAGCAAAATGGTATGGATAACGCACTTACATTACAAAACTTTGGTGGTAATATTATACCTCAAACAATGTCTTATCATGGTAAATTTAAGAACGTAACTGGAACAGCTGCTAAGAATTTAACTGTAGCTTTAGAAAAGAAACTTAGACCAAGTGGAGCTTGGACTCAGGTTACAACTGATATGACTGATATAAATGGTGACTTTGCATTTAATGCAATTGCAATTGATACAACTGGTTATGATGTTAGATTAAAAATACAGGGAGATACGTTATCAGTTGGTAATGTAATATCTACGGCAGATGCACAAAGAGTACAAGATTATGTATTAGGTACACAAGCACCAACTGGATTTGATTTTTACGCATCGGATGTTAATGGTGATAATGGTTTAAGTATATCGGATGCATATGGTATATTTGGTAGAATTTCTGGTAGATTCACCGCATGGCCTAATAGTGTTCAAAATGTAAAATTCTTTACACAATCTGAATATACTACTATTAATGGCTCAACAACCAATTATACATCAACAATTCCTGGTGTAACTAACTTTACGTTTAATATTGTTGCTGGACAACCTGATTCGGTTACATTCTATGTATTAGTACCGGGTGATGCAAATGGAACGGGATATCGTATGGCACGTATTACTCCAATTGAGGTTTTAGTAGGACCACAACCTGGCGTTCCATCTCAAATTTACAATGTAATTGATGCTAGGGTAGAATATGATTTTCCAACAACTTCAATTGAAGTAAATGTTCCAACATTATCAGTTCAGGAAGGTAATTTAGTTAATATACCTGTAAAGGTATTAACAAATGGTACTGAGGTTGGTTCATTACAATTTGGATTAAAATACAACGATACTCTATTGGAATTTAAAGGAATTGAATCGAAATCAGCTACTTCAAGTTGGTTAACATATTTGAATACTAATAATAATGAAATTTCTTGGGGTGGATATGATATTAGTGGTACACATATAAAACCATTAAGAGATGGTGATGATGTTGTAACTTTAAAATTTATTGCAAAAAGACCTCAAGACCAATGGAGTACAAGTCCTCTTTGGACTACTAACAAATACGCTGGTAACAATCAATGTGTTGATTTAAGTATCACACCTACAAATGGTATTATACAGGTATTTAGAATGGCAAATGTTACTATTGATGAAATAGAGGGTATGCAAATATTCCCTAACCCAACTGATGATTATGTTAACGTAAAATTTGAAGTTAAAGAATTTGGACCGGTTAGGTTATCAGTATATGGTCTTAATGGTATTGAATATAGGGTAGTAGTAAATGATAATATGCCTGAAGGTAATTACCAATACCAAGTTAGTTTAGGTAACTTAATTCCAGGTGTTTATGTTGCAGTTCTTAGAAAAACTACCAATAACCTATCGAAAAAAATTATATTAAGATAATAATATGAGGTTACAAATGTGACCTCATAATTGTTATAATCAACTCAAAACAAATTAAACAAAAAAACAATACTATGTCAGAAGAAACAAACGCACCCGAATCAGAAGGAACTTGGTCAGGTTTAAAGAAAACAATTATTGGAACTCTATCAACTGCTGTATTAGCAGGTGGAACTTGGGTTACAACAACTCTATTTAATGGTGGAGATGATAAAGAAGAAACTAAAACAGAACAAGCTGCTCCAGCTGCACCTGTAATTATCAATCTACAAAATAATAACACTAATCAACAAAAACAATCGGGTGGTACAAATACAATTATTAAAGAAAAAACAATTGTAGAAAAACCTGCACCAGCTGCAGCACCTGCTAAACCAAAAGAAGAGGATTCTTGGTAATATGAAAAAATTAATATTAATAATTTCTTCAATTTTATTATTTTCTATTGTTAGTAATGCACAAACAATTGGAACTATTAAAACCGAAGAATATAAAGCTGATTTTGAAAAAAAACAATCTATTGCAGTTGTAGGTGACTATGATGGTGATATCGTTTTACCAATTCAAGTTTTAAAAATTGGTATTAACGAAGAACTTTACGAAATGTATCCTGAGTTAAAGGATAAGAGAGTTGGGCTTGGTGTTGCTAATATTGTTTTAGAATTCTTAGAGTCAACAGATAGATTTAAGTTTACTGAGGACCGTGAGGAGATTAAACAAAAAATGATTGCACAGGATAAGGCATCTGATAAGGGTATATCAAGTAATAAGATAGAAGTGAAGGGTAATGTTATTTTAGCAAAATACTTCGTTTATATTGAGGTATATGACTTTTCAGTATCCGAAGATGAACAAATCAAAATGACTGATGGTTCAAAAACAACTCAAACAACTCGTTTGGGTTTACAGGTTAGATTCGTTGATGCTGAAACTGGTGAAATTATTACCGGTAGTGGTTTGGGTGAAGCAAGTACAGTTAAAACTGCATCATTATTAGATGGTGTTGATGACATTAAATTTAACCAATCAACTATTGGTATATCAACTAAGAAAGCTCTTGAAACTGGAGCATCTAGAGTTGTTTCAAAAATGATTAAAAAGGGAATATTTAAAAGTTAAATATAATGGGCAAAATAAGTGAATTTTTCGGTGGTAAATCTGATTATGTTAAAGTAGATGATAAAAATCGTTTCTATTTTATGTTGCAACAAATGCAAAATAATCGTTGGAGAATTACCGCAATTATATTAGGGTTATTTACCTTAATTATTGTTGGAATCAACTCTGGTGTATTTTTTGGTGTAGAAATTGGACAAGACTGGAAAGAAATGTTATTAATTTTATTAGGTGCCTTTGTTGGTAACTTAAATAAAGTTATAGATTATTGGTTCAACTCTGAAGATAGAGACAAAATGTTAATCCAAAAGGTAGATGAAGAGGATGGCGTATCTTTATCTAATACATTGGATTCGCAAGATGAAAATTAAAAAACTTTTAATAACAATAAGTTTTTTGTTCTCTACTATGGTGGTGTTAGGACAAGGGTTCTCATATACATTTACAGACCCATGTACCTTAAAATCCAAAGATATTTTTATTAATAGCCCAAATGGTAGCGTATCATTAATATATTCTGGGCAAATTCAAAGTTTTACTCAAACACAATTACAATCCGGTGCATTAGAAAGTTGGATTAATCAAGTTAATGCGAGTAATCCGCAAGGTTCCGGCCCTTGTGGTGGTGTTGGTATAGCACAAAGTACCAATTTAAATGTAACGGTTGCAGCTAATAATATAGCAGTGTTAACAAGCGTTATGTCAACCATGTCATCACTTTCATCTATAAGTGGAGCAGCTGGTTCAGCAATACAAGGTACAGTTCAGAGTAATGAAAAAGTCGCATCTAACGGCAATAAATCAGATGATAAAAATGGTACATCTGGTAGTTCATCGCAATCAACTAAATCAAAAGGAGAATCGGAAGAAAAAACAGGTGAAGAAAAAGCTGAAGAGGCTGTATCATCTTCATCATCTAATTCATCTCAGGTTAAAGCTAAAGTAGCAGCTGTTAAACGTGGTAATATTATGATGACTGGTGATATTGTTACTATATCAAGTGCTTCTGGTAATGAACCACAACAACTTAAAATTAATATGAGTTTTATCACATCAAATACTGAGAATACATTTGCTAAAGGGGCTTTGGTAAATTATACTACTGCAATTGATAATTCTTGTATAACACTATTTGCAGCTTGGAGACGTAAAAACTTAACATCAATAGTTGCAAATTCATCTATGTTGAATTTTGAAAAGGATTATTTTAATACAACATCGATAATGGAATCGTATAAAATAAAAAAAATAACAGCAACGTTGGGAGTAAATTATACTACTGGTAATATTGGTGAATCCAAATTCCAAAGTTTATCAACTTTAGGCGGAGTTGTTGGTAATTTCGATGTAGGAAAAAAAATGAGTACTACATTGATGTTTGTTACAGTATATTCACCATTTGTATATTATTATGAAGGCATGTGGTATCAATCGGGACTATTAGCAGTTCCATTTGTTGCAATTGATTACAAGCTAACTCAGAAATTTAAAATGAACATCAGTTTTAGTGGTGTTCAACAATTTAAGAGTGATGCTATAAACTACCAAGTATTACTTGGTGCTAAAGCACTTTTATAAAATGAAAAAATTATTATTACTATCTTTGATGTTAATCACATCATTAACTTATGGACAAAAATGCTACACTGTTAAAAATGTAGAGAGTCTTGCTAAAATTGAAAATATAAATCCTAAAAGATTTACATTAGGTGTTAAACAAATAACTGAAGAAATTCTATCTGAAAAATATAGTATATGTGAAGATGGTGAATCAGTAATGGTTGTTGTTAAGAGTATTGAGGCACCTACAACAAGTATTTCAATTGGACCATTTGAAAAGAAAAGAAAAGTTACTATTGTGACTGTTGATTTAATTATTAATGGTAAAGTATATACTGGAATTGGTGAAAGTAAGACTGATGTAAAATCTACATTTATTGAATTGCAAGATGAAAATATTCCATTTGAAAAATCAGCGTTTTCAGCTGCATTAAAAAAATCATTAATAAGTGCTATTAACCAAATGTAATATGAGAAGATATCTCACCCTGTTATTATTAATAATATCCAATATTGTATTTGCTCAAACATTTACATATTCGGGTTATATGTATAATGCGGGTGGATTACCAGCTCAAAATGTTGCTGTAAAATTATATAAACGTACTACACCAACTCTTACTGGGTTTACATCACAAACCAATTATAACGGACACTCTTACTATCGTTCTACTGGTTCAATGACTTGGACTAATGCAAAGGTTGCTTGTGAAAATATGGGAGGTCACTTAGCTACCGTATCTAATTCAGCTGAGAACAATTTCTTATTTAATACATGGCCATCTGGTTGGATTGGATATTATCAAGATAGAGTTTCTGGATATACTTATTCGGAAGCAGCTGGTGGATTTCGTTGGACAGAAACTAAAGTAACTGATGGATTGGTTGCTGATTATGATGTTTCTTCTTATACATCAGGAACCACACTAACTGATATTGTATCTGGTATTAATTCTACATTATACAATACACCATCATACTCAAGTACTGGTGGGAAATATTTAACATTCAATGGAACTAATCAATACGCAATAACAAATAATTTAGCATCCAAATTTTCGAATAATAAAATAACTATAATGGCTTGGATATATCCAACCGGAAATGGAGTTATATCATCGGAATTAGGTGTTGGTAGTCCTACATCAGGTTGGCATGAATCAATAATGGAAATCACTGGAAGTAATACCCTTAGAGTTGGATTTTGGAATGGTAGTGGAATTACTCAATTAAGTACATCTATTACATTAAACGCTTGGCATTTGGTTTCTATTACTTATGATGGGGCATCAATGAAAGGATATTTAAATAATGTAAATTTTGGAAGTACTAATTTTACTAGAGATGTTCCGTATGTGTATTCGGGAAACGGACAATATTTCGCATTTGGATTAAGTGATGTTACTAATATGGGTTCTGGAGCTTATGGTAATTTTAGATTAGGTGATTATCAAATATTCAATAGAGCTATAACAGCCGATGAAATTGATAGAACATATAACTTATATGCATATCGATATAAATTAAATCAATACACAAATTGGAATTCCGGAGAACCTAATAACTCACCCAGTGAAGATTATACACAATTTGTTACAGGTGGTAAATGGAATGATTTAGGAAATACATCTTTACCTTATGTTATAGAATTTGATTATATTAACGATTTTACTCCATGGGTTTTACATCAAACAGTTTATACTAACTCTTCTGGATATTATTCATTTTCTCAATCAACCAATCCAGCAACCGAATGGTATATTCAATATGATATTCCAACACCTACAACACAACTAAGTACCAGTGATATTAATTCTATAATGTACAAAGTTATTAGTAATTCATTTAATGGATTAGATTATTATAAGTACGATGTAAATAATGATGGTGAAGTAACTGTATCTGATGTTTATTATATTCATATGAAAAAAGTTGGGATGAAATCTATATGGGAAAATTCTTTACCAAATGTTAGATTATTTACCCAATCACAATATAATATAATAAATTCATCAACTACTGATTTACGCCCTACCTATATAGGAACATCCTCAATTATAATAAATAATCCAACAAGTGGTGGAAGTTCAAATTACTACTTAATTAATACCGGTTATTCTAATAGTACAACAATTTCGTACTAATGTTATATTTATAAAAACAGAATAAAAAAATTATGGCAAAGTACACAAAAGAACAAATTGAAAAAGCAGTTAAATCAAAAGGATACGTTTGGTTTGAAGATGCTTCTAACAAAGGATTTGATTTAAACATCGTAGGTATCAGAAATTCATCAACCGGTACAAAGGTTACTAACGTATTTGATGATGCAATTTCAGTATCATATAAAGATGGTGGTAATTGGATTTACAAAGAATGGGTAAACACAACCGACCCTGGTACAAAGGGAGTTAAAGAATATCATAATGCAGCTGGAGTTGCTCGTTTAGTTCCGGGTCAATATAGAGGTTCACATACATTGGGATTACATCAAGGTAAATACGAAGCACTTAAACAACAAAAGCCGGTTAAGGTTTATAGAGATGCTAATAGAGATATGAACTATGATGAAACCAAAATCCAAGAAGGTATCTTTGGTATCAACATCCACAAAGCTGGAGCAGATTCAACTTATGTTGAAAATTGGTCTGAAGGATGTCAAGTATTCAAAAAAGCAGCTGATTTTGAAGAATTTATGGTTATTACGAGAAAATCAGGTGCAATACATGGTAAATCGTTTACATATACATTAATAGAATCGAAAGATATTGTTTAATAACACATTGAATATCAATAATTTAAAGGGAAAGCGAAAGTTTTCCCTTTTTTATTTGGAATTATCAAATATTTGTTGTATATTTGAGTTATAACTTAAAACCCTAAAAGATATGATAAATTTTGATAGAGTACCCGCTGGACAGATTTTTGATGTAAAGGTTTCACAAGGAACCGCAACTAAAACAAAAAGATTAAAGTTATGTAAACTTAAAGCTCGTTCTATACTTTTTATAGAAGTGGATAAAACACTTAGAGTAAATACCTTTTACAAATTCCCAATTAAAGAGGTAACCCAATTATTGGAAGATTTAGATACACCAGTTATAGAATTTAAAAATGGTGTAATGCCTGAGAAATGGGAATCTGCTTGGGATTCAATGGGTGGACCTTCTAAATCAGTTCAATCATATGGTAGATTCGCACAAGCAGCCAAACCATTTAGTAATCATTCCAAAGGATGGAGTTCAAATGCACCACAATATAACTATGGTGGGGGAGCTCACTTTAGAACTTAATAAAGTATTTGAGAAAACATTTGGTATTCTCAGATAAATTTCGTATATTTGTATAAATAATAAAACTAACGTTATGTTTGGAAGAAATAAATCAAATAATACCAAAGCTCAGGAATTGAGAGATTTGGAAATTGAAAAGAATATAATCAATAGAGAAATTGAATTGTATCGTAGAGAAAAATTTAATCAAGTAGATAATGATATTGAAACTCATAAAATCAAAAGATTAAAAGAAGTTGCAGAATTGGAAATTCAATGTCATAGACAATTGGGAGAATATGAACATGAATTTCATTCAACTAAAGAAATAAGAGGTATTGAGTTGGCAAGAGTGGAAGCAAAGATAGAAGCACTCAATTCAATTGAACCTACATTGATGGATATCATCAGTAATAAAGATAAAGAAATTGAACGATTGGTTAATATAATCAACGCATTGACAAACCATCGTACTAAAAAATAATATTACGGATAAAATTTGGAAGTATCAGATTTTATTCGTATATTTGTATAAATAAATGGATAAGACCATCTTAAAACTTGGTTTTTTGATATTTATATAAGGTGTAGGAAAGACACCATAATAAAACCATTAAAACTTAATTATAAACTTTTAAAACAAAAAACAATGGCTATTAATTTAGATGCAATTAGAGGTAGACTAAACAAACTACAAAACACTGGAAGTACAAAAAACAATCTTTGGAAACCAGCAAATGGTAAGACTCAAGTGAGAATCGTACCTTACAAGTTCAACAAAGAAAATCCTTTTATCGAACTTTATTTCCACTACAACATTAACAACAAATCTTATCTATCTCCGATGTCTTTCGGAAGACCTGACCCAATTGTTGAGTTTGCTGACAAACTTAAACGAATGGGTGATAAGGAAGATTGGAAAGCTGCTAAGAAAATGGAACCGAAGTTGAGAACATTCGTACCTGTTATTGTAAGAGGTGAAGAAAACGAAGGAGTTAAATTTTGGGGATTTGGTAAGACGGTTTATCAGGAAATCTTAGGTTACATCGCTGACCCAGATTATGGAGATATTACCGACCCAACAACTGGTAGAGATATCACTATTGATTATGTATCAGCTGAAGATGCAGGAACTTCTTATCCTGTAACTACAATTAGAGTTAAACCAACTCAAACTCCTATTTTGGAAGATTCTGAAAAATTGAAAGCAGCAATGGAAGGTCAAACTAACATTACTGATATCTATCAGGAACTTTCTTACGCTGAATTAAAAGGTGTATTAGAAGGGTGGTTGAATCCAACTGGTGATGAAGGTTCTGAATCAACTTCACAATCAACATTATCAACACCGGCTCCGGCTCCACAATCGGCACCAGCAGCAGCTCCAATTAAAAATGAAGCATTCGCCGCTACACCAGCAGTTGAGGAACGTAAGAAAATGGATGATGTAGCATCAGCATTTGATGACTTATTCAACAACTAAAAACTAAAAAGTTATATGGCAAAAACATCGAAAGAGGTGGATTTAGCAAGTGTTCTTGCTGATTCCCTAAACAAACAATCCAAAGACCAAAGAGTAGCATTCTTTTTGGATGCCGGAGATTCCCCAACCGACGTGAGTGGGTGGGTATCAACTGGAGCATCAATGCTAGATGTTGCCATTTCTAATCGACCTTATGGTGGATTACCTATTGGTAGAATCACCGAAATTACTGGACTTGAACAATCTGGAAAATCATTAGTATCTGCTCACCTCCTTGCTGAAACACAAAAGCAAGGTGGTGTTGCGGTTCTAATAGATACCGAAAATGCGGTCAGTAGAGAGTTCTTACAGGCAATTGGAGTAGATGTATCTAAATTACTATATGTAGCGGCTGAGACAGTAGAACAATGTTTCGAATACACCGAAATCATTATTGAGAAAGTGCGAGTAGCATCGAAAGATAAACTCGTAACAATCGTAGTGGATTCAGTAGCAGCAGCATCAACTGAAAAGGAGATGGAAGCAGATTATGGTAAAGATGGATACGCAACCGATAAAGCAATTATTATCTCAAAGGCAATGCGTAAAATCACAAACTTAATTGGTAGACAGAAAATCACATTGGTTTTCACAAATCAATTAAGACAGAAGATGAACGCTATGCCATTCTCTGACCCTTGGACAACTTCTGGTGGTAAAGCAATCGCTTTCCACGCATCGGTTCGTTTAAGATTAAAGAGTATGGGAACCATTAAGGCAAAGGAAAATGGTAACGATAGAATCGTAGGTATCAAAGTACGTTGTCAGGTTGTTAAAAATCGTATGGGTCCACCATTACGTTCCGCTGATTTCGATATCTTCTTTGATAGAGGAATCGATAACTATGGAGCATGGTTGGCGCAAATGAAAGAGCATGGTTTGGTAAAACAAACTGGTGCTTGGTATGAGTACACCGATATTGATACTGGTGAAATTATCAAATATCAATCTAAAGATTTCCCAAAATTATTACAAGATAATGACTCTATTAGAGAACAAATTTACAAAGGAATTTGTGAAGCAACAATCTTACAATATAAAAAGGATTCAATGGATACCGATAATTTGGTAGTAGATTCTGAGGTAATCGGGGATTAAATTATAAAAAATATGTTATGAGTAGATTGAAAGAAATGTTAAAAACAAGTGCACAAGCCGATAGAGCAAAAGCACTACTTACATTAGAATTATTAGAAAAGAATCCAGCTGGAATTGGTGACCATTCTACAAATGATTTCTATAACAACGCTGAAGAAGCTCTTCAAATGTTGGTAGATGCAGATGATAGATTGAAAGCAATAGAAACTTATTTTAACTCTGATAAAACTAACTAATGAAAGAACTCTATAAAGATATCCTCAATAAAGTGAGTGAGGAACACAAAACAAACCACCTAAGAGAGAGAAACAGTAGAGTTCTTATCATTGATGGACTTAATACCTTCATCCGTAGCTGGACAACTAATCCTACAATGAATGAGGATGGTGACCATACGGGTGGAGTTATTGGTTCATTAAAATCAATTGGATATCAAATCAGAGAATTCAACCCAACGAGAGTTATTGTAACTTTTGATGGTAAGAATGGTTCTGAATCCAGAAAGAAAATCCACGAAGGATATAAAGCTGGTAGAGAGAAGAATAGATTTAGAGTTAATCGCACCTATGGTGAGATGATGAGTGAAGAGGATGAACGATTATCAATGAGGCAACAATTTGTATGGCTGAATGATATGTTGGATTATCTACCAGTTCAAACAATGATTTACGATGGAATTGAAGCAGATGATACTATTGCATATTTAACCCAATATACTCAAAATGAGTATGATGGTGAAGTTGTAATTGTTTCAACTGATAAAGATTTCCTACAATTAGTTTCTGATAAAGTTAGTGTATTTTCACCAACTAAAAAGAAACTATATAATAGACAAGTTGTATTTGATGAATTTGAAATTTGGCCTGAAAATCTCCTATTATATCGTACATTAGATGGGGATAAGTCCGATAACATTCCGGGTATTAAAGGATGTGGTATCAAAACACTTCTTAAACGATTTCCTGAACTATCTGAAGATAGACTTATTACGCATGATGAATTGTTTCAAATGTGTGAAGGTAAATTGGGTAAAATCAAACTTTATAATGATATTTTAGAAGCAAGGGAACAACTCCTTATGAATAAGCGATTAATGGAGTTGAAAGAACCACATATACCAACAAATCAAAAGCTTAAGATAATTGATAGATTCAGAGAAGATGATGTTGCATTCAATAAATTAGAATTCCTTAAAGTTGGTAACAAATATAAGGTTTTACAAAATTGGAGAGACATTAATGATTGGTTACAATCGACATTCCACAACATTATTATAAAATAAATTAGGTTTTATCACAAATTTTTTATATCTTTGTGGAAACAAATAGGTTATATACATGCAAAATACAGACACACTATCTAAATACGGACAATCATTTCAAACAAAAGTTTTATCTTGTTTGATTGCTGATGTTCGTTTATTAGATACGCTCAGAGAGGTTATACATCCTAAGTTTTTTGAATCCGAAGCAAACAAATGGATTGTTGAGGAGATAATGGAATATTATGATGATTTCAAACGTACACCATCATTAGATGTGTTTAAAGTTGAAATTTCAAAAATGGAAGATTCTGGAATGCAGAAACGAATTGTTGAACAACTTAAATTGGCATTTACCCAATTAGGTGATAATGACTTGGATTATGTAAAAAAAGAATTTTCTAACTTTTGCATCAATCAGAATCTTAAAGAAGCAATTGTACAATCCGTTGATTTATTAAAAGCTGGTTCTTATGATAGAATTAAAGATTTAGTAGATAAAGCAATGAAAGTTGGAGTTGATACTGATTTGGGTTTAGATTACGTTTTAGATTTTGAAGAACGTAGTGAAGATTTAAATAGAACAACTGTACCAACTTCTTGGGATTGTATTAATGGGTTAATGGATGGTGGATTAGGACCCGGTGAATTGGGAGTAATAGTTGCACCATCAGGAGTTGGTAAAACTTGGGTACTATGTGCACTTGGAGCGGCTGCTGTGAAAGCTGGAATGAATGTAGTACATTATTCATTAGAATTATCCGAACATTATGTAGGACAGCGATATGATACTGTATTCACACAAATCCCATCTGGGGATTTAAAAAATAGAAAAGAGGATGTACTTCAAAAGATTAAAAAACTAAAAGGTAGATTACTCATTAAGTATTTTCCACCAAAGGGTATATCAGCTAGAAACATCGAATCTCACATTGAAAAGATGACTGCTGCGGGTAATAAACCGGATTTAGTTATTATTGATTACGCTGATTTACTACTCTCTACTACAAACAAATCAGAATCAACTTATGGTGAGCAAGGTGGTGTTTATATTGAACTAAGAGGAATGGGTGGTATGTTAGGAATACCCGTTTGGACAGCATCTCAAACCAATCGTTCGGCAATTGATAGTGAAGTTATTGAAGCTGATAAAGTGGCTGATTCATACGCTAAAGTTATGAACGCAGATTTCATTATGAGTATCAGTAGAAAATCTAAAGATAAATTAAACAACACCGCTAGATTTCACGTGATGAAGAATAGATTCGGACCGGATGGATTAACATTCCCATCTAAAATGGATACTAATATTGGTTCAATTGAAGTATTTGAAGCATCATCATCTGATGGAATTATTACATCAAAAGAAAGTAATGATGGGGCGATTATGGAGAAGAAATTATTACATAAAAAATATGTAGATAACTTTGGATAATACTCAATCAATCAATATGTGGTATGTAAAAATACCAAACAAAAAAATAAAAAAATTAACTTTGTAAATTGAATTCTTTTTCAATATATACAATAGTTATAATCACCCAACTGAAAAAATGGTTGGACTTAACAATTAAAAACAAAATAAAGATTATGGCAAATTCGCAAGAAATTTTCGAACAAATTAAAGAGTTATACACTCAATTTGAAAAAGAGCACAATGGTACAACCAAAGCTGCTAAATCAAGAGCTAGAAAAGCTATTGGTGAGATTAAAAAATTGGTAACTGATTATAGAAAAGTATCCATAGAGGAAACTAAATAATAGAGTTAAAACTATGAGCAAATTATTTACTGAAAGAATACCCTACAAACCATTTGAATTTCCAGTGTATTATGAAGAAGGCTGGTTAAAACAAGCTCAGGCATTTTGGTTACATACTGAAATCTCAATGCAGGGTGATGTTAAAGATTGGAATGAAAATCTTACATCTGATGAAAAACATTTGGTTGGTAACATTCTATTGGGTTTTGCTCAAACTGAATGTGCTGTATCTGATTATTGGACTACGATGGTAACCAAATGGTTTCCAAAGCATGAAATTAAGCAGATGGCTATGATGTTTGGTTCACAAGAAACAATTCATGCAACCGCATATTCATATCTAAATGAAACATTAGGGTTAGATGATTTCTCAGCATTTTTGCACGAACCTGCAGTTGCTGAGAAATTCCAACTCTTAACTTCTACTACAGCTGATTGGACACATAACGATTTGGAAACAAATCCGATAGCAAGACAGGAAGTAGCAAGAAGTTTGGCAATCTTTTCAGCATTCGCTGAAGGAGTATCGCTCTATTCATCATTTGCGGTTCTATATTCGTTCCAAATGAGAAATCTATTGAAAGGTATAGGACAACAAATGAAATGGTCTGTAAGGGATGAATCCTTACATTCTAAGATGGGTTGTCAATTGTTCAATCATATGTGTGAAGAGTTTCCTGAATTAAAGGAAGCTAGTAAAGAATCAATCGAAGAAGCAGCTAAACTAATCGTAGAATTAGAATCTCATTTTATTGATAAGATGTTTGAAAATGGTGATTTAGAAAATCTAAAATCATCAGATTTGAAAGAATTTATTAAAGCGAGAACAAATACCAAACTTAGAGAATTAGGTTATGATGGTATTTTCGAATTCAACTCTAAGAAAGCTGATAATTTAGAATGGTTCTATCACTTAACTGGTGGTACTACACATACTGATTTCTTCGCTATTAGACCTACTGATTATTCAAAGGCTAATGAAGGGGAAGATTGGGGAGATTTATTTTAATAAACATTAGGTTTAATCAAATAAATTTCGTATATTTGTAGTATGAGTACATTCACATATTTAAATAATTGCATCAAAACTGATATTGCACCAAGCCCAATACATGGAATTGGTACATTTGCTCTTAGAGATATCAAAGCCGGTGAATCATTATTTGAAAGATGGGATGGGGAAACTGGAACATATACAATAACCCATTTAGAATTTGAACAACTACCAATATATGTTAAACGCATAATACTTAAATCATACGAAAATAAAAGGGGTGAATACCCCTTTGTATGGTTTAAATTATATAATGATGGATATTTTAATTTAGTAAATCCATTGGCATATACAAACACATTAGGTGTTGAAAGGGCTAACTTCAACACTCAAAATAAAATAGCAATTACACACATTAAAGCAGGTGAAGAATTATTCGGAACCTACGATTTAGATAGCACAATATTATGAATTTTGATGAATTAATACAAAACGTAAAAGGATGGGCTGATGCTAAGGATATCCTAAAAGCAGAAAACGCACCCAAACAATTGATGAAAGTGATGGAAGAGTTGGGTGAAACCGCTGGAGCAATCGCAAAGAACAAAAAAACAGAAGAAATCCAAGATGGGATTGGTGATACATTTGTAACATTAATCATATTAGCATATCAGTTGGGATTAGAACCAGCTGAATGTTTAGAGCATGCTTGGAATGAAATTAAGAATAGAAAAGGAAATACTGTTAATGGTGTTTTCATAAAAGAAGAGAATTAAAATGGCTAAAAATTACGGAGAAGATTTAGGTTGGGAATTGGGAGTAGATTTTCCAGAATGGGGAAATACCGAAATCTATGTAAAAACTATTAGTAAAGGGTATTTGCTAGCTGGAGAGAAACCAAAAGATGCATATTGGAGAGTTTCTACTAAAGTAGCACAACGATTAAACAAACCACAATTGGCATCAAAGTTTTTTGATTACATTTGGAAAGGTTGGTTAAACTTGGCTACACCTGTTTTATCAAACACTGGAACTGATAGGGGTTTACCTATATCTTGTTTCGGAATTGATGTAGCTGATTCAATATTTGATATTGGTACTAAGAATTTAGAACTAATGTTATTAGCAAAACATGGTGGTGGGGTTGGAATTGGTATTAATCAAATTAGACCAGCTGGAGCACAAATTACTGGAAATGGAACATCTGATGGTGTAATTCCATTTACAAAAATCTATGATTCAACCATACTTGCCACAAATCAGGGTTCAGTTCGTAGGGGAGCAGCATCTGTTAACCTAAACATTGACCATAAAGATTTTGAAGATTGGTTAGAGATTAGAGAACCAAAAGGTGATGTAAATCGCCAATCACTTAACCTACACCAATGTGCAGTAGTAGGTGATAAGTTTATGAGAAAGTTGGAAAACGGAGATGAAGAAGCTCGTAGAAAATGGGGTAAATTACTTCAGAAACGTAAAGCAACTGGAGAACCTTATATTATGTTTAAGGGTAATGTTAATAAACAAAACCCAGAGATGTACAAAGTTAATGGATTGAAAGTTCATATGACAAACATATGTTCTGAAATCGCTCTTCATACTGATGAATCACATTCATTTGTATGTTGTTTATCATCTTTAAACTTAGCTAAGTACGATGAGTGGAAAGATACTGATTTAGTATATACCGCAACTTGGTTTTTAGATGGAGTTCTTTCAGAATTTATCCAAAAAGCTAAAAACTTAAAAGGATTTGAAAACTCAGTTCGTTCTGCTGAAAAAGGTAGAGCATTGGGATTAGGTGTATTAGGATGGCACACTTATTTACAACAAAGGGGTATTCCATTTGAAGGAATGATTGCACAATTTGAAACTCGTAAGATTTTCTCTCAATTAAAGATTGAATCTGAAAGAGCAAGTAGAGATATGGCAGTTGAATTGGGTGAACCTTTATGGTGTAGAGATAGTGGGTTTAGAAATACACACTTAAGAGCAATTGCACCAACGGTATCAAACTCTAAATTGAGTGGTGATGTATCTGCTGGTATTGAACCTTGGGCAGCTAACGTATTTACGGAACAAACTGCTAAAGGAACTTTTATTCGTAAGAATGGTGAATTGGAAAGGGTTTTTAAAAAAATAGGAATCAATACAAAAGAAATTTGGGATAAAATTATGGCAGATGGAGGTTCAATTCAGGATATTAATGAATTGAATGAATGGAGATTCTTAAATGGTAAAGTATTAAAGAAAGAAGATATATCTGAATTAGATTACGAAAAATCATTTAATATTAAGGATGTATTTAAAACATTCAAAGAAATAAATCAATTAGAATTGGTTAGACAAGCTGGAATTAGACAGCAGTATATTGACCAAGCGGTTTCATTAAATTTGGCATTCCCATCTACCGCAACACCAAAATGGATACATACTGTAAGTATGGAAGCATGGAAGCAAGGTGTTAAAACACTTTATTATATGAGAACTGAATCAGTACTCAGAGGTGATATTGCTGATAGAGCAATGGATATTGATTGCTTGAGTTGTGATGGATAGAATAAACAATTAAAACAAAAAGAAGATGTTAGAAGTAAAGAAATTTTATGGAACTTGGTGTGGACCGTGTAAAATGTTAACACCAACGATTGAACGATTAAAAGAACAACATAGTGATGTTACTTTTAGAGATATTGATGTTGATAAAGATTTTGAGGCAGCATCTCAATACTCAGTTCGTAGTATTCCATTAGTGGTTATTGAAAAAAACGGAAAAGAAGTACAACGATTTTCTGGAGTTCAATCTGAAATGGCATATACAAACGCAATTAATGAATGGAAAAATTAATATAAAAAAATGCCAATACTAAGAGGTCAGTCTCACCCGTCATCAAAATTGACAGATGAGCAGGTTATACAAATAAGAAGGTTATGGAAAATGGGACACCGAAATGTTAGAGTAATTGCTCAAAACAACAAATGTTCCTCAGCCAATATTCTAAGAATTGTGAGAAATGAGACATGGACACACTTAAATGAATTTTGGACTGGTAGTTTATGAAAGAAAACAAACAATATTGCGATACTTCAAAGCTATCAATTAGATTAATAACCAAATCGGTAGCAAAGGATATTATAGTAAACAATCATTATAGTGGTTTGTGGACTAAAGTATCCTATGCTATTGGTTTATTTACCTCTGAAGTAGAAGAGCATACATTCTTTAGTAATGTAGAAGATAAATTAATTGGAGTTGCTTGTTATGGTGACCCAATAGGTAGAAGTGCTGGGCAATCAATTACACCCCTATTAGAACGGGATGAGGTATTAGAATTAACTCGATTATTTGTATTTGATGGTTATGGTTCTAATATTGAAAGTTGGTTCCTATCTCAAACATTTGATTGGTTAAGAGAAAATGTACCAAACATTAAAGCACTAATATCATATTCAGACCCGAAAGAAGGACATTGTGGTACTATATATCAAGCCACAAATTGGTTGTATCAGGGTAACAAACTAAGATTTAACGATAGTTGGGATTTTCGATGGGAAGAAGATGGTGATTGGCACCACCAACGAACATCTTATGTCAAATTTGGAACTAACAATCCAACTGAAATCCAAAAGATAGCATCATCTACGTTTTGGATACGAAAGAACCCAAGAAAACATAGATATGTGTATATTCTCTCAAAAGGTGGCGAACGTAGGAAACTTATGAAAACCATAAAGCACCCATTATTCCCATATCCAAAGGAAAATGAGGAATTTATAGAACAAATTACAAAAATGGAACCGATTAATTTGGAAATATCAAATTAATTTCGTATATTTGTTTTATAAATTAAATATATGGCTAGGAAACCTATAAAGTTTTTTCCACTAACAAATGAGTTAAGGGAACTTTTGAAACTTATAAAGACTATTGGTGGAGATTATCCACATCAACAATTAGTTGATTTCACATTACGTTCAGGTCATTACCACCCAAAAGATAAGGTGTGGTTAAACAAAGTAAGAGAGCATTATATTAATACAACAATCAAATTAAATTAGTTATGACAGCAGAGGAGCAAATTGAAGAAATCTTAATGGAGGCATCCGCATTTGGTTTACGTTTTGAAGTAATAGAAACTGCAAAACAATATCAATCTGAAGGAGTGGATAAGGTAACCGCATTTGAAAACGCATTTAATGAGTGGGTAAAGTAAAATGAAAGAAGAAGGTAAACATTATGTTGATGCCAGTAGAGTAAGTGTAGCTCCTATTGCTAAATCTATCGCTAAAGATATGATTGTTAAAAAACACTACACTCATGCTTGGACAGCATGTAGATACGCATTGGGTATCTATTATAGAGAAGATGAAACATCAGTTGGGTTTTCAGATAACAAATTAGTTGGAGTAGCAGTTTATGGGTTCCCTGTTGGAGCCAAAGCACCAACATCGGTATGTGATGGGTTAACAAAAGATAACATCTTAGAACTTACCCGTTTGTATGTTGATGATGGATATGGTTCAAATATTGAAAGTTGTGCATTAGGTAAAACATTCCAATGGATTAGAGAAAATGATACTAATATTAAAGTATTACTATCATACGCTAATAATGGACAAGGACACGTTGGTGGGATATACAAAGCTACCAATTGGATTTATCAGGGATTAAATACTGATATTGCATTGATGCCAAATTGGGGAATTTCATTAATTAATGACCCATTCGATTGGATTCATAGTAGGACAGTTTATAATAACTGGGGAAGTGGTAATTTGGAGCATCTTAGAAAGGAAATTGGAAAGGATGGATATAAGGAGTTTTGGAGAAGAGAAGAACCACCAAAACATAGGTATATTCAAATATTACCCCAAAATAAGAAGGAGAGAAAGGACTTGATGGGTAGATTAAAACATCCAATACAGCCATATCCAAAGGATTTAAACGATTATAATACCGAAGTAGTACATCACACTACATACGCACCAGAAGAGAGTAATGACATCAATTTTTGGTAAAATACTAACTTATTGATAATCAATTAGTTATAAAATAATTAAAAAACATTTTGCTATATGAATTATAATTCGTATCTTAGTGTTATAAAGATAGGGTAAGAACTCACCCTTATATGAGTTCAAAATAAACAATGTGGTAAAGGTATCACCACAACAACGATACCAAAAAAAATTAAATTATTATGGCTATTAAAAAATCAATTAGCGCAAAAGTTCTTTCTGGTGGAACTCTAAACAAACTAAGAGAAATGTCCCCTTATATTTATGTGGATAAGCATCAATTACAAAGATTGCTTGATAAGTGGGAGGATACAACATCAGCAAAACATATGAAAGCGTGTTTAATTGGACACTCAAATATCTACACAATTGTATTAGTAAGTATTGATGGATGTTTAGACTATTGTGAATCATTGATATCTCAATATTCTGAAGGAGATGACAGATATGAATCTGTTAAAGAAACAATTGATTACTTACAAAACCTAACAAAGTTAGGATATCGTTATCTAAATATAGATGGTCAACATAGAGTGGAATGTTATTCTGACTATTTAAATTCCAAATTTACAATTACAGAATCAGTAATTGATTTAATCGAAAGTAAAGATGGTAATACAATACCATTTGAAATGAAAGGTATATATTTCAAAGATATGCCGGAACTTACTCAAAAGCAAGTATTGGATTTACCAATTACAATTGTATTAGTTGAAAAAGCAACTTTGCAGGATATGGTTGATATTACAATCTATACCAATATCGGAGAACCTTGGAATGATAATGAACGAAGAATTATCATACCATCTCAATTCAATAGATTCCTACATTCATTTATGAATAATAACCCATTATTAACAGCAATGTTTAATAATACAAAGAATCTATCAAGCGATTACTCTCTTTTGAAAAAGGGTGATGCACTTATAATAGCTGAATGGTTTGCATATTATTACAACGTATTGGAGGGTAACATATATAGTTGGCCAAAGAATTCTATGTTAGATACTATGGCTTCAATTGAAGGATTACCAAAACATAGTAAAAAGAGAATGAATGATACTAAATCATTAATCAGTAAATCGATAGAATTAGCAAATTCAGCCGGAGATGTTAAATTTGAAAGAACATTCTTAGATAACTTATTTATATTAATGACGGTATTGAATACTCCATCTCACCCAATGAATAATAAAGATAAGGAGATAAAAATTAATAGTTATAAAAAGTTTATCGATTGGTTTGCAAAAACTGAAGCAACTTTGAGAAAGGAAGATGAATTCCTTATAGACCCGGCAACTGGAAAAGATTATGTACATCCTATTACTGGTAAGAAATCAACAAACGCCGAATCATTTAAAAGAAAATGTGGAGCTAAGAAAACGGATGATATACAAATTCGTTCTACTATGATTATGGAAAAGTTTTATAAAAGTTATGATAAACTTTTCGCTAGTGGTGTTATTACTTTAATTGATACTACAAACTATACTAAAAAACAAAAATTAAACGCAGCAATTCAAAATGATTGGATTGATGCTGATGGGAATGAGTTCACATTTGAGCAACTAATGGGTACTAATTCAATTATGGAAGGTGACCATATTGATGCTAGAGCAAGTGGTAATGAAACTACTATACAAAATTTAGTAATCAGAAATAAAACATCAAATATCAGAAAATCAAATAAAGCAATTTTAAAATAAAATGGATGAGAGTATTAGTAATACCTAATTACACAAATTTTGGTATGGCAAAAGACATCAATAGGGATTCGTTCCTATTGGTGTTTAAGTCATTTTTAGACAACACCGAAATAGGAAAAGAATGGGAATGGATTCTCCCATACCCAGATTTAAATAACCACCCTGGTATAATCAATCAATTTGAATATCCCAATGTTAAGTTGGTTAAAATGGATGGATTGGATTGTTTTCCACCAAAAATGAGAGTAGATTATCCCAATAATTTCTTCAACCGAATTATTGAAAAATATAATGGTGAATTTAATCTAATTTGGTCACATTTACCTGAATGGACTAATGAGTTTAAAATTACTCGTATTTACAATAAAACACAACCTATTATTGGTTATTGTCATTGGTGGGAAATTAAAGATAATGGTGCTAGAGATGATAATTCATTTTGGAGAAATGTGAAAGGCATGTTACAAATGAAGGTTTGTGGTGTAAACTCACAATGGGTTAAAGATTTGGTTATTAAAAGAGCAAAAGAAACATTTAAATCGCATATTACTGATAAGTTAGAAGAGATTATTCAACCTTGGTATTTAGGATGCGATTCAGCAACACCAACTCAAACATATAAACCAAAAACTATTGTGTTTAATCATAGAGAAGGTGTATATACAGGTTCAGATTGGTTTTTTGAAACTATGGATAACCTATGGAAAGAAAGACAAGATTTTGAAGTTTGGACTTCCTTAAACAATATGAATAAACCATATACCAAATATATTGGACATGCTGATAGGAATGTTTATATGAATCAATTAGCAGAAGCTCATTTTGGTGTAGGAACGTTTCAAGGTTATTCAGCATGGAGTATGAGTGCAACTGATGGGTTAAGTAGAGGTGTACCTTATTTACTACCTAATGATTTTTGTTACCCTGAAATGGTTGGTAACGAATACCCACTTCTTTACAATGGAAAAAAAGAATTTAAAGAAATGGTTGTTAAATTATTAGATGGTGAAATTGAAAGACCTGATATAACTCACATTGCTCAATCACTATTATGGGAATCTCAACTTAAAAGTTGGAAAATCGAAGAAAACTTCGTAAATAATGCGAGAAATACTTTTGATAAGTAAAAAAATTATCGTATATTTGTAGAACAATTAAATAAAAGAAATTTGTATTCAAACATATATTATCAAAGAGAAAAGAACTTAGTCCATTTGTGGGATGATACTCAAGGGTATAGGAGTTTTCCATATACCCGATATGCTTATGAAAAAGCAGTAAATGGTGAGTACACCACTCTATATGGAGATAAGGTGACTAAGATTTATAAATTCAAAGGAGATGACCCTACACTATTTGAATCAGATGTACCTGAAACTACGAGAGTTTTAGTAGATATGTACACCAATTCGGATATTCCATCTGAAGGACACGTTACACTTACATATGATATTGAGTGTGAGATGGAGAGTGGATTACCTGACCCAGAAAAAGCAGAGAATGAATTAACATCAATTGCACTGCATGATTCTGCTACTAACCAATATTGGGTATTAGTAATGGATAAAAAAGGTCAAATGGTAGAGCGTAAAACTGATAAAGCTATCGTTATTCCGTTTACACATGAAGAAGATATGTTAATGAAATATTTGGAATTGTATGAGTATATAAATCCATCTATTGTAACTGGTTGGAATATTGATTATTTCGATACACCAATGTTATATAATCGTATCAAACGTTTATTGGGTGAAAGACATGCAAATAGATTATCACCAATTGGACAGTGTTTTTGGTCACCATATCGTAAAAGGTATTTTATGGCAGGTGTATCTTATTTGGATTACCTTTCACTTTATAAAAACTTCACATATTCAGAATTAGATTCATATAGATTAGATACCATTGCTCAAAGAGAATTGGGTAGGGGTAAGATTGAATATGAAGGAAACTTAGATATCTTATTCAGAGATGATATTGAAAAGTTTATTGAGTATAACTTAGTCGATGTTGAGTTAGTTGTTGATTTTGATAAGAAACTACAATTCATAGATACCGCTAGAGGTATCTGCCACGCAGGACACGTTCCATATGAAGATTTCGTATATTCATCAAAGTATTTGGAAGGAGCATTATTATGTTATCTTAAAAGAAAGAACATTGTAGCACCTAACAAACCTGCTGATAGAAGAGAGAGAATGGAAGCTCTTAAGGAAAATAATGAAGAGAAATTCATTGGAGCATATGTTAAAGCACCTATTGTTGGAAAATATGATTGGATTTATGATTTGGATTTAACTTCCCTATATCCATCAATCATTATGAGTATCAATATCTCACCAGAAACCAAAGTTGGTAAGTTGGAAGATTGGGATGCACAAAAATACTTAAAAGGTGAAGTTAATGAGTATAAAGTTGGTGATAATTACATAACAAAAGAAAATCTAAAAATTCTATTAGAGAAAAGTAAATATTCCGTAGCATCAAATGGTGTTATGTATAGAACGGATACACCGGGTTGTATTCCTGATATATTGGACTTATGGTTCTCTCAAAGGGTTGAATTTAGAAAATTAGAAAAAAAATATGGTGATGAGGGAGATAAAGAAAAGTACGCATTCTATAAAAAACGCCAGCTGGTTCAGAAAATTTTACTTAACTCTTTATATGGGGTGCTTGGTCTTCCTGCCTTTAGGTTCTATGATGTTGATAATGCTACCGCTGTTACCACTACGGGACAGACAGTTATTAAAAGCACAGCTGATATGGCTAACATCAAATACAATAAGGAGCTTGGCACTCCTGATGCTGACAGTAATATATATATTGATACTGATTCGGTATTTTTCTCCGCAGTTCCTCTTTTAGACCATCGAATTCCAAATTGGAAAAATGATGAGCAGGATGTAATTGCTGGTTATGTAAATGATATAGCTGGTGAGATGCAGAATTACCTAAATGACTTCTATGATATCTTAGGTAAAAGGGTATTCAACATTGATAAGCATAGATTTGAAATTAAAAAGGAATTCGTATCAAAAGCTGGTATTTGGATTGCTAAAAAGAGATACGCACAATGGATTATTTCCGATAATGGTGTACCTTGTGATAGATTGGATGTAAAGGGATTAGATGTGGTTAGGTCATCATACCCAGCGGCTTTCCGTAAGTTTATGGGAGAAATATTAATTGAAATTCTTAGAGGTGATACGGAAACCCAAATAACTGATAAAGTTTATAATTTCAAAAAAGAATTGGTTAATATGGATGTTGTTAAGATTGCTAAAGCCGGAGCAGTTAAAAACTTAACAAAGTACATGCCAAAGAAGAAACAACAAACGGCAATGTTTCAATTCCCATCAGGTTGCCCAGCACACGTTAAAGCATCTATTGCATATAATCAACTATTAATTCATTTTGGTTTAGAAAATCAATTTGCACCATTAAAAGATGGTGATAAAATTAAATGGGTATATCTTAAACAAAACCCATTTGGATTAGATGCAGTTGGATTAAATGGTTATAGTGACCCAAAAGAAATTATGGACTTAGTAACTACCTACATTGATTATGATAAAATCTTTGAAAGGGAACTCCTTAAGAAATTGGAAGATTTCTATGGAGCATTAAATTGGGGAGAGGTTTTATCCTCAACCAAAACAGCAGAAAAGTTTTTTGCATTTTAATTTGGAAATGTGGAAAATAATTCGTATATTTGTATAACAAAAAAGTAAAACTTAAAATTAAATTATGGAAAAATTAAAATTAGATGGCTTCATCAATCGTTACAACCTTGGTGGTGAAGTAGAATCAGTAATGTTAAAATCAGATGATACAAGCGTATCAGTTAGAATGATTTCAGATGACAAAACCTTATTAGGTGATGTAAGTGTAGTAGAATCGGAATTCCCAAATGGTGAGTTCGGTATTTACACCACATCTCAATTAAGAGGTTTGTTAAGTGTATTAGATAATGGTATCACTGTTGAGGAAGTTACTGGGGCATTGAAGTTCTCTGATAAAGGAACAAAAGTTCAGTATATGTTGGCAGCACCATCAGTTATCCCATCGGTACCTGACTTGAAAGCACTTCCACCATTCAATGTAAATATTACATTAGATAATGAGTTTATTAATAAATTCATCAAATCTAAAGGAGCATTAGCTGACGCTGATACATTTACATTCACTTGTAAAGATGGTAAAGGTGAAATTATCTTAGGATACTCATCAATAAACTCTAACCGAATCTCAATTGGTGTAGATTGTAAATGTGAAGGTAATGTGGATGCAATTGCATTCTCAGCAAAATACCTAAAAGCTATCTTAATGGCTAATAGAGGTTCAACAACCTCATCATTACAAATCTCATCACAGGGATTGGCAACGTTATCATTTACCGATGGTGACTATGTATCAAATTATTACTTAGTAGAGATTAAATAATAACAACTAAAAAGTAGCATATGAGCTTTTGGGATACCGAACCGCAAAAACCAATATTTGTATTTGAAGATGAGAAACAAAAACTCATCGAAAATATGAACTACCTTATGACAATGAGTGTAGAAGAACAAACCTTATACAAAAAATGGGTAGAGTTGCAGGAGGAATCTATGTTTAGGGATAAATCCCAAATGGCATCTCTATATGATACTCAATGGAAACCAACTGATATCAATAATAAGGAACTAACTATTAGAGAAATCGAAGAGTTAGACCCTTATGTTGAGATTGTTGAAGATGATGCAGTACAATCTACCAAATGGACTTATGTTCGTAAAATGATTCACACAATGAGTTGGACAGCAAATCCTGGTCGAAATGTGAAGATATTTATAAAAGATAGGAATAGTGGTAAATTGTTAGGATTAGTTTCATTAGCATCCGATGTAACCGCAATGGGTGTTAGAGATAACTACATTGGTTGGACTAAGGAAGATAAATTTGCTAAAGGTAAACTTAACTATACAACTATTGCATCATCTATTGTATGTACTCAGCCACTTGGTTACAACTTCTTAGGGGGTAAGTTAACCGCAATGATGACTACGGTTCCGGAAGTTAGGGAATTTTGGAAAAAGAAGTACGGACAAACTCTAATAGCAGTTGGTACAACTTCCCTTTATGGAATACATTCACAATACAATGGAATTCCTCACTTTAAAACATTAGGTGAATCAGCTGGTAAAATTAGTTTAAAGCCGGATGATAAATTCTATGACCCTTGGCATCAATGGATTAAGGAAAATCGTGCAGAGTGGTATCAAACTGCTATCACAAACGAACGAATCCGTAATGGGGCTAATATGGGTACTGGTGAAGGAGCTAGTGGACCTGTAAGTGGTATTAAACAAAAGATTTTGGGACAGATATTCAAAGAATGTAACATTAAAGCAAATGAATATCATCATGGGTTTAAACGAGGTGTATATCTCGCTATGATTTATGAAAATGGACCTGAGTTCCTACGTTCAGAAATTGAAGAATCTGAATTGGTAATGAAACCAAAGTTCGCTGAAGGATATGATTACATTAATAAGTGGTGGAAAAGACAGGCAATTAAGAGATATTCTAAGTTGCATGATGAAGGTAGATTAAAACCGGAACATTTATATTACATAGATGGTATTGGTGTAGAATGGGAAGATTTTAAGGCTCAGAGATTGAGTGAAGTAGGTAGATAATAAATAAAAAAACAAAATGGCATTTTTCGAACAAAGTATAGAAGAAAAAGTAGATAATTCATTGTGGGTTGAATCATATAGACCTACTCGATTAGATGATTATGTAGGTAACGAACACCTTAAAGCAAAGGTAGCGGGTTATTTAGAAACTGGTGATGTACCACATCTTTTATTGTATGGTAGAGCTGGTACGGGTAAAACTACATTAGCAAAATTGATTGTAAAATCAATTGAATGTGATTATATGATTATAAACGCATCATCTGAAAACAATGTGGAGACAGTTCGTAATAAAGTTACCAACTTTGCATCATCACAGGGTTTTAAGAAATGGAAGATTGTAATTTTGGATGAGTTTGATTATATGACTCAAAATGCACAGGCAATTCTTCGTAACTTAATGGAAACGTTTAGTGGACATTGTAGATTCATTTTGACTTGTAATTATGTTGAGAAGGTAATTGACCCGATTCAATCTCGTTGCCAAACTTTCCAAATTGTACCTCCAACTAAAAAAGATGTTGCAGTACAGGTTAGTAAAATCCTTAACAATGAAGGAGTAAAATTCGAAGTTAAAGATTTGGTACCAATTATTGATGCTGGGTATCCTGATATTCGTAAGATTATCAATACCTGTCAATTAAATTCAGTAAAAGGTGAGTTGAAAGTAGATACAAAAAATCTATTGGAAAACGATTACAAAATGAAAGTTTTGGATATTCTTAAATCAAAAGATGATAAGAGAAATAAGTATATGAATATGAGGCAAACAATTATTGATAGTAGAGTTACTGACTTTACTGAATTGTTTACATTATTATATGATAAGGTAGATGAATACGCTCCATCTAACACAGCAAATGTTATTATTGCATTATCACAAGGGCAAAGTAACCATTTCAATTCAATTGATAAGGAAATCCCAATGGCAGCGTGTTTAATTGAAATTTTAAATTTAGTATAATGGCGAAAGTATTAGGAATGAATAGTGGGAAACCACAAAAACCATCAGCTGAAGCGCAAGCTGGTGGACCAAAAATAGATATAGGTAAATCTAAACCAATCTTATGTGAAAAATGTGGATACGATACATTTGTAACTGGTGGTAAGTTTAGAAAAATATCAAAGTTACTAACTGGAACACCACAAGATGTAGTTATCCCAATTGATATCTTTATTTGTGGTAATTGTGGTGAAGTATGTGAGGAATTGATGCCACCTGAATTGAGAGTATTAGAACAATTAGATAAGCAAAATACAAACGAACAAACTAAGTAATGGCAGCTACCCTTTTTGACCATATTACACAAATAACCAATGTTCAAAACCCTAAGTATTGGGATACATTGGATGAGAGTGACCGTAAGACCTGGTCAAACTATATGGTACTCCGTTTTCTATCTATGAAATATGAGTGGGTAGAAACTATCGCTAGTGTTCAACCATATCTTCAGGAAGTACCACCTAAAGCAATGTATTTGGCTTTAATTGATTTACTCCCAAAGGGTAGACATTTTATGAAATACATCAAACCAAAGGGTGCTGATAAGTATGAGGGATGGTTAATAGATTTGGTAGCTAAAAACTATGAAGTATCAAAGATAGAAGCAGAAGATTATCTAAAGATATTATATGCATCTCACACTGGTAAACAAAAAATTATTGAGTTGGCTGAAAACTATGGGACAGACCCAAAAGTGATAAAAAAACTAAAAATAAACGTATAATAAATCAATTAAAGTTTGGAAAATCCAAACTTTTTTTGTATATTTGTAATATAAAATTAAAGTTATGGCAAAAGTAAGTTTTTCACAATTCTCAACATGGAGTTCATGTCCTCAACAATATAAGTTGAGATACATCGATAAGTTGGGTGAAAGTTCTGCCAATATTCATACACTCTTTGGAACCGCAATGCACGAAACAATCCAACATTTCCTTTCGGTTATGTATGGGGTTTCTAAAAAGCAAGCGGAACTAATTGATACTGATAAGTTATTATTAGAATGGATGCGTAAAGAATATATCAAAGAAACTGAAAAACTTAGTTCGGGTGTAATATGTACCCAATTGGAGTTAGAAGAGTTCTATGGTGATGGTAGAAGAATCCTTGAGTGGTTCAAAAAGAAATTAGATAAGTTCTACACTAAAACTGGGTTTGAATTAGTTGGAATTGAAATTCCACTTAATGCACCTATTAAAGAAGGTGTATATCTTATTGGATTTATCGATATTGTAATGAGAGATTTATCAACTGGTGAAATTATCATCATTGATTTAAAAACATCAACAATGGGATGGAATAAGTACCAAAAAGCTGATAAGTTAAAGAACGCTCAGATTATAATCTATAAAAAATATTATTCTGAATTATTTAATATTCCTTTGGATAAAATCAAAGTAGAGTATCAGATTATGAGAAGGAAAATGCCTGAAGAGGCTCCATTTCCAATTCCATATATGTCAAAACACATTCCTGCATCTGGAAAACCAACTGTAAATAAAGTATATGGTGAGTTTATGGAATTTGTGAATAGTGTATTTGATGATGAGGGTAAATTTAGAGATGTTCCATATCCAAAAAACCCCGGAGAACGAAAAAAGAATTGTAAATTTTGTGAATTCGGCCAACGAGGTTTATGTGATGGGATTTCTTAACGAAAAATAAATATCCATATACTTATATATATAAATTAATATAAACAATATGGAAACCCAAACAAAATTAACAACTGTTAAGATTCTAAAGGGAGTATATTCGAATTTTAAAAGTGTATCTTTTGAATCGGATGTTACCTTACAAAAATTAGTAAATAGAACTGTAGAGAGATATGTTACAGATGAAAAATTCAGAAACGAAATGAACGAATATCTGAAATTACAAATCTCTGGTTCTCAATTTTAAAAAAAAAGTTATTTCAATAAGTTATGAATAAAAAGAAAAAGATTTTATTGCTTTCTGATGATTTGCGAATGGCAAGTGGTATTGCCACTATGAGCAAAGCATTAGTAATGGGTACTGTTGACAAGTACGATTGGTTCCAAGTAGGAGCCGCAATTAATCACCCTGAGCAAGGTAAAGTATTGGATGTATCTGTTGATGTTGCCGCTCAAACTGGTGTAGCAGATGCTAGTGTTAAAATACTACCTTGGACTGGATATGGTGATGCTGGATTGGTTAGACAATTAATCAACGCTGAACAACCTGATGCTATATTACACTTTACCGACCCGAGATATTGGATTTGGTTATATGAGATGGAGCATGAGATTAGACAAAATGTTCCAATTATGTTTTACGCTATTTGGGATGATTTACCAGACCCATTATATAATCGTAACTATTACGAAAGTTGTGATTGGATTGGATGCATTTCTCGTCAAACCTATGGTATCGTATCCCGTTTAACCGCATTAACGGACAAGCCAACTTGGAAACCTCATTCAGATTGGCAGGTATCCTATGTACCACATGGTATTAATTCAAAAGAATATTTCCCAACAGAAGTACCAGCCGAATTTCGTTCTGAGATATTAGGTGGTAAAGAATATGATTTTGTATTCTTTTGGTCAAACCGAAATATTCGTAGAAAACAACCATCTGATGTTATTATGGCATTTAAACAATTTTGTGAGGAATTGGGTGAAGAAAAAGCATCTAAAGTTTGCTTAGTGATGCACACACAACCTATCGATGAAAATGGTACCGATTTACCAACGGTTTATAGTACATTAGCACCAAATTGTAACGTTATATTTTCAGATAAACGTAGAACTACAAATGAATTAAATTACCTATACAATATGGCTGATGTAACAATCAATATCGCTGGTAATGAGGGATTTGGATTAACAACCGCTGAATCTATAATGGCTGGTACCCCAATTATCGTAAACGTAACTGGTGGTTTGCAAGACCAATGTGGTTTTAGGTATAAAGATAGTGGAAAATTGGTTAATTCGGAAGATTATATCAAAATTGGTTCACTTCACAATTGGAGAGATTGGGAAGATAAATTAGAACCAGGACCTTGGGTTAGACCTGTATGGAGTAGAGCACAATCATTAACAGGTTCAGTTCCAACACCATATATTTGGGATGATAAAGTTGATATCTATGATGTTGCTAAAGCAATGATGGATATGTACAATACACCAAAAGAAACTCTTTTAGAGAATGGATTAAAGGGAAGAGAAGCTTTCATTGGTGAAATAGGATTAAGTTCAGAAAATATGTGTAAAACATTAGTTGATGGAATGGAAGGAACCTTTGAAAATTGGAAACCTCGTAAATCATACGAACTATTTAAATTGAATTAAGAAGAAAATAAAAAGTTATGAATAAACCATTATTAGTATATCAAGCTCCAGTATTCACTCGAAGTGGTTATGGTGACCATGCGAGAGATATCTTACGAAGCTTATTTGAAATGGATAAGTACGATGTTAAAGTTGTACCAACCAGATGGGGAAATACTCCACAAAATCAAGTTGACCAAACAACTGAATTTGGTAAAAAGGTATTTGCAAATGTAATTACCGAATTGAACCGAAAGCCGGATATCTTTATGCAGATGTCCGTTGCTAATGAATTTGAAGCAAAGGGTAATTTTAACATTGGTATTACTGCTGGTGTAGAAACTACTATTTTACCAAAGGAATTTATTGATGGTTCAAATAAAATGGATATGGTTATAGTACCATCTCAATTCACAAAGAATTTGATGTTAGGTACTGCATATCAAGAAAAAAATAATCAAACGGGGCAGATAGTAAATGAGTTCAGAATTAGTAAACCAGTTGAAGTTTTGTTCGAAGGTGTAAATACTGAAATTTACTCAAACCCGGTCAACTCATTAACTGAGTTAGATAAATTAGAAACTGATTTTAATTTCTTATTTGTTGGGCATTGGTTAAAGGGAAATTTAGGGCAAGATAGGAAAGATGTAGGTATGGTTATTAAAACATTCGCTACAGTATTCAAATATCTACCTAAAGATAAAAGACCTGGTCTTATTATGAAAACCTCACATGCTGGATTTTCAGTAATGGATAGAGAAGCTACAAGAGATAAGATTGATAATATATTAAAACCATTTGGTAAGGATGCACCTAAAGTATATCTTTTACATGGTGATTTAACTGATGATGAAATGGCATCATTATACCATCATCCAAAAGTTAAAGCAATGGTTTCATTTACTAAAGGTGAAGGATATGGTAGACCATTAGCTGAATTCACTATGACCGGTAAACCAATTGTTGTTTCTGGGTGGAGCGGACAAATGGATTTCTTACCAAAAGAACACACTATATTTTTAGAGGGTTCATTAACAAATATTGATGAATCCGCAGTTGATACATTTATATTAGCAAATGCACAATGGTTTAGTGTAAACTACTCAGATGCGGCCAACAAATTATATAAGGTATTTAATGATTACGATGTACATTTAAAACAATCGGCTGGATTAAAATCCAACACATTAAAGAATTTTACATTAGAAAAAATGCATGAAGTTTTTAAACAAATGATGGAAAGATATGAAAAGGGAATACCGCAGGTAAAACCATTCAACCTACCAAATTTAAACAAAAACAAAATGGAATTACCTAAACTAAATAAAGTATAATGGCAACTACTCCAAATCAGGCAATAAAGTATAAACCACTAATATTAGAAGAAAAACGTGTATCCCGTTCGGCTGTACAGCCGTATGGGGTATATCGTATATCTACTTACAAATATGCGGATGGTAATAAGGAATCCCTAAGTGGAGCCGATTCAACTATTATATTCGTAACGGGAATATATGAACAAAAGTTCTCAGCAATTAAATTATCATCAATTAAACCGGAAGATTTTTTCAAATGGTTTAAGAAATTGGAAGATAAAGCTAATAAAGTTTTAAATGAACAAAAAACTACAAATGTTGGATTATATGATATAGCAACTGTATATGATAGAGGTGGAGAACGTATCTATAATAGTTACGTTAAAACTGGTATTGAATTAAAAAAGATTGAAAATCCATATCGTACATATAACAAAGATGGGATTCAATATATGAGTGAAGTATTTTTTAAGAAAAATGTATTAGAAGAATATTATGGTTAATATAACATATGCAGTTACAGTTTGTAATGAAATTGAAGAGATTACAAAATTAATCAATTTCATACATCCGAGAATTCAAAAAGAGGATGAGATTTTGATTCAATATGATTCAGATGGGGCTACTGAAGATGTGGTAAACTATCTAAGAATTATAGGTGAATTACATCAAAACATAAACATAATAAGTTTTCCACTTAATAAGGATTTTGCAAGTTTTAAAAACAACTTAAAGAATCATGCAAATGGTATCTTTATTTTCCAATTGGATGCAGATGAAATCCCATCGGAATTTTTGATTGAAAATATGCACGATTTAATCGAAGCTAACTTAGATATTGATTTATTCTTTGTACCAAGAGTTAATACCGTTGAAGGATTAACCGATGAACATATTAAAAAATGGGGATGGCAATTAAATCCAAATGGTTGGATTAACTGGCCTGATTTACAAACTAGAATTTACCGAAGAACATCGGAGATTGAGTGGGATGGTAAAGTACATGAAAGAATCAAAGGTTATAATACATTAACTATCCTACCATTGCAAGAGGAATACGCTATCTATCACCCTAAAGGAATAGAAAGACAAGAAAAACAAAACGAATTGTACGATACTATATGAGAATAGCATTTTTAACTGAAATGGGATTTAGTGGAACTATCCCACCAACTCATAATAATATGAGAACTGAGTTTGCTTGGATGAACGCTCTTAATGCGGTTCACTATCCATTAGAAACTTATGATTCGGTTAAAAACTATGATGTTGTATTTATCATATTTCCAAAAGGAAAAACCTATTTAAATTCTGAAGGTAGTACATTAGTAAATGGAGTAAATCCAGTATCTAAATATTTACAACAACCAATAATACCAACTTTAAAAGAAAGTAATACTAAAGTATATTACATTCAAGAAGGACCACATTGGTGGTGGAATGATTATGAAGTTATAGACCAAATTCAGTTCTATAACTTTTTATCACTTACTGATGGTATATTTGCACACAATCTATCAGATTCTCAATATTATAGAGGATTATTCTGGAATAAAAAGGTAGAGATAATTCATTCACTTATGATAGAGGATTTCATCAAAGATATTCAACCTATTACTGAGGATAAAGTACTGATTGGTGGTAACTTCTCCCGATGGTATGGTGGGTTTGAATCTTATATGGTAGCATCTGAATTTGGATTACCAATATGGGGACAAGAATCTCACTCAAAAAGAGTAAATGAAGGTGGTATTGGTAACCTATCCCACTTCCCAAGAATGAATTGGAACGATTGGATGGTAGAAGTATCTAAATTCAAATATGGTGTACATCTAATGCCAACGGTAGCAGCTGGTACATTCTCACTTAATTGTGCATATTTTGGGATACCTGTAATTGGTAATGAAAAGTTAGATACACAACGATTGCTACATCCAAACTTATCAGTAGATGTATCTGATATTGAATCAGCTATGTTAATGGTTGAGATGTTAAAAGACCCCATTTTCTACAAAAAGAAAAGTGAAGAAGCAAAAGATAATTACCAAACTTACTATACAAAAGAAGTTTGGTTAAAACAAATGATGAATAAAATATGATAACAGTTATATTAAATGGTTATAAGAGAGGCGAAAACCTCAACGAACAATTAGAAGCTCTAAGGAATCAAACGGTAAAGCCGGATGAGATTCTTTTATGGTATAATAATCCAGGTGATAACGATTTGTTGAATTATGATATTGGAACGGAAATTCCAGTTGCATATTGTAATTACAACTTTGGTGTATGGGCAAGATTCTACTTCGCAATGAACGCTAGAAATCCTTATGTTTGTGTATTTGATGATGATACAATCCCTGGCGAAAGATGGTTAGAAAATTGTATGGAAACTATGAAAACACATGAAGGTTTATTGGGTTCAGTTGGATTACTTTATCCAAACCCATTACCAGCGGAACATTCATCTTATTACGAACACTACTTAAGATTCGGATGGCCGGAATTAGGTAACAATGAAAGAACTGTACAAGTTGATTTAGTTGGACATAGTTGGTTCTTTAAGAAAGAATGGTTATCTCATATGGTGAGAGAATTACCTGACCCAAAATACAATACCTGTGGTGAAGATATGCACTTTTCGTATATGTTACAAAAGTATGCAGGAATACCTACATTTGTACCGCCACATCCTAAAGATGATAAATCCCTATGGGGGAGTATCAAAGGAGCTGAATATGGTGGTGATGCTAACTCACTATGGGAATCAAACCAAGCTAGTGTAGAAGGTACACCATTTAAACAATTAATGAATCAATATTTTCACGAACAAAGAATTAAAGGTTGGAAATTAGTAAATGAAAAATAATACAATATTACTCTGTTTTGGGACAAGACCCGAATGGTTAAAAATTAAACCATTGATTAAGATTATGGATAGAAGTGAATATAAACTTCTATTTACAGGTCAACACCCTGATTTACTTCAAAATGTTAAAGTAGATTATAAAATTAATATAAACAATTCTGATAATAGATTGGATTCAATTATATCAGATTGTATGTTACAATTCCCTAATGGGGAATTCAGTTCAGTATTAGTTCAAGGTGATACTGGTTCAGCATTTGGCTGTGCATTAGCAGCATTCAATAGACAGTTAAAGATTTACTATTTGGAAGCTGGGTTAAGAAGTGGTGATTTACAACACCCATACCCTGAAGAGGGATATAGACAAATGATAGCAAGAATAGCAGATGTGAATCTTGCACCAACTCAATTATCGGCTAATAATCTAATAAAAGAAAAAGTACATGGTAAAATTCATGTAGTTGGAAACTCTGTATTGGATAATTTGGTAGATTTTGGTGACCCAACTTATGAAAACTTTGTACTGATTACTTTACATCGTAGAGAAAATCATTATTGGATGGATAAGTGGTTTACAGAACTTAATGATTTAGCAATAGCTAATCCTGATTTGGAATTTATTTTACCAATTCATCCAAATCCAAATGTTCAAAAATGGAAACATCTATTAACCAGTGTTAATGTGGTTGAACCAATGGAACATACTGATATGATTTTACATATTAAGAAATGTAGATTCATTATTTCGGATAGTGGTGGATTACAAGAAGAGGGCTCATTTTTTAATAAGCAAGTAATTGTATGTAGAACTACAACCGAAAGACCTGAAGGATTATATACAGGTCATTTACATTTATGTAAAAATCCAAATGATTTAAAAAAATTATTTGGAAAAGTTAATAATAATCCGTATATTAGTGAAAATTGTCCATATGGTGATGGTGATACTGCTATTAAAGTTTTAAATATATTAAGAGATGAAAAATTTTAGAGAACACTTTTTTAAATTTAAATCCAAATTGGATAATAAAGAAAACTTCGCATTTTCACGTTATTCAGATGGTGAAATGTATATCTTACAAAATAAAGAATTAGTATTAGATAATGGGCTAATTCAGATTGGAAATGAAAAGCAAGGTGGTGTTTATCAGTCACCTGATTTCAAACACTTTGACCCAAAAGAACATTCATTTTATCAACAGAAGTTAGTTGAATCACTTCAATACAAACAACACAATTATTACAAAGGAATTAGTTGTAGTTGTTGTGTAGGTAAGGAAGCATTTGATTGGCAGGTTGATTTAGCTGGTGGTGATGATGAATCACTAACTTGGGCTAATCTTTGGGTAAACGGAAACTATCCTATATTCATAACACATATTCTACCAATTTTTTATAGTAGAGATTGTGTGTTTATTGGACATGAGGATGCTAACTTAAATAGATTACCATTTTTTGTGAAAGACTTTAGAGTGGGTTATAACGCAATGATTAATGATTATGGAAAAATTGAAAATATTAAAGAGTGGATTAGAACAAATAATGTTAAAAACCACATATTCCTTTTTTCGGCTTCTACTTTTACCAATTTGGCAATTGTGGAGTTGTTTAGAGATTACCCTGATAACACTTATGTTGATATTGGGACTTGTTTAACACCAATGATGGATATGCCAACTCATAGAGGGTATTTACAATCATTTTGGAATTACCAAAACACACAAGATATTCAAAAGATTTGCATATGGAATTAGTAGAATGTACAAGCGGATATTGGGAATTTGTAAGAGTTCTTAGAAATGATAAAAGAGTATTGAGTGGATTTATCAAATCAACTCATATTACTGAAGAAATGCAGAATTCATATATGAAAACACATTCTCAGTTTTATCGTATAGCATTGGTTAATGGTAAACCTGCTGGATACGTTGGTGTTATTGAAGATGATATCAGAGTATGTACACATCCTGATTTTCAAGGTTTGGGAGTTGGTAAGTTTATGATAAACCAATGTATGGTTACATGGCCTACCGCATTTGCAAAAGTAAAAATAGATAATGAAGCAAGTATGAAATTATTCGAAGCTTGTGGATTTACAAAAAAATATTATATATTAACTAAAGATTAAATTATGTTACACAATCCATACAAAATTGTAAGAATGTTTGAAGAGGAAATCGCTAATTATACCGGCGCTCCTTACGCTATCTCAATTGATAGTTGTACAAACGCATTATTCCTTATTTGTAAATACAATGAGGTGAAGGAAGTTACAATCCCATCAAAAACGTATCTATCAGTACCTCAATCGATTATACATGCTGGTGGTACAGTTATCTTCGATAAGAGAGCAGAAACAAACCATTGGAAGGGTTTATACCAATTCAAACCATATCCTATCTACGATGCCGCAAAACGATTAACAAGCGGTATGTACATACCCGGAACTTATATGGGGTTATCATTCCACATTAAAAAGTTACTTCCAATTTGGAAAGGTGGTATGATTCTAACCGATAATGCTGATGCGGCTGATTGGTTTAAAAAAGCTCGTTATGAAGGTAGAAGTGAAAAATATTACAAAGAGGATGATATTACATTCCATGGTTGGAATATGTATATGACTCCACAACAAGCAGCTCAAGGTTTGGCTATGTTTCAAAACTATCCAGAACATATGAGTGATTTAGGTGAAGATAATGGTTATAGAGATTTAACCGAATTTACTGTTTTCAAAAGCAATAAAGTTATAGAATAATGAAAGTAGAAAAATTAATTAGTAAAAATCAACCATCAAATTGGTTTAATCAAATAACAAAAGAATGTAGGGATGAATATCCAATTCATTTAGTTGACATAGATGCATCGGAAAAACTCGTTGATATGGGATGTAATGTTGGTGGTTTTAGTGAAGCATGGAATTATCGCTTTCATAATATCTTAGCAATTGATGCAGCCTCATATAATGTTGAACAATATAAAAGTAGACATTCTCATCAAATTTTACACAAAGCAGTATCATCTAAAGATGGTGAAATTGTAAAGTTAAAAAAATATATGGGTAACAATGATGATGATACTAATTCTGGAAACTTTTCAATAACAGGTTTTGTAAATGAACATAACAAACATGGATTTAGGGGTGATGAATATGAAGAGGTTGAAACTATTAGTTTAGAAACCATTTTAGAAATGGTTGGTACTATTGGTTTGTTGAAAATTGATATAGAAGGTGCTGAAGTGGATGTATTGTACCAAAAGGATTTATCAAAAGTAAATTACATAACTGGAGAATTCCATAATTTTATTGGTAAAGAAAATCAATCAAAATTATTTGGATGGATTGGTAATACTCATACTGAAATATATTCTGTTGGTGATGGTGTTAGTTCTCATTTTATAAAAATGTGGAAAAGAAAATAGTATGAAAATAGCACTATGTTTACATGGTTTATTTGATTCAACAACTGATGGTAGTTCCAATGGTTATGATGGATACAACCATATTAAAAAACACATTTTAGATATTACTGATACTGATGTGTTTATCCATAGTTGGGATATTGAAAAAGAGAGTGAAATCACTAAGTTATATAATCCAACGTCAGCCATATTTGAAGCCCCAAAAGATTTTAATGAATTGGTAAATGGTAGAGGTTTAAATAATTTGAGTGGAACACCACGTTCACCTCAAAGTGTATTATCCCATCTTTATAGTGTAACTGAATCAATGAAGTTACCATATATAACTAATTCAGAATATGATATCATTATTAAAGCTCGTTTTGATTTGGGTAGAATAAATAGAGATACATCTGGACCAGGTAGAGGTAACCCATACCCAGTTCAATGTATTAATTTTCAAACTGAAATCGAATCTGATAAAATATATATGGCAGATTGGAATCATTTCAAAATGGGACCAGCGGATATGTGGTTTTATGGTACAATGGAAACTATGAAACCATTTACATCATTATATAATTCATTAGAGGAGCAAATGGAATTTAGAAGTCCATTTCACACATTTGCAGCTCAGATAGAAGGAAACCCTGGTGACCTTTCAAATTCCATAGCATTTTATAAATGGTGGATGATACAAAATGGACTTTGGGAAAATAGAATAAATTTACAAACAATATGGGAATAGAATTACCAATAGTAGTGTACACTCACACCGATATGAAGGATGTATGGCCAATGTTTTTTGGACAATTCAAAAAATATATCAATGGTTATAAAGTGTATGTGGCTGTTAATCAAATAGATACGCAAATACCATCGGATTATATCCAATTGGTATATGATGATTCAAAATCATATACAGAGCGCTGGAGACAAATACTTCCACAAATTGAGGAAGATGTTATTATGTTTTTGCATGAGGATATGATATTATTCGATACACCTAATTTTGAATTATTAGAAAAGTATTATGGTTATGTTAAAAGTGGAGTAGTTGAGAGTATTAAAATGATATTAGCAGGTGATTCATTTCTTCCATCAACCATAGATAGTACATTAGTTACCAATCAATACGCAAAGTTTTCAATCCAACCAACACTAGTTAAAAAGGAAATATTTCAAAATTTAGTTAATACTATTGGTTCGTTAAATATTTGGCAATTTGAAGAAGCTATTATTTCATATGGTCGGGATTTTATGATACGAGTTGGTAGTGAGAAAAAAAGAGGTATGTATCACTATGATAGTATTGTTTTCCCTTATATAGCAACTGCTATTAATAAAGGAAAATGGAATATGAGTGAATACCAAAAAGAATTGGATAAAATGTTTAATGAATATGGTGTAATGCCATTTGAAAGAGGAATAGTATGATAAAATTAATAGTATTTGATTTAGATGGAGTTTTAGTAGAAGCTAAGAATATCCACTTTGATGCACTAAATAATGCATTAGGACCTGAATATGAAATAAGTTGGGCTGAACACCTTTCAACTTATGATGGTTTGAAAACAAACCAAAAGTTGAATATGTTGAGTGAACAAAAGGGATTACCAACTGAATTACATAAACAAGTATGGGATAAAAAACAAAAGTACACATTACAGATGTTAAAAGAGTTGAAACCAAATCAAACTCTACAATCGGTAATGAATGCACTTTCTGAAGATGGATACAAATTAGCAGTTTGTTCTAATTCAATCAGAAAGACAGTTTTGACTGTACTTTCAAAATTGGGAATAATGGAGTTTATGGATTTAATTATCTCAAATGAAGATGTTAAGAATTCTAAACCACACCCTGAGATGTATTGGAAAGCAATTTCAATGATGAGTTGTTTACCAGAAGAAACTCTAATTGTAGAGGATTCACCTTATGGGTTACTTGCGGCATCTCGTTCCAAATCTCATATTTTGAGAGTTAGAAATCCACAAGAAGTAACCTATACGAACATATTTAAAAAATTAACTGAAATACAAATGGGTAAAATAGAAACAACACCTAAATGGGTAGATAAAAAGTTGAATGTATTAATTCCAATGGCTGGTGCTGGAAGTAGATTCCAAACTGCTGGTTATACATTCCCAAAACCACTAATTGATGTAGAGGGTAAACCAATGATTCAAGTTGTGGTAGAAAATTTGAACATAGATGCAAATTACATATATGTAGTTCAGAAAGCACATAGAGAGCAATATAACTTAGATACCTTACTAAATTTAATTACACCTGGTTGTAAAGTAGTAGAAGTAGATACATTAACCGAAGGAGCTGCTTGTACGGCATTATTGGCTAAAGAATTTATTGATTCAGAGGCACCACTTTTCTTTGCAAATTCAGACCAATTTGTAGAATGGGATTCAAACGAATTCTTTTACAAAATGAATGAGAACGATTGTGATGGTGGAATACCAACATTTAAAGCAACTCACCCAAAATGGAGTTTTGCTAAGTTAGATGATGATGGATTTGTAACCGAAGTACAAGAGAAAAACCCAATATCTGATTTGGCAACAATTGGTTTTTATTATTGGAAACATGGTTCGGATTTTGTGAAATACGCTGAAGAGATGATTGAGCAAGATATTAGAGTGAATGGAGAATTCTATGTTTGTCCTGTTTATAACAACGCAATTAAAGCTGGATTAAAGGTTAGAACATTCGATGTACCTAAAATGTGGGGATTGGGAACCCCTGAGGATTTAAAATATTATTTAGAAAATTATAAAAATGATTAAAACAGCTACTATAATAACAACTCATAATCCTAAATTTCATCATGCATTTAATTTATTGGAATCCTATATAAAATATGTAGAGAAACCACATGACTTATATTTTATTTTTACAAATGAAAATGAAATGTTTGATTTTAATTGGAAATCCGAATACAAATATATGGATAATTATAAACCATTAATATTGGATGAATCATTGAGAGATAAAAAAAGTATTGTTAATGTTAAAAAAATGTTTGCATTACAATCTATAATTAACGATTATGATTATGTTGGTGTATATGATTGTGAATCTGAATTTGTTAAAAATTGTAACTTAGATACCATATATGAAAATATTGCATCATATGATTATGTAAAGGCTAACGAATCTGAAATTGGAGGTAATATAATAAAGTTAGCAGCAGGATATATGGGATTGGATACTAATGAAATATTAATAAATCAAACTAAAAATTATTCTCTATATTGGTGGTTTAGTGAAATACCTGTTTATAAAAAAGAATTGTTTATAGATTTCTATGATTGGTATAAATCATCTGAAAATTTAAATACATTACAATCAGAATATTATGCATTTGATTATTTGGTTTATATAATATGGTTAGTTTGTTTTAAAAATTTTAAAATCAAACATATTGAATTACCATTTAAATCCGAAATTTCAGCAGTTGAGGATTTTAGATTAACACAAGAACAAAAGGATATTGTTAGTAATGAATTTCAATCGTATTGGTCTGTAAATGGTGTAAACCATAAAAAGTATGATAATATAAAATTAATAGTACATTCGGATAATGCTGGATATATAGATAAATAAAAAAATAATAATGACAAATTATCAAAGAGTTACCTTTATTATACCTTGTAGGAATAATTTAAGATTTTTACAACAAGCCGTTTCATCAATTGAAGAACATTATGGTGATGGGCATGATATTGTGATAATGGATGATGCATCAACTGATGATAGTTGGGAATGGATTGAAAAATATGGTTCGGATAAGAATCATATTTTAACTTATAGAAATGGTGGAAAAGATAGAGTTGGGCATACTGTTTTATACGATATAGGTATTCAATTAGCTAGAACACCAATCGTAACAATATTACATTCAGATATGATTGTAACACCAAACTATGTTGGGAATATGTTGAAACACCTTAAACCAATGAGTGTAGTTTCAGCCACTAGAATCGAACCACCATTGCATCCACCTGGTCCTGAAAAATATGTTAAGAATTTTGGAATGGATGTGGATGAGTTTACTGATGCCAAATCCAATTTCTTAAAATTTGTATATGAAGCTGAGTATCTAAATGAGGGTAAAGTTACTAATGGTATCTTTGCACCTTGGATGTTATATAAAGAAGATTTTGTATCTATTGGTGGGCATGATAAATTATTTGCACCTATGGAGTTGGAAGATTCTGATATATTTAATAGGTTCCATTTGAATGGGTACCAATTAATTCAGAGTAGAGATGCATTTGTATATCATATGACTTGTAGAGGTAGTAGATTTAAAGATGGTATCGAAATAGAAAAAGAGATACCACTACCAGATGGTACAATATGGTTCAAACCAAAAGACTCTGAAGAATATTTACAACTAAGAGCAACCAAATTTAGAGAGTGGTGGAGAAAGTGGCATACTGATGTTTTACATGATGATAATATGATGCCAATAGTTCCTAAAAGATATTCAACATCATTTATAATTGAAAATTGTAGACCACAACTACTTTCAATATTAGAACCCTGGTGTGATGATATCTATGTAGATTGTGAATTTAACTCATATATTATGAATGAAGATTCTAAATCGGAATATATAATATCCGATAAAGTTCATTCAATTGGTAATGATGTTAAAAATAATGTACACATTAAATTTGATGCTAGTAAATTAACTAATCAACATTTTACTGAATTTATTAAAAAATTACCATTTATTATTGAACAAACTGGGCAATTGGGTACATTCAATTGGGATATATTTGAAATAAGTATTTTATCTTTAAATACAATTGACATGATTAAACCTCACTTTAAAAACGTATTTTAATGAAAAAAAAGACATTAGTATGTATCCATATAATGCCATCTGAAATAGAAATGTTTCAAAGGTTTATGGAACAATATAGAAAAGCATTATCGTATTGTAGAGAATATGATGTTACTATAAAAGCAACTTTGAATTTAAACCCAAAACTTACGGATTGGGAAAATAGTGAGTTAAAGCAAGATTACTTTATGAATATCTTCAATGCTCAGTTTCAATATAAAGAATTGAAAAATATAAATCAAATTATATTAGATGAATCTATGTGGGGTACAACTCAACAAAAGAGAGAATCTATTAAAATTGATTACTTTGACCAATTTATATTTTGTGATACGGATATTGTGATGCATGAACATCAGTTAATATACCAATTACAAGCAGCAGAAAGATTGGAGGGTATGTATATACTTTCACCATCAATTCCAAAGTGGTGGGATATGAGTTGGGATGGTTTAGTAAGTGATTCAATGAAAAATGCCGAAGCATTTAGTGAAGAAACTATGTTAGGTGCATTTACACAAACTCCAACTAATATGCAACTTAAGAAGTTACCATATATTAAATTTGGATGTGGTATGCATACTCTATATTCTAAATCATTTTGGCAGTTTGTTGGAATACCTGAATCATTTGGTGGTTATGGACCCGAAGATACTTATGGTATGACAGCTGGTAGAATAGCATTAGAAGCTGGTTATGTAGTGAATCAATACGTTTTAGATGGATTATACATTACAGAAGATTATATAAATAGAGTTCCATCATTTGATGGTAAAATTAAAACTATTGACAAAAAATCTGAATTTTACAAAAACGCAGAAGCAATTGGTAGAGATGAATTGGTGGCATTTGTAGAAAGATTAAAACAAAAAAGTATCACTTAATCATTAATTTGATATTTATACCAAATACGTTTCAGAATTGGTTACATTAAATCTAATTAAGAAACAAAATTATGGGATTTATCAAAGACATGTTTAAAGACAGTAACGAAATTAACGAAAAAAATGTAGTAGGATTTGCATCATTCGCAGTAATGGTAATATTCGCATTAGCTGATATCGTAACTGGATTTTTAGGAAAAGACTTAATGGTTCAAGAATTCATTTATAATTCATTCGTAATAATTACGTTGGGTTCATTTGGAATCGATGGATTACAAAAGTTTGCTGGAAAGAGAGAAGAGTAATAACATAAAGCCTCCCAATTGGGGGGCTTTTATTGTTAAATAAAAATATCTTTATATTTATTGTAAATGATATAAAAAGGATTAAAGTATGAAATCAGTTGAAAAATACATTGTAGAGAATTATGGGAAAAGAACCGCATCAAAATTAATGAGTGAGGGTATTCCTAAATTATTTCTAAAAATTGAAGCAGTTAAGAAACAAATAGAAAAATTAACTGCAGAAAGAAAACAAAAATTTGGTGGAGCATATGCTGCTAAAGTTAATAGTGAAACGGATGTAAATAAAAGAAATACATTGGTTAAACCAATTTTAGACATCACCAAAAAAATAAATGCACTACACAAAAATCTTATCGATTTGTATGATATGGAGGAAAGATACATAAAGGATTTAGGTAAAGATGATGAATTGGTAGTTTCCGAAGATACGGATTTAGGTCATCAGGATGATGAACCGGGTATGTTAAGAGCTGATTTAAGTATTATCGAAAGATATGCTGAAGAATTAGGTGAGATGTTGGCTCAGTTTGATAGTACTGGTGAAGAAGTTGATTTTCCACATTGGTGGCAAGCTAAGATAGTTAATGCTAAAGAAGATATGATTGCGGCTAAACACTACTTAAGGTCAGAATTAGAAAAAAATAATTAAAAATAACTAACAATGCAATCAGAATCAATTTACGCAGTAATAATAACACTAATAACAGTATTAGGTTCAGCTGGAGCTTGGAGGTTTTATGAGAAAAAAGCCGAAAGACAGGAAAAGGAAGATGAATTTATTAAACATGATTGCTCTAAGAGAATTGATAGATTGGAACAATTGTTAGAAAGAAGTAGTCAAGAAAAAGATGAACTTAGGGATAAGATACTAAATCTTACTAGAGATTTGGCAGAATTAACTATTAAAGTTCAATATCTTGAAATGGAAAATAAAAAATTGTTAGAATTAAATACTCAATTTCTGAAACAAAGCTCCTAATTTATTAGGATATATCAGAAAAAAATTGTATATTTGTATGTTAACAATCAAACAAGAAAATATGATAGCAAGGAGTTTATTAGTGGAATCTAAGAAGTTAAGAATATTTGATTTTGATGATACATTAGTAAAAACAACATCATTTATATACATAACGCATTCTAATGGAAAAAAATCAAAATTAACTCCAGGTCAATACGCTGTTTATAATGAAAAACCTGGTGATGAATTTGATTTTTCTGATTTTCAAAAAGTTCAGAATCCTCAAGAAATAAAAAAGATTACGAATGTACTTCGTAGAGTAATGGGTAGTAGTGGTGGAGATGGTGTTTACATCCTAACTGCAAGAGCAGCATATCAACCTATTAAACAATATCTAAAGGATATTGGTATTAATTCTAATAAAATATTTGTAGTTGCATTAGCATCTAACAACCCGAAAGATAAAGCAGATTGGATAGAAGATAAAATCGATAACGAAGGTTATGATGATGTTTACTTTGCGGATGATTCTGAAAAGAATGTAGAGGCAACCAAAGCAATGTTAAGAGGTAAGGATGTTAGATGGAGAGTACAACATATAAAACATTAAAAAGATATATTTATAAGAATAACAAAGTACAACTATGAAATTAAACTTTAAACTAAAAGGTAATACATATTCAGCTGAATTTGGTGTACATCCCAACATTAAAGATGGTGGGATTGCTTGTATTGCAAAAACTTCAAAAGATTTGGATGTTTTACAAAATATAATATCTGATTCAAATGAAGCATTAGTTATTCCAAAGGCATTACAAAGTTATTTGGAATCAAAATTAAAATTACCAATTGATATTGATTTTGATTATAAAGGTGCTGGATATGGGTTTAAAATAGATATGTACAGCTTATTAAAGAAATTATAGAAGATTATGAAAAAATCAATAAAAGAGGGTTCGATGAGTGATGTAGATTTGATGGCTAAAGAGGCATCATCATTTAAAGAATTCGTTAAGGAATTTTACAAAGAATTCAAAGACTTCCCTAAAAATAGAGATGCGATGAAATGGTTGGAAGATACCTATAAATCAGTTAGTGAAGGTACTGAATCTGATGAATTGGAAAGAGTGGCAGATGCACTTCCTCAAACTGTTGAAGAAATGATTAATGAAATTTCTTTATCATCAGCTGGTGTTAGAGATTTTTTAAGAGCGTTGTATCGTAATAACAAAATACTAAAGAAATTAGGATTTTCTAATTTTAAAGGTGCAGTTGATTATATTAGAAGTAATGGTGGTCGTGATTGGGATGAGTTAAGAGATGAGGCTACTGGATTTGGATTGAAATTTGAATCAATAAACGAAGAAAAACCTGGTCTTTGGGCAAACATCCGAGCTAAAAGAGCGAGAGGTGAGAAACCTGCACATGGTAATTCTGATGCACATAAAGATGCAGTTAAAGCTGGTAAGAAAATAAATAACGAAGACCATAGCGGAGACCCATCCGATAAATACGTTGTAAAACCTTGTAAAGACCCAATTGAAAAATGGGCTGTATGGGAAGGTGATATTAGAGTAAAGGGATTTGAAACACAACCTGAAGCTCAAGCATTCGCTGATATGAAAAACAAAGAGCAAGGGTTAACTGAAGTAGGTGATGTAATTGATACAATCACTATGGATATACCATTGTTTATTAGAACATTGGAATTTGCAAGAGAAGATGCTAAAACTGATATGGATTTGCATGATTTTGCTGAAAGAGCTATTAAGCTTACAAAGGAAAAGGGTACAATCGATATGAGTTCATATAATGAATTGATTGGTGGTAGTTCTGTAAATGAAGGAGCCGGATGTGGTTGTGGTTGTGGGTGTGGTGGTTCTAAGTTAACAGAAAACACCGAACCAACTATTATAACCCAATTAAAGGATATAGTTAAGACTAGTTCAAATAAAGTTTTAGTAGACCCAAAGAGTGGTAAAAAAGTAAGAGTTGATTTGTACTCAGCATCAGCAATAACTAAAGTATATGATGCACTTAAGCAACAATCAAACAAAGATAAATTCGTAAGTACTGGATTAATGGGTATGCAATCAATGGCATTTAAATTATTAAAGTAATGAGCTCATCTAAATTAAAAACCATATTATCGGAAATAGAATGGAAGGGTATGAAAGTTGAGCTTGGAAAAGTTTATACATTTAAAGATATTCCACCATTCAAAACTCCACAACAAATCAGAGAAGAGGAAGAAGTAGTAACTCAACCTGATAATGATAGAGAAATGGTAGTTGGTGTAGCTGAAATTGTTTCTATGGTAAGTGATACCGAAAATAGAAAAGAGATAGCTGCTAAAATGATGAAAAAGTTTGATTATGAAAATGTAAAATATAATCCAACTGAATTTTTAAAACTAAGTGGAGTTACTGAAAGTATAGATGAGTTAGTTCAAATGTCAATACAAAATGTGGCAACTGATTTAATTCCAAGAGATATAGTTAATGTAGTAACACCAGAATCTAAAGAAAGATATACATCATTTGTAAGAGATTTGGTGAGTACATTAAATATGTTTTATAAGAAACATGGGGTGGATAGAAGATTTACCGATAGTAATTTCAAATATACAAAATTTTCAAAATAATATGATACGATTAAGTAAATTAATAAACGAAGCATCTGTTGTTGAATTAAGTGAATTAACTCCAATTCAACAAAAGCAAATTAAAGCATTCGAATCAATAATCGGTGGAAAGGCCGAAATGATTTGGGATGGTATACATGGTTTTGTAGTTGCTATAAAATTACAAAATTATCATGGTGCATATCGATTTGATGTAGATACTATGAAAAAATTAATAGCAGCAAAAGTTCGTTGGGTTGAAGAAGATTTGGGTAAACGAGTTAGTATAGGATTTTAATAACAAAATATAATTATGATACAATTAAAACAATTGATAAATGAGGCTAGTGATTTCACTGCTAAGAGTAAGGAAAGTGGAAAGTTAGTACACTTCAAATCAAAAGATTCTTATGATAAAGCTATTAAGGCTGGTTCACATGAGGACCCAACTGCAAAAACATCAAAGGGTGGTGATGCTAAGTCTGGTGTGAATATCTTTAATACACCATCTAAAGATGAACCAAAATCGGATACACCCAAAGCAACTCCTGCTAGTTTAGCTGTTGATAAAGTTGTTTATAATACGAGAACTAAATCAGTTGGTATTGTAAGAATGGCAGATGAAAGAGGTGAAACAAAAACCGATGCAGATGGTAATGTAAATACATCTGAATTAGAACCATATAACCCAACAAAGTATCCACATCAAAAAGATGCTAAAGTTGCACCATCTACTCAAAAAGAGGTAGATAGTAGAGGTTTATGGAATCCATTTGCACCTGATAGTGATGAACCAAAAGCAGCTGAACCAAAAGCACCAAGAAAAGGTGACCCAACGGTAAATAAAGAAGTTAGAAAGATAGCTCAAAAGATGGGAATTTCATCTGATAAGATGGATAAAACTGAGTATCAAAAGAAAATGGCTCAAGCAGCAGTTGCGGCACTTACTGATTCAAACTTCCATAGTGAAGCAAGAGAGTTAGTAGCAGCATTAGAAGGGAAACCTGAATTAGCAGAGAAGCCAGATTACCCCAACCCATCAGACCCTAAGTTCAGAGAAAAGATGGATGTAATCAGAGCTAAATATGATTCAGTATATAGTTCACCTGATGATGATGCACAAGATTTGGGGGTAGCCGCATCACAAGCAGCCGGATGGAGTGGAGATACCGCAATTGATGGAATTGCATTTGAATTAAGAATGAACGGATTTCATAAATTAGCAGATAAGATACAATCAGTAATTAAAGAAGGTAAAGTTAATAGAACTTCACTTAAGAACTTAATGAAATGATAAAATTAAATCAGTTAACTGAAAATAAAAACACCCAACCCAACTTAAATGAGGGGTTGGGTGATGCTATTTCTAAGATTAGGAATTTAGCAATAAGGATAGCTGATAAGAAAGCTGGAAATGCGGTAAAGCATCTTAACTTAGATAAAATTAGTAAAGATAAACCGGATACAAAGGCAGCAATGAATAAAGCTCAATCGGTTTTTTCAAAGCAAACTGGAATGAATGAGGATTTACGAAGTACAATTAATAAATTTTCAGTTAATGTAGGAAGTAAATCAGCATTGGGAGCAATTATATCAGCTGTATTAACTGCTGGTAGTTGGACTCAATACGCAACAGCATCATTTTCACAATGGTATTATTCTGAAATCCAAAGATTAGCAGAACCTGAGGTAATGAAAATAATGGAAGATGTATATGGTGCACAAGCAGCTGAAGGTTCTTTATGGGCTAAGTTGGGAATGTACGCATTTTTTATATTTTTTATAATTGCAGTTGTAATGTTTGTATCTGCTAAAATAACACAAAATAGAAAAACCGAAAATACGATGATAAAATTAACTGATTTGATGTCAGAATCAAACGAAACTTATTTCAAATCATTTACCGATGCGGCATCAGCTGCTAAAGCATACGCTATGAAAAAAGGGTATGAAATTGATGAGAATGATTGGCAAACACAAATAGCAATGGGAGGTAAGTATTCTCGTTCAAGACCATCTATTGGTAAGACTAATTCATTTACTGTTGGATTATTGAGAAATGGTAAACCCCAAAGAAAGGCACTACATATTTCAGTATATGGTATGGCTAGTGGAAACTTTGAATTAACTAATTATATTAATTGATATAATGAGTAAAGAAAAATCTTTGGTTACAGTTTATGTTAAAAATGGTGATATAAATAAAGCTCTTAAGATATTCAAAAACAAAACATTTGAATCAGGTCATCTTTTGGAGTTGAGAGATAGGAAGGAATTTACTAAACCAACTACTAAAAGGAGAAAGCAAATGAAAGATGCTATTCGTAGGCAAGAATTATTAACTATATTGGATAAAATATCCAATGGAGATACAACAATAAAGGTTCCGGAAAAGAAAGTTAAAAATAAAAAGTAATATCTCAAAAAGAGAATATTTATAGATATGGCAGCAAGTATAAAAATATCAGATTTAAGTCAGTTAGTATCAGGTTCCATAGTTGGTACAACTAAGATACCAGTTGTGGATGGTGGGACAACGTTATATGCACAGGCATCATCTATAAAAGCATACGTTAGTTCGGATTTAGCAACGGATGCTGAATTAGCATCGCAAATATCAGCGGTTAACTCCACCATTAGTGGATTAACAACTGCTAATATCTCTGAGAACGCATCTTATAAATATTATACCGATGCTAGGGTAACTGATAGATTAAACGTACTTAATGTATTATCTGGTTCATCTACTTCATTGATTGTTTCTGATGGAAGTACAAACGTAACTGCTGTTGATAAAATTACATTTAATAATGCAACTGTTTTCAATGCTGGTAGTGGTGATGTGACTGTAACTGTACCATCTTCATTAACTGTTGGTAATGGTTCAGGAATACCTATTAGTAGTGTTGATACTATTACATTTCCAGGCGCAACAATTGCTGATAACACTAATGGTGATATAACTGTTACTATATCAGGTACAGCTACGAATATATCTGCATTAAATTCATTCACATCATCAGCAAATTCATCTATTAATTCAATTAATTCAACTACTGGTTCTATTAATTTAACTACTGGTTCTATTAATTCATTTACTGGTTCTATTAGAGGTGAGGTTAATAGTATTGAAGCATATACTTCATCATTAAAAGCAGCATCTATTGTATCATCATCACAACAAATAACTAATTTAGGTTTTTTAAGTAGTTCATTTGGTCTAATATCATCATCACAACAAATAAGTGATTTTGGGTTTATAAGCGCATCTGGTGGTACAACAATTCCTCAGGGGACTGTTTCTGGTTCTCAACAAATAGTTGGTTTAGGATTTGTAACTACAAGTTCATTAGCAACTGGGCCAAATTTCCATATAATATCACAATCTATAATAGCTACTGACCCTATTGATTCTAATTTATTATTATCATCGGTATATGTAGATAAAACCAGAACAATAACATTTTCACAATTTTCAGCATCGTTAGATTCTAGGTTTGGAGCTGGTGGTGGTTCTGATTATATTTCAAATGTTACATTTGGTAATAATAGATTAACATTTACTGGGGTTGGTTCAGCATTTAATGATTTTGTTCAATTTCCAAATGGATTGGTATCATCATCCGCACAATTAAATGGATTTGGATTCCTTACATCAACAGATGTTAATTCAACATACATAGTTAATAGATTACCAAGCGGAGTTATTAGTGGTTCAACTCAAATAACTAATTTAGGATTTGCAACAACATCATCTTTGATTGGTAATGGGTTTATATCATCATCCGCACAAATTACATTAACAAATTCTAACACTGGTGGATTTGATACATCCTATGTTGCTGAAAATGTAAATTATAAATATTATACTGATGCTAGAGTTCAAAATGTACTAAATGGATTAACATTAGTATCTGGTTCATTCGGATTACCATCTGGTTCGGTTAGTTCATCATCTCAAATAGATTACCAACTAATATATAACAAACCAGTATTCTATACTGGTTCTAATAATGTTTTTATTACATCTGGCTCCTCTGGATATAGTAGTCCTTGGGTTATTATTGAGGTACTATCACCTACATTAACTCAATTTTCATCATTAGTATCATCGATTAGTAGTTCATTATTAACTAATGGTATAGTATCATCATCAACACAAATATCCAATTTAGGATTTGTGAGTAACGGAAGTTTAGCAGGATTAAATAATTGGACGGGTTCAAGTGGTGGATTTGGGTTAACATCATCATCATTAGCAAGTAGAATTGTTAATTTATCAAATGTAGTATTAACCGCATCTGCACAAATTGATTATGATTTTATTCAAAATACACCAACATTCGCACCTGGAGATGGTATTTTAATATCTCAAAGTTTAGAGAACGCAATTACTATAACAAATAACGCATCGGCACCTACGTGGAATAGTATAACATCAAAACCAAATAATTTGGTATCATCATCATTACAAGTAGATGGATATAATTTATTTGCTAAGACTGGTTCTACAAATACATTCTATGGTAATCAAACTGTAAATGGTGAAGTTCAAACTACCGATTTAACTGTAACTGGTATTAGTGACTTTCAAGGAGCAGCTACCTTTGCTGGTACATCTACATTTAATAACCCTGTTATTAATGAAATAACAGCCATATCAGTAAATGGATTTACGGCATCTTTAGATTTTAGTATAGGTAATTTATTTGAAATAAATTTAGACGGAAATGCTATAACACACATATCAGCTAGTAATATATCATTCGGTCAAACTGCAACGGTATTAATTACAACTGCTAATCAATCTACTGCATCATTTAGTTCAAACGTAAGACAACCATTTGGTTCATTCTACACCGCATCTTTGGTTGGTAGTATTGATATTATAACACTTACAAAATTCAATTCTACTGATGTTTATGTAACTTCGGTAAAAAATAATTTTGTATAATCCAAATTAATTTCGTATATTTGTAAAATAAATAAAAGTTATGTCAAAAGGTAGAATCTATTGGTTTACTGGTGAAGCTAGTAATAGTAGAGAATTGGGAAAAAGACTTCACACACTTCTCCAATCTGAAAAAAGAAATTGGAGAAGGGATGTATTTTACTTAGATAGTGAAGAGTTAAGAAAGATTACAAATAATACAGATTATACTGATTCTGGTACAATCAAACACATAAGACATTTACAAATGATTGCCCAATACCTACACACAACGGGTTGTGATGTAGTAGTATCTGATATATCACCATATAAAGAGGTTAGAGAGGAGTTTAAACGTAGAATAGGTTTGACTAACTTTTCTGAATTTTATGTTCACAATTCAAAGCAACCATTGGATTATTCCACATATGGTGCACCAACCGAAAACTTCATATCAGTTGATACATTCCGAAATAATTTTGAACTTTCATTTGGGAGTATAGTTAATTATCTAATAGATAATCATAAATTATAAAAAATCAAATAACCTATATTTATATACATATAGTAGAAACTTAAAATAGTATATGAAAATGGAAGATGTTACAAATGAGGAACCAATGTTCCCAAACTTTGACCCAACCAAAGATTTATCGAAAGCACCCAAACAACGAACTAAACGTGGGTTAGGTGCAAAACCTCTAATGGAATCTGAAATTAGAGATGTACAACAAAAAGCACGTTCCGCTATGGAAGCTGCTAGAATGTTGGGAGTATCATACAATACATATAAGAAATACGCAAGAGATTATGGTATCTTTGAAGATTTGAAGAATCCATTTGGACTTGGTATAACCAAAGGTTCATCTGATAAGGGTAGTACCCATGCATTGGATGATATCTTAGCTGGTATGTATCCCAATTACCCAATACATAAATTCAAAAAGAGATTATTGAATAATGGATATATGTTAGAAAAATGTAATAGTTGTGGATTTGAAGAAAAACGGGTAACCGATTTCAAGGTTCCATTAGTATTAGATTTTATTGATGGAGATAGATGCAACCACAAATATGAGAACCTTAGAATGCTATGTTTTAATTGCTCATTCCTTATAAATGGGAACCTTACAGGTCCAAAAGCGGAGTACGAATATTAATTTTAAAAAAAGTTTGGTAAATTCAGATTTTTTTCGTATCTTTACATAAATAAACAATATATATAAATATAAAACACAAATTATGAACAAGTATTTTGAAGTTACAGTAGAAGTTGTAGTTGCCACTCTTAAGAATGGTAAAGACAAGAAGAACAAAGAAATTTATTTAGTAGATGCACAATCGGTAACAGAAGCTGAAGCAAGAGTTGTAAAAGACTTTATGGATGCGGGTGTGGTTGTAGACTACAAAGTAAGTGGAGCAAGAGAAAGCAGAATTATCAGAGTTATTGAATAATGAAAGAACCTGAAGTTATTACCGAAGAGGTGAAAATAAAAGTTGCTAAGAGAGTAGCACCTGGAGACAGGTGGACTCCCTTAGACAACACTTCAGTCATACTTGAATCGTTGACCGATTTATTAGAGTATGTTTATCAGAAAAGAGGCAATACACAATTTTACATGGATGCTAAGGATGGTTTCACTTACGTGATTGAAAAAGAACAAAAAGTAATAGAACCACAACCCGATAAAAAGTATTCATTGTATGGAGAGTATTAGAACCTATTTTAAAAGATTATTATTAGGATTAGCAATAACATTTGTAACCATCTTATCAGATAAGAAACTACATGTAATAAACAAAGATATGGTTTCGGATTCAGTTGATGATGATTTTCATATGTTTATCTAATTTTGATAATATTTATATCAAAGTAAATTAATTTAAAAAAAAAAAGAATGAACACAATTTTAATTATTATTGGAGTATTAGCTGTAGCTATTGGTATCGTAATCTATTTACAAAAGACAGGTAAAATAGAAGATAAGGATGGAGATTTAATTCCAGACTCAATTGAAGATACAGCAGCTAAAGTTAAAGAAGTAACTAAGCAAGTTAAGGTTAGAGCTAATAATATTGCTAAAGAATCTAAAGAAGTTGTTGCAGCGGTTAAGAAAGTTGCTAAAGAATCTAAAGATGTAATTGATGCAGTTAAAGGAACTTCTAAAGGAAAAAGAAAACCATCTACAAAAAAATAAATGGATTATTTATTGATTTTTAGTATAATCGCAATTATATTCATATTAGGGATTTTTGTAATCATTAGAATGATGTATCAAACTAATGAATTGAAATATGAACTAAAATTGGCTAAAGTAAATTGCCAAAAGGATTTGGATAGAATTGAAGATAAAATTAATCAATTGGTACATAAAGATAGTTCATACTATTTTAATGAAATCCAAAAATTAGAAAAGTTGCAAAACACTTTAGCTAAGTTGATTGATTCACAAGTCAATAAATTTGATTCACAAAAATAAATTTAAGTATTAGTTTATTATGAAGCAGAATAATTCACTTTCTTCAAACCATTGGGATAATGAGTTTGATGGAATGAAAAAGAAACTCGCAAATAAGAAAAAAACTGAATATAAAAGAAAAGAGAAGTATCGTAAGGATAGATTCTCAGATGATTACTAATCATTAGGTTATACTTGTTTAATGGAAGATGTTACAATTTTAATTCAGGGTAAAATTACCCAAGAAACCTATAATTTCTATGTTGAGGCCTATCCTCAATATCCAATTGTAATTTCAACTTGGTCTAATCATCAATTAGACCTTTCTTATTTTCCTAATAATTTAACAATAGTTCAATCTCATTTACCTGAAAAATCAGGTGACCAGAATATGAACTATCAATTCATATCTACGTTAAATGGACTTAGTAATGTTAAAACTAAATATGTAATAAAATTTAGAGGAGATGAGTATTTTTCAAATATAAATACCATTAGTGAATCTATAAAAAGTAACCCATCAAAGATATGGTCAGCACCTATATTTTTTAGACACCCATTACATTTCAAATATCATATATCAGACCACATCATTGGTGGTACAATCGAATCTCTTAAATTTATGTATAGTGCAGCTAAGTATGCATTTGATAATGAATTGATATTTCATGTAAAGGATGGGGTTAAACATAAATATTGGGAACCTGAAATCCATCTAACTCGTTCATTTTTAATGGCTAAGTATAAAACTGATTTGGTAAATGAAACCCCAGCAGAAATAATGTTTGAAAATTTTGATATATTAAAATTGGATAAATTAAAACCATATAAAGTAATTGCAAATATATTTAAAACGCATTGGTATAGTGATTTTTCACCACATAATAATGAAAGTATAGAAAATATAAATGAATTATTTGATGAAATATTGCCTTATAACAAATGGAAATGATACTAATATCACATAGGGGAAATTTAGAAGGTAAATTAACGGATGTTGAAAATAGACCTGATTATATAGATGAAGCACTTAATGCTGGATATGATGTTGAAATTGATGTGTGGATGATAGAAGGTGTTCTTTTATTAGGACATGATGAACCACAATATGGAATCTCACAACACTGGTTAAACGAAAGACATTCTAAGTTGTGGATACATTGTAAAAATGTAGAAGCAATAGAGTGGTTTAATATGATTGGTGGATTCAATTACTTTTGGCATGAAGAAGATACAATGACATTAACATCACATGGTTATATGTGGGTGTATCCAGGAAAACAACCTGTTAAAAATAGTATTGCAGTAATGCCTGAAATTCATAATGATGATATTTCAGAATGTAAAGGAGTTTGTTCGGATTATATAAAAAATTACAAAGATGAAAAAAGTAGTAGCGGGGATTTGTATTAAGTATATTGATAACACACCATATGTGTTATTAGGATTGAAACCTGATGGGCATTGGGAATTTCCTGGTGGAAAGGTGGAAGTTGGTGAAATTGATAAACAAGCTCTTGAAAGGGAGTGGATAGAGGAATTAGATGCAATTGTTAAAGTTGGTGAATTTTATACCAGCGTACAAGAACATCCATATGATGTTTGGTTCTATAATGTAGAACTTACCAAAGATGATAATGATGGTAGTGGAGCAAAAGCAAAAGAACATATTGATGTAACTTGGTTTGATATTTCTAATTTGGATTCAATTCCAATGGCATCTACAAACTATATAGTTGCTAACTTATTAATGCAAGATTATTTATAATGAAAGTAGATAAATTAAATGATTTTTTTAAAGGATGGGTAGTTGGAAACTTCAACCCATCTCTTTTCAAAACGAACGATTTTGAGGTAGCTGTTAAGGAATATAAAACAGGGGATTATGAAGTAGCCCATTATCACAAAGTTGCAACTGAAATAACAATTATAACACAAGGATTGGTTCGTATGAATGGTACTGTTTATACAAAGGGTGATGTAATTACAATCGAACCCGGTGAATCTACTGATTTTAAAGTTTTAGATAATACAACAACAACAGTTATTAAATTCCCTTGTGTAGAGGGTGATAAATATTTACTATGATAAATTACGTTTACATAAAAATACCAGCATCCGATTTTGGGTTATTTGAAAATTTATTTCATGGCAAAAGAGCCAATGAATACAAAATACATTCAGCAGGACATAGTTGGAACTATCCTACTAAAATAAAAGGTTGGCAAGATTGGGATTACCCACAACAAACACCTAATATATTTAGAGATGTAGCTACATTTAAGTTAAGTCCAAATGATGTATTTATTACAACTATTAGAAATCCATTTAATATTTTGGTAGATTATTATAAAGAAAACTGGGCTAATCTAAAGACTCATTATAATCTAGCTGATATAAATTCAGTTGATGATTTCCAAAAATTTGTGGATATCTATCTAAATAAATCTATTGTATTTCATGCACCCGCATTTCGTAACTCAATGTTTTCACAATTAAAGGATATCAATGGTAATTGGTTATTTGATGATAATAGTATTATAATAAGGAGTGAATATATTAATGAGGATTTAGCTAAATTCTCAGAAACAATAAATTTACCAATATCGCTTGAATTCACACAACCAAAGGTTGATAACGTTATAACATATAGAGATGACCAAATTGAGAGATTAACAAAATTATGGAAATCTGACTTGGATTATTTCGGATATTCATTTAATAAATCAGAAATGAACACAAAAAAACAAACTAACAGTTTACATAAGCCAAAGATAGCATTGTGTTTCTCTGGTGAAATAAGAGATTTAGATAGAACTAAGGAGTATTGGGGTGAATTGATTAAGAAGTATGACATTGATGTATATGGTTCATTCTGGGACACTTATAATACTGAATGTGGTGATACTATTGAAAACTTTCATAGGATATACAATGTTAAGAAGGTGGAGGTTGAAAATTATAATTCATTTAATGAATCTACCTTATCTATTCTAAGAATTGGTATTGAACCACCAACTTCATTATTGTATTTTTTAAGAGATTCCTGTGTGAACTTTGGTACAATGAGTATGTGGTACAAAATTTGGAGAGCAAATTTATTAACAAAGGATTTGGGTATTGATTATGATATTGTAATAAGAGCTAGAACTGATACTTATTTTGATGATAATTTAGATATATCCATTAATGATATGTTAAATTTACCACATGGTAGGGTTAGGTTAAATAATCACGATAAATCGGAGGGTATATCGGACCTATTTGCATATGGTTCACCAAAGATGATGGATTATTATTCAACGTGCTATTTTTTCATAATGAATTATTTAACTGAAGGGTATTATTTGGTTCCACATGAGCATATGTTGCATATTCATATGAACAAAATAAACGTTCCAATTAGATTTATGGTTAATAACATAACAATCACAAGAACATCCAGAGGAACTGAGGATGAAGTATATTGTAATGGTGTTGATATAAATGAAGAGATTTTACAATCGGATTTTATGGAACTGGAACCACAAAAAGATTTATTCTACAAAGCAAATATTAAAGAAAAATTCAAAATATGAAAAAGTTTATTTTTATAACCATTTCCGTAGTATTACTACCAATATTTGGATATTCTCAAACCAAATTGGACTCACTTGATTTTGATAAGTACATACATTCAATTACAGGTAGGTTTTCAACTAAATACCATTCAACCATTGATACCACCAGAGGTGATGTATTAGTAAGGACTGTAGAGTATGATACACATGATGAAGCGACTCTAATCTATACTCAGCAAGGTGAACTAATTGAGGGTAAGTACTATCCATATAGACAACGTATATACGCAATATACCAAATTGATGATTATTACATTGGTTTAAACATATTCTCAATACCAAATGAAGTTGATTTTTGGAATGTACTAACTGATACCAAAGTTGCGTCTGGTAAGTTTAATTTAGATGATATAACATTTAAAGTTGATACCAACAAACTAAAGGCACTTGCCATCTATGACCTACCATATAAAGTGGGGTGTGATATAAAGATATACAAAGATAACTTAGGGGCATTTAGAGGTAGTACCAATGAATCGGATTGTAAAGGCTCATTTAAGGGAGCAACCTACACTACAACTGAGTTTGTAATATACCAACACGAAGTTATTAGTTGGGAGAGGGGTTGGGATGATTCTGGAACTCAAATATGGGGGCCAAAAACAGGTCCATATATCTACTCAAAAGTTGCAAATCACTAATTTTTCAAATATCTTATATTTAAACCCATATAAATAAAAACATTATTATGGATATAAGTGAAAGAATTCAAGATATTATTGATGGTTTAGAGGAGGCAATATCATATGAAGAGTGGAAACAGGTAGAGGATGCTAGAAAAGAGTTATTATTTCTATTAGCAGACTTAGATTCAGATTTTCCATCTACATTTGAGGAAGATTTTTAAGAAAATCGTAAGATTTTTAAGAAAACCCTTGTTTATATCAAATATTATTCGTATATTAGACAGGTAATTGAGAGAGTAATTAATCAAACCCCTAATATATGAAACCAAAAAACACCCTTCCAACCCACAGACGATTGTTAATCGAGTCGATGGAACTACTTTTTAGTGGTAAAAAAACCAAAGCTAAAAAGACACTAAAACAAGCCAAATTAGAGATTGATAAATTTTATCAAAAATAACTTCAATTTTATTTGGATATCTCAGGTATTTGTCGTATATTTGAGTATAAGATTAAGAGATAAATTAATTAAAACCCTAAAAATATGAGTAAATTTAAAAAGTACGGAAATTCTTCTTATTGGTTAAAGGACTGGGAAGATGATGACATCATTGTTAATCAAATGAATGATGTGGAACGTAAATCACATGACCTTTACAAATTAGCCGCTTCTAAACGAGCTATCTCCAACTTCGTTAATATCGTTACCAACGATTCAATTCCTGTTAAATTTAGTACACGTGGTGATTCCTATACCGATGGTAAGACTGTGGTAATTGGTTCACAAATCGTAGACCCTAAGGATTTTGATGTGGCTGTTGGATTAGCATTGCACGAAGGTTCTCACATTAAACTTTCAGATTTTAAAACATTAGGTGATATTTACAATTTGGTTCCATCTCATATTAAAGATGGGGCAATCAAAAAAGGTATTACTAATCCAATTTCAACTATCAAAGATATTTGGAATGTGGTTGAGGACCGTAGAATTGATTACTACGTTTTTACCTCCGCTCCGGGTTATAGAGATTACTATCGTTCAATGTACGATAAATACTTTAATGACCCATTAATTGATAAGGGATTAACTTCAGATGAATATACTGAATCAACAATTGATTCTTATATGTTCCGAATCATTAACATTCACAACAAAAATACAAACCTTAACGCTTTACCGGGTTTCACCGAAATCTATAAAACAATTGGTTTAGGTACTATTAACCGATTGAAATCTACCTTAGATACATTTAATGTGGCTATGGAAGTTTTTCAAATTATTCTAAATAACTTACCATCATTATCTGATGGTGAAGGTGAGGGTACTGGTGGACAGGGTGATTCTGAAGAAAATCAAAATCAAAATGGAAATGGTAATGGTAGTTCAAATGAATCACGTGAAATGAGTGATTCTGAATTTGATGATTTAATGGATTCATTGGATGGTTCATCTCCAATGACGGGTGATATGGATAGTAAACCAACTGGTGGTTCTTCTATGGAAATTGAAATGCCTGAAGGTGTTGAGCGTGGTGAAGCAACTGAATCAACTGAAGGTGGTAAGGAATCAAATAAATTAACTCTTAGTGATAACCAAAAAAACCTCCTTAAAAAGAAAATTCAAAAGCAGAAAGAGTTTATGAGAGGTGAAATTCGTAAAAAATCTATCACTCGAACTGAAGCAAATAATGTTAACGCAATTGAGGAAAGTGGTTCAGAAATTACTTCAGTTGGTGCTGGTGTTAATGATGGTTGGGGTAACTCTCGAAAGGGTACAACTTGTATAGTAGTTAAGAAACTTACCAAATCATTATTTGAAAATCAAATGTTCCCAATGACTGATAACAATTGGTACAAACCTGAAGAGACTGGATTGATTAAAATGCATTATGAGACTGAAGTTCAAAATGGAATTCGAATTGGAACTATATTAGGAAAGAAACTTCAGGTTAGAGGTGAGGACCGTTCTACGGTGTTCAATCGCCAAAAGAATGGTAGTATTGATAAACGAATGATTTCATCATTAGGATTTGGTAATGAAAATGTGTTCCAATATATGGAAACCGATTCTTACAAAAAAGCTAACCTACATATCTCAATTGATGCTAGTGGTTCAATGGGTGGTTCTAAATGGGTTAATACCTTAACCAATGTGGTTGCACTTTGTAAAGCAGTTGATATGATTCAAAACCTATCAATTCAGGTTTCATTCAGAACTACACATGGTAATTCACCATATGTGGTTATGGCTTACGATTCTCGTATTGATAAGTTCTCAAAGGTAAAACAAATGTTTCCGGCACTTAGAGCTGGTGGTACTACTCCTGAGGGATTATGTTTTGAGGCAATTATGAAGAATTTCTTAGGTTCTAATAACGATATGGATTCTTACTTCCTAAACATCTCAGATGGTGAACCTTACTTTGAAGGTGGTTCTTTCCGATATAGTGGTGAACCGGCATTCGAACACACTCGTAAAATGGTTAAACAAATCGAAGGAATGGGAATTAAAACTCTTTCTTACTTTGTAGATGAGTGGTCAAATACAACCGAACCATCTCGAGGATTTAAGAAGATGTATGGTAAGGGAGCTAAGAAAATCGATGTAACAAATGTGGCTCAAATAACTAAAACAATAAATGAGTTGTTCTTAACAAAATAATTCAAATTGTTAATAACTTTATTGAAAATAATTAGAAAAAGGCTTGTTTATCTCAAGTCTTTTTTGTATATTTGAGTATAAGATTGATAGATAGATTAAATCACTTAAAAAACCCCTAAATTATGGCTAAAAGTAAAAAAACGATTGAAGTTAGTACTATGTTGGATTGGGCTAATGAACAACTAAAACGAACCGATGAGTTCGCTACAGTGGCATTTAAGGCTGGCATTGCCACCACCATTGAAAGAATCCTATTCAATACCAATAATTACAAAGGATTTGGGTTTATAGACAACGCAGATTCGGATACTGGTACATTAGGTTATTATAGTCGATTTTATTATTAAAAAAAGCAAAAATAATTGGCAAAAAGCTTGTTTATATCAGAAATTGTTCGTATATTAGACAGGTAATTGAGAGAGTAATTAATTAAAACCCTAAAATAAATAAAAATGAAAGATTTAAAAATTGGATTCGTAGGAAATGAGGTTTACAAAGTAGAAGCTTTTGGTAACTCATTTAAGTTAATTGACACTAAAGGTCAAAAAGTTGGTACAATGGGTATCGGAACCGGTACTCGTAAAGATGCATTTGAGCAGGGATTGGCTCTTCAGGCATTCGTTCAAAAGAATGGTAAGAAGGTTTTCCGAAAAGTGGGAATGGAAGTTTATAATAACTTAGTTTCCCCAATGAATACCGATAATGGTGGTGTTCAATTTGAAGATAAAGGTGACCATAACGCAATCAAAGATTTCATTCACAATAGTTCAATTGATTTGAAACCAATTGAATTGGTGATGACACCTCTAAAGTGGAAATACTTAGTTCGTTCAGCTGTTAGAGCTAAAAACATTATGATGACTGGACCTGCTGGTTGTGGTAAAACAATGGCAGCTAAAGCATTGGTTAAAGCACTTGACCGACCTGATTTCTACTTCAACTTAGGAGCAACGCAAGACCCTCGTGCTACTTTGATTGGTAATACTCACTTTGATAAAAACAAAGGAACTTTCTTCGCTGAATCGGCATTCGTTAAAGCAATTAAAACTCCAAACGCTGTGATTCTATTAGATGAGTTGAGTAGAGCTCACCCTGATGCTTGGAACATTTTGATGACCGTTTTAGATGGTGGACAACGTTACTTACGTTTGGATGAGGCTGAAGGTTCACCAATTGTTAAAGTGGCTGAAGGTGTTACCTTTATCGCTACCGCTAACATAGGTTCTGAATATACTTCGACTAGGGTAATCGATAGGGCTATCTTAGACCGTTTCGTAACTATCGAAATGGATGTTCTAAATGATGAGCAGGAATTTGGATTGTTAAAGTTTATGTTCCCTGAGGTTAATGATTATGATTTGAAAGCAATCGCTGAAATCGCTCACCACACTCGAACTCAATCGATGAGTGATTCTGGTAAAGTTACCGCTATGGTATCGACGAGAGCTAGTGTTGAAATGGCTGGATTAATTTATGATGGATTCGATTTATTCGAATCAGCTGAAATTTCAATCTTCCCATTCTTCTCTAATGATGGTGGTGTAGATTCTGAAAGAACTTATGTGAAACAACTGGTTCAAAAATATGTTAAAGATACATCAGCAGAAGCTCTTTTTACCGAACAAAAAGAAGAGTTAGTAGATGAAATCCCAATGTTCTAAGGTTAATCAATTATAAATGAGATGGGGGGTAATACCCCCCTGAATCTCTAAATTCAAAAAAAAAGATTAACTATGAAAATACTCCAAACAATAGATTGGAAAATGCGAAAGTTCAATTTAAATATAAAATTACTTAATATATACATCAACGGACCTTATGAACAATGGGGTGTTGAAATTCTGAAAATAACAAAGGGATTGCATTCTTATTATTTATTTAAATTTTTATGTTTCTTACCAAATTACACAAACCGATTTAGATTTAGATGGGAGGGTGATTTGTTCTTTTTAAGGAATACTTTAGCAAAGCAATTGGATGAGTTGCAAGACCACAAAGTATGGTCACCTCGAACATTCAATAAATTCCACAAAATAAAATACAATGTATTAAAATTCATATTACGATGAAATTAGAAACGATTTACAAAAAAACTAAGACAGGTGCAACTCAAGAGTGGACAATTGAAGTATCCGATAATAAATACAGAACTCATAGTGGACAATGTGGTGGAGTAATTACCACAAACACATGGACAGTTGTGTATGGTAAAAATGAAGGTAAAGCAAATGGTACTACTGATAACGAACAAGCTCTTAAAGAAGCAATAGCTAAGAGAACTAAAAAGTTAGAGAGTGGTTATTTTGAAAGTATTAATAACATTGATACTAAACAATACTTTGAACCTATGTTGGCGGCCAAGTGGGAAGATTACAAAGATAAAATTGAATACCCAATATTCTCTCAACCAAAATTAGATGGTATCCGATGTATCCTTACCAAAGATGGTATGTTTAGTAGGAATGGTAAACCAATTGTATCAGCACCTCACATTTTTGAATCAATGAAATATTTGTTTGATGAGAATCCAAATCTAATATTTGATGGAGAATTGTACGCTGATAAGTTCGCTAATGATTTCAATAAGATTGTATCGTTGGTGAAAAAAACAAAGCCAACTCCATCTGATTTAGAGGAATGTAAAAAAGTAATCAAATACCATATCTATGATTTCCCATCACATGGTGGTGAATTTGTTGAAAGATTCAAAGCATTGTATGGTGTTAAGTTACCATCTACTTGTGAGTTTGTAACAACCCACCCTGTTAGGGATGAGGCTGGTGTTATGGATTTGTATGGTAAATATGTTGAGCAGGGTTATGAGGGGCAAATGCTTCGTACTGGTGGACTTTATGAGAATAAACGAAGTAAGTACCTTTTGAAGCATAAATCCTTTGTAGATGAGGAATATACGATTTTAGATATATGTGAAGGTGAGGGTAACCGAACCGGCACTTGTGGATATATGGTATTTAATACCAAAGATGGAAAGCGATTCAAATCAAATGTAAAGGGGACATTTGCTGAAACAGCTGAGATTTTAGAAAACAAAGATTCCTTGATAGGTAAAGAAGCAACTGTTAAGTACTTTAACCTAACACCGGATGGAATTCCCCGATTTCCTTATGTTATAAAAATAAATAGAAATGAGTATGAGTAAAGACACCAAAGATTGGATGGAAAAGTTAGTAAAGAACTATCGAATTCCATTGGAAGAGGACAAATCCAAAAAACAAGAACCAAAGAAACTATTGAAAGAATCACAATTAAAAAAGATTTTGGAAAGAAATTAGGTTATTTGAATTATTTTTTGTATATTTGAAATATGAATTACTATAATATACAAGCATTCGTAAAAAAGATAAAGATGAAAACATTCAAAGATTTAGAATTTAAACCACATACTGCCGGAATGGGAGGTGTGATGAGTCGTATCATATTTGAAAATGGATATGGTGCTAGTGTAGTTAAGACCCCATATACCTATGGTGGTGATAGGGGAAAATATGAATTAGCAGTATTAGGTACTGATGGTGATTTGACATATGATACTCCAATTACAGATGATGTTATTGGGTATTTATCAGAAACAGAAGTTACTGATATATTAGAACAAATCCAAAAATTGTAATATGGCATATAATAAATTCCGTTGGTACACATCTAAACTTAGAAAGAAGCCACTACCAAAATCAGCTCCATTACTCCGAAGGATTCAAAATGGTGATTTTGAAGTTTCACCTTATTTTGATGAGGCAAAGTATAATAGAGAACTTGCGATTGAAGCTTATGAATTGACTAAAAAGAATGCACTTATTTCAGACCCAGCTCAATTAGAGATGGAGGCATTGTATGCTGGTAGAATTAAAAGAGTAAAAGCTCTTAAGTTAGATGAAGTAGGTAATACTGATGAGAATAAACGATTGCGAGAATTACAAAGAGCATTAGCCGAAGAATTCGAAAAGGATTTATGGGAGAAGGCTATGGAAAGAAAGCGGGGTAAGGGTACTACTGAAGATTTATATTGGTGGTATAAAAAACAATGTAAGCTTGGTTACACTAAATCAGAATTACAAATTAGAGGAATCATATGAAAGAAGCATACTTTAAAGTACTAAATACAATTAAAACTGCACAATACGCTGCAATGGCAAATGGAAGTGTGAAAAAATTAATAAATAATTTTAGTAATATGTATGATGACAAGGATTTAATTGAATCTTTGGATACTATTTATAATGAAAAACTAAAAGAATATCAACTATAATACTTATTGATATGGAAATGATTAAAAGCAGATACGGATTAGAGAGAGTTATCGAAAAATTAGATACCAATAGACTTAGGATTACTGGGGAATCTCAATTTCAAAGAACATCAACAAATGATTCCGGTGAAACGGTAATGTTTGACTTTGAAGGTGGACCGGTATTATCGGTAGGAGGAGTACTTAATTTTCAAAAATCAAAATGGATTATAACATCAATCACACCAATTGATTCAAAGTACGAAGGATTGGTAGAATGCATTGTAGGGGTTAAATTATCTTATTAGGAGAATAGATTATGTTTGGTTTACTATCAGAGGCAGAAGTACAAGACCCACTTATCACTAAAAAGATATTGGAATCACTTACAGCGGCCCAAAACAAAATGTTGAACGATGGTAGACTTCTAATCAACCCTATAACAGGGGATACAATAGTACCCATTCGGGTATCACAAAATCAAATAGCAAAAATTGTAATTAATATATTTTAAGATGGAAATCAAATATCCAACTTTTAAGTATTTTAATGAAGAGTGGAATAACGAACCCCACACCGATGATGAGTATGGAGATACGCATGTAGATGGTGTAGATGAAATTTAGTTATTGGGATTAAGGGGATACCTCCTTTTCATCGATTCGGTGGGGGGTGAGTCGCAACCTTAATTTTTTTGATAGTTTTGTTATATTTATACTTATATTTGAATATTACATTTAGCTATCCTTACACTTATTACTATATGAATAACTCCGCACATCCGAATCCACAACGTAGTAGATTAGAAAGATTTATATACGAAATACAAAGCCGCTTGGGAATACAACCAAAATGGGAAAGGGATTTACTTCAAACCGATGAGAAGTTAAAGACGTATAAGGAGTTTAAGGATAAGGGGATATGTAGTACATTGTATTACTTAAGAATAAATTTTTTAAAAGGATGGACAATAAAATTATAGAGTTAATCAACAAATACCCAAACGATGCTGAGTTGGGAAATGTTATCCGTAGAGCGTATTGGAGAGAATCCACAACTGGGGAGAAAATCTTTGAATCCCCGGATAAGGGAAAAACGATATACTCCCGTCAAAGTGGTGAAACCGAACGAACTTTAGTAGATAGGCAGATGGAGATACCATATGAGGGATAAACTAAAAAGGTTTTGGAAGAGGTTAGTATCTCTTACATTAGAAGCTGGGGAAGGGATATGGGAAGCAACCAAAAATGGAAATTATCCATATTTATAGGGGAGTTAAGTAACAACCCAATTTCGAGTCTATGTACAAAGTAAGAGGATATCAAAAACCGGAGGATTCGTTCCACACTATTGGAGAGTGGGAACGTATCTCTAAGCGTTTTTTAGACCTACAAAAGGGTGGTTCCGATACTAGGGGTGGGGTTTTACCTACGGACCCGAAGATGATGGAACTTATAGATACTTATTTTGGATATCAACTATGGGTTGAAACCGATTTGTATGGGGATTTGACCAAGAAAAACGTTTTAGACTTTATTGAAGATTTTGTAAACCATAGGATATGGGGAATCAGAGATGAGTTTGGGGATTATATAAAGAACATAAACAATGATAGGATTGCGTTCTTTAATAGTAGAGGAGCAATTGAACCTTATATTCTATTGGATAAATCGTTTACTAAGGATACTTATGGTAACGTAGGTTCTGAGGTGGTAACGTACCATTGGACATCTGAGGAGGGATTCAGAAACCTTGCAGATAGTATCCGAAGTGGGTATAGTTTTTCTATATCAACGTTTACTACCCAAGCAAAGGAGTTCTTTAGACCGGAGAGTAATATATTGGTAAAGATAAGAGGAGAGTTAGTAGCCGCATTTAAATCAGATGTAAAATCATTTGCAACTGATAGAGGAAATCGGGCAGCTAACTTATTCCGTTTTTCATACCCGGATAATGAGAATAATCTATGTACGGATTTAGTGAATTGTACTGAGAACAAAACCTCACTTTGGAACGAAATAATTGTAAAACCAATATCTATATTAGATTATAAGCAAATTAAAAAGTATTAATATGATAAGTTTAAAAGAAATTATCTATGAAGTACTAAATGAGGTTGTGATAAGTGTATCGGATTTAGATGATACATTAGAACAATATAGAAAAGATACCAATTGGACAGATTGGTATATGAGTGGAGGATGTTATACATTTGCTGATGGTCTGAATAAGTATTTAGGAAATAGAGGTAAGTATGTAGCTATAATAGAACCGGAAACGAAAGCGATGGTTCACGTTTGTGTTTTGTATGGTGGGAAGTATTGTGATTATAACGGATGTAGAAGTAAAAACGATATACTATCCGATATCACTATAAATGGAACTCCGATATGGAAAACCATAAACCGGTCACAAATATCATCGGAACATAATTTTGATAATAGTGAAGTAACCTCAATAGTAAAGAATTTAAATAAAATAAGATAATGATAAGTTTAAAGGAAATAATTAAAGGGATTCTAAGTGAGGGTGTTGATGACCCGGGAATCTTAAAATGTGTATTTATGGCAGGAGGACCTGGAAGTGGGAAATCATTTACTGCTAAAGAGATATTTGGAGTGGGTAAATCTGCATTTTCATCGGTATCTGCTGGTGGATTGAAATTAGTAAATTCTGATACTGCATTTGAGAAGGGTCTTAAAGATAATGGTATTGATATGAAGGAGTTGGGTAACATTGAAAAGAATGACCCGGAACTTTGGGATTTAATCACTAAGGGAGATAATTCAATTAGAGGAAAAGCAAAAGCGATTACCGATAAACAAAGAGCTTTTTATGAAGCTGGTAGATTGGGTATGATTATCGATGGAACCGGAGATGAGGTATCTAAGATTAAAAAGAAAATGGAACATGCTGAATCATTAGGATATGATTGTTCAATGGTGTTTGTAAATACATCATTGGAAGTAGCATTGGAAAGAAATAAAAACCGAGATAGAGTTCTATCGGATGAGTTGGTAACCAAAATTTGGAAAGATTGTCAAAATAACTTAGGAGCATTCCAAGGTATGTTTAGTGGTAACTTTGTAATTGTAGATAATACCGTTTACAAACCGGTAAATAGACCAGTACAACAAGCAGTAGATGCGTTCTTAAGAAAACCACTTTATAATCCAATTGGAAAAAAATGGGTAGCAACTGCTAGAATATTAAAAAAATCTAATCTGATTAAGAAATGATAAAATTAATGGACTTGTTGAACGAAGAAAGCTTCGTAGCAAAATCAACAAAAACGGGTAAGGTAGTAAACTTTGGTTCAAGAGAAACCAGAGATGCTGCAATTAAATCCGGCGATTATGAAGAACCTGAAAAGGGAGATGCTGGTGCACCTCCTAAACCTAAAGTAAATATATTTGATAAACCAGCTGATAAGAAAGCTGGAGGAGAAACTCCAAAAGCGGCCGAAGAACCTACAAAGGAACCGGCTGAGAAAACCGATTACGAAAAGGGATTGGCTGCTAAGGCTAAGGAAGCAGTTGGTAGAATTAGTGATAAAATCAAAGGATGGGCCAAAGAAGAAAAAGAATTCTTTAAATCTGATTCACATAAAGGAGGTTCTAAGGAAAGAAGAAGTTGGGGACACGCAATTTCAGATAAAGCTAAAGGAGCTTGGGAAGCTGTTAAAAAGGGCGCTAAAGGTGAAGTAGAAGAATTCAAAACTGCAGGTGGTGCAGTTAAATCACTATTTAAAGGTGAAGAGATGAATGACCACCAAAAGAAGGCTTTAAAAGCAGTAGCTATTAAAGTTGTAACAACTGCTCTATTTGGAGCTGCAACCGGTGGATTAGCACACGGAGCTGCTGCATTCGGTCAACACGTTGCTATGGAGTTTATTCCTCACGTAGTAGGTGAAACGATTTTAAAAGGAGTAGGTAAAGCGGCAATATTTGCTGGAGATGAAGAAGAGAATGAAGATGTATATATGGAGAAATTCGCTCAGATGATTGCTGAGAAATTGGCTAACGAACCAATACCGGCTGAGTTGATGGAGAAATTCGTAGATTCATATAATGAAAAGAAACTAGCAAAATAAGAAATGAAAAGATTAAGTTTATTTATCCCATTTATTTTAATATTATTTTCATTTACAGGTGATTCTCACCGACATGAAGTTAAGGTAAAAACCCCAATATTTGAAGTACTATATTCAGAGGTATTCGAACAACCACTTTGGTTAACATATGAATCAACTAATAGAGCTACAAATGTGAATAGAGGTTCTATGGATTTTTATACTGAAAAGGATGTACATACATCAGATGCTAATGATTATCGTACAAATGTATATGATAAGGGTCACTTAGCACCAGCAGCTACATTTTCTGATAATATAGAAAATTTAAAACAAACGTTTTCATATTTGAATTGTGCACTACAAGACCAATATATGAATAGAGGTGAGTGGAGAATGTTAGAAGAGCAGGAAAGAAAATGGGATGATACCGAAAAACTAAAAGTTAAAGTTGAGTTGGTATTTGGAAAAGGACATAAAGTCCTACCAACCGGAGGACATGTTCCAACATCAATGGTTAAACATATCTATTTTTCAAAACAAAAGAAGTGGAAATGTTTTGATTTTCCTAATTCAAAACCAACTAAAGGTTGGGAAGGGCATGAAGTTAAACATATTCACTAAAAAAATAGCGAAAACAAAAAAGATATATATTTATAATAAGAAAACAAAAAAAGATTTATTATGGCATTAACATACGAATGGAAATTAACGGGTTTAAAAAAGCAAGATACTGCTGATTTAACTGATTTAGTAATTGGAACCCAATGGAAATTAATTGGTACTAATGAAAATGGTACTGAAGGTACATTTAGTGGAGCAACTCCATTGGATATTCCTGATGCTGATGAGGCGGGATTTATTCCTTATGAGCAACTTACTGAAGAAGTTGTATTAGGTTGGATTCAAAATATAGTATCTGGTAGTGCACCAACTAATTATATGGCTCACATCAATGAACAAATCTTAAAGCAAATCAACCAAAAAGAATACGCTATTAAAGAAGTTGGTGAAACTGATTTACCTTGGTCACCTACATCTGGAAGTGTGACTCCGGCTGGTCCGATGGAACCTGCACCAACAGCAGCTCCAACAACTGAAACTACAACTGAAGTTGTGGTTGATGGTGAATAATATCACCTAATAAAAAATAATTAAAGAAAAGCTTGGATATACCAAGCTTTTTTTGTATCTTTGTGTTTATAAAATATGTTATATGTTTACACCCTTTTCAGTATTAGATACTAGAACAAAGGAATGGAAGCAAAGAAAGGAATATTGGATTACTAATTATGGTATCCAATCTGAATTAGGTAGAGAGGATACTCAATCCAAAACTATCTTTTGGGATACACCCAATTCAGTTTCCGTATTTGACCCAGTACTTTGTGAATTGATGTACGATTGGTTCTCACCCAAAGGTGGAATGGTATTAGACCCATTCGCTGGTGGTAGTGTGAGAGGTATCGTATGTGAAGAGATGAACCGAAGATACGTTGGAATTGATTTATCCAAATCACAAGTAAAAGCCAACAAAGAGCAATCAAAAAAACCCTTATGGATTAATGGTGATTCGAATGAGGAATTGGACAAGGTAGCCGATGAATCATTTGATTTTGTATTTACATGCCCACCTTACTACGATTTGGAGATTTATACTGATGATGTGAATGATATTTCCAATATGGATGTGGATTCATTTGATAAAGTATATGAATCAATACTCCTAAAATCAGTTCAAAAACTAAAAGATAACCGATTCTTTGGGATTGTAGTATCTGAAGTTAGAGAACCATCCGTAACTGGTAAGTATTCTAAAGGTAGATATAGAGGTTTGGTTCGTAAAACCATAGATATGTTGGAATCAGCTGGAATGGAATTCTATAATGATATGATTCTATTCAATTCTCAACACCAAGCTTCACGAGTTGGTAAAACTTACTTTGATAGAAATCGTAAAATACCATCAGTTCATCAAAACATTCTAATTTTTGTAAAAGGAAACCCTGATATCGCAACTATTGAGATTGAAGGTGGTGAACCTATGTGTAAAGTAGATGGGAAGGAATACCTATCATTTAGACATGCGGCAATTGATGTGGATGCAGATAAGTTAGTTGCATCTGAAGTAGAGAGAAGATGTAGAAGTACTAAATCATCTTACAAAGAGTGGCAAATCATTGGTGAAGAAACCAACCCACATATAAAATACGAAGTAGATGGAGTTCCGTTTGAGAACCCAAAACAAATAGCAGATTTAATTGGTGGAGATTTCACCGAACAAATTGCTAGAAATTATATTGAATCAAACAATCCCAAATATAGACATTGGAAACGGGTGGATAGTAATGATATTACCTATGGTGAAATGATGGATATGTGGGATAATAATATTAGATTAGAAATACCAGTTATAAGTTGTGATGGAATTGAATTCTATTCAATGGAAGATGCTGGTAACCATTTTGGTATCTCATCTGAAAGAGTAAGACAGAAACTAAAATCGGATAAACATTCCGATTGGATTTATTTAGACAATTAAAATTATGAAAGTATTAGTAACAGGCGGGAACGGCTTCATCGGTTCAAACTTAATTAAACGATTACTATCCGAAGGACATCATGTAGTTTCATTGGATGACCTTTCAACTGGATTGAAGGAGTATGAAATTGAAGGATGTAATTATGTGTATGGTGATATAGAACATTTGATGTATTGGAAAGGTGATAACTTTGATTTATGTTACCATCTTGCTGCACTAAGTAGAATCCAACCATCATTTGATGACCCAATGGAAACATTTAGGGTAAATGCGGGTGGTACACAAATGGTAGCTGAATGGGCTAAAGAAAATAATGTAAAGGTAGTTTACGCAGGTTCATCATCTCGTTGGTGTAACCCTCAAACTTCACCATACGCAACTGATAAGAAGATTGGTGAGGATATCTTAAAGATGTACAAAACTGCTTATGGTTGTGATTTTGAAATTTGTAGATTCTATAATGTCTATGGTCCAAATGAATTAGTAGATGGTAAATGGGCAGCTGTAATTGGAATTTGGAGATATCAACTTCAAAATGGATTACCATTTACAATAGTTGGTGATGGTGACCAACGCAGAGATTTCACTCACGTTGAAGATATTGTTGATGGATTGTATAGAGTTGGTATGGGTTCAGAAAAGCATGATGATGCTTGGGAATTGGGAACTGGTGTTAACTATTCTATAAATGAAATTTATGATATGATGGTAGAAAGATTTGGTGAAATCCAAAAAGTACATATCCCAGACCAAGCTGGAAATTATCGTTCAACTTTAAGAGAAAACTATGATACTTTAAATCGATTAGGTTGGAGTCCATCTGATAAATTACATTCATACATACAATCCCTATGAGTAAAATAGTAAATCTATTTGGAGGACCTGGTATTGGGAAATCATCCATTGCCAATGGTCTTACATATAAGTTAAAAAAGAAACACATAAGTTGTGATAATCCATATGAGTTTCCAAAAGTATTGGCATGGGATGAGAATCATTCTGCTATCAAAGACCAATTGTATGTACTTGCAAACCAACATAGGGGAATTGTTAAGAGTTATGGGAAGGTTGACTATATTATATTGGATTCACCAATTGTATTATCATTGGTATATAAATCAGTATATAAAGGTACTGAGTACCCAGCAACGCTGTATGGTGATTCATTTGATAAAATGGTGTTAGACATTCATAATCAATATGATACGCTTAATATCGTTCTAAAACGTTCTGAGGGTGGGTATAATGAAAAGGAAAGGTACCAATCATTGAATGAATCCAAAATGCTGGATTTGGAGATAGAAAATACCCTAATTAAACACCATATTCCATTTATTTATGTAGATGTTAACGATGATACTTTAAAAAACATACTAAAATATTTGGATATTCCAAATTAATTTCGTATATTTGATTATTAATAACTTAAAACTCTAAAATATATGGCAGCAAGGAAACAAAATCAGTTTAAGTATGGTATCGAAATCACCAAACCTTGGTCAAAAGAAATGTATGACCATAATGATAAGGTAGCTGAAATTGTTAAACAAAACATTGAAAAAGCACTATTTGAAATCTTTAAAGATGGTGATGAAAAATCACTTCGTGAAATATCAAAATCGGTATGTGCACATGGATTCGGTGATGGGTATTCATTTGAGGATATCTATAATGAAACTATGAATGATTTGGATATGGCTCAAAACTATTGGTTGAATGATATCTATGATGATATTGTTTCAGATGGATTTGCACCTAAGTTGGATGTATTTTTTATTGGTTATTAATATGGTAAGTAAATTAAAAGAAGAGTGGTCTGTTGACCCACAACTTAAACATTGGAATGGTAAAAGTTCAGTTCAAGATGATAAATGTGGATGTTCTACACCCACATTAGTTGAACTTTGGGAGCATGATAGTTGTGTAAGGGGTAGAATTGATACCATCGTATGTACAAATTGTAATAAGATTAACTCATTTAATATCGTAAGATAAAAAATTAAATTATGAAAAAAAGAATTTACTTAGATGATGTAAGAACTCCAGTAGATAAAGAATCTTGGGTAGTTGTTAGAAACTATGAACAATTTATTGATACAGTTACTTACATTGGATTGGAAAATATTGACTTGATTTCATTGGACCACGATTTAGGAGATACTGCAATGGCAGAGTGGCATAAGAATGTATATCACAATTATGAATTAAACTATGATAATATTAAGGAAAAGACTGGAATGGATTGCACTAAATGGTTGGTTAATCAATGGTTGGACGGACATGCTGTTGTTGATGTTGTAATACATTCAGCAAACGCAATTGGTTCAGCAAATATGATGGGATACATTAACAATTATAGACACGTTAGTAGATTACCACAAAATTGTGTAAGAGTACAAATAGAACATACAGTATAAAATATGAAAACAATTTATAAATATCCGGTAACTTCACAAGACTGCACTTTAAAATTACCTAAAGGTGCTGAAATCCTAACAGTTAAATTGCATGGTGAATTTCCATGTCTTTGGGCCGTAGTAAATCCTAAAGAGAAAGTAGAAGAAAGACACATTTGCATTGTGGGTACTGGTTGGGATATTGATGAAGGTATGAAATATATTGAAACATACATTGATGGATACTTTGTATGGCACGTATTTGAATTAATAAAATAAATTATGAAAGTAGGATTTGCAGATAGTTTTGGAGATAGCTTAAAAACTCTGATTAGACATGAAAGTTGGTGGTATAAAACTTACGAAGTAGTTCGTTATAAGATACCGGTATTTTTTAAAAACATTTATAGATTCCGTAAAATGTTATGGAACCATAGATGGTATGATTACCGATTCACATTAGAGGCATTACAAACTTCATTAGAAATAATGGAAGCAAAGATGCATGATGGTATAGAGGTTAGAGAATCACGTGATAAGAAGATTGCCAAAATGCAAAGAGCAATCCAAATTCTTAAAAACATTAACGATGATAAATACATCGATATGGCTGAAGGGGAATTGGGGGTTCTTTATATGAGAGATTGGCAATTTGAAGAAACTGGTGAAACTACTGATAATCCATTTGGAGAAAATAATGAAAAACTTTATGTATTAGTAGATAATGAAACTCCATCAGAAAAGAAACACAATCGTAAAGTTTTTGATAGAGCTAGAAAGTTAGAAGCGCAAGAGTGGAAAGAACTTTGGAAAATCTTCGAAGGACAGGATATAAATGGATATAAAAAATTCAAAACTACAAAATCAGCTGAAGAAATGTTAAAAACTGATACATGGAACGAATGGTTTGATGGTTCGGATATGAGGGGCTGGTGGGATTAAAAATTAGAATATGGCAATAAGTGCAACAAACCAACCTCGTAAATTTGAACGTATCTATAAAGATGATGATGGTTGTATATCTATTTGGAAGTATGATTTAGATAGAACTACAAATGGACCTGTTTCTGTTGAGATTAAATATCCAGCTGGTTGGGATAAAGCATATAAAGATGCACAAAAGCAGGCAGCATTAGAGAAAAAAGGTAAGTTGGGTGAGTTACATGATGCGTTCGCTAAGTTGGATGAAAAACGTAAAAGAGAAAAAGCTAAACAAACACCAAATAAAAAATAAACTATGAGTTATAATAGAGAAAAAATTAATGAGGTAAACCCAGACGCATATATATGGGATGATATGGATGAAGCTATTGTTGGAATTTCCGATAGTGGTAGAGTTATATATGATATCTATAAAATGGAATGCTTAGTTTATGATGAGAATAAAGAAAATATGACATTTGAGGAAGCTGTTGAGTGGGTTGAGTTTAACGTACTATCAGCATACTTAGGTGATTTTACTCCAATTCATATTTGGACAATACCAACAAAAGAATAGAAAGATATGAATAAAATAGATAAACAATATCAGGATTTACTTCAAACCATTTTAGATTATGGTATTGATAAGAAAGATAGAACTGGTACTGGCACAAAGTCAATATTTGGTTATACTATCAGACACAATATGAAAGATGGATTTCCACTTCTAACAACTAAGAAGATGCCATTTAAAACTATTGTAACTGAATTACTATGGTTTTTGAAGGGTGATACTAATATTAAGTATTTGGTTGATAATGGTTGTAACATTTGGAATGGTGATGCCTATAAAAACTACGTTGATACTGTTGATAAGATGTGGTTAAAATCTGACATTGGGGATTTAGATGATATGATTTATGACAGACTACTACTTGTTGTAGGGGATGAAATAAGACTTTTGACTCAAGAAGAATTTATATATACAATTAAATTAGATGATGAGTTTGCTAGTAGATACGGTGAATTAGGACCAATTTATGGTAAGCAATGGAGGAAGTGGGCACATGAAGCGGGTGAGATTAACAAAGGTGGTGTAGACCAAATACAAAACCTAATCAATGACCTTAAAACAAATCCAGACTCAAGACGATTAATGGTTAATGCTTGGAATGTAGGTGAATTAGACCAAATGGTTCTTCCACCTTGTCATTATGGATTTCAAGTTTATACGAGAGAGTTGAGCCATGAAGAGAGAATAGGTGTATGTTTAGGTCAAAGACCAGAATCTAAGTTTGCAGCTCATGTTGATACAAATGAGATATTAATGAACGATTGGGGTATTCCAACTCGAGCAATCTCATTAATGTGGAATCAACGCTCAGTAGATACATTCTTAGGTTTACCATTCAACATAGCATCTTATGGATTGTTATTAGAAATCATTGCTAAAGAAGTAAATATGATACCTGATGAATTGATTGGAAATTTAGGTGATACACATTTGTATTTAAATCACATTGAACAAGCAAAAGAACAAATTAGTAGAAAACCATTTGAGTTACCTACGCTAAAATTCAATCCTTGTCCTATAACAGGAATAGATATAGAATACCAAAGTATTGCGCAATTTGAAATTGAAAATTATCAATCACATCCAGCAATCAAAGCACCATTATCAAATTAAAAATTATGAAATCAAATTTAACAGAAAAATTATTATCAATCTGCGGAGATGCAGATAAAACTTATGGATACTTCGATAGTGAATTTATTATTAAATTAACTGAAGAACAACGTATTCAAGTAGAATCAGAATTAATCAAGTCTTTAGGATTTGATAAGATAGTATGGATGGACCTACCAGCTGGTTTGACTGAAGATGGAGAAAAGGCAGTTGTTATGAAAACTCACAAAATGTCAGATGTTGAAGAACCACCTTATATGGGTAAAGTAGGGTATGTTTACACTATAATGTTTACTCCAAAAATGTATGACCCGATGGAAATATATAAACCAGTAAAAGATGGTTGTGTTTTTGGTCCTATTGTATATAATCCAGAAACATTCGAACCTACACAAAGTATCACGTTAACTTGGTCACCTGAATTTGCACAAGATTTTCCAACTAACAACAATGAGGAGATGCTGAAACAAAGTTTAATAGAGCGTTTAGAAAAAGTATTAGATAATCCTGAAGAATATAGACCAAATGGATTTATAGGATGTTTACTAAGATACGCTGCAGTATAATTAAAACCAACAATTAAAGCATAAATAATGATTATATTTAAAATTATTGGAATTTGTACGATAGTTAATTTTTTATTTATCGCTTACCATATGTGGAAAGCACCTGAGATGGATGAACAAACGGGTAGAATTATAAAAGAAGGTAAAAAACTATCCGATATTTTTAAAAAATAAATTAAAATGACAATTCATATATCGGTATATGATTTAGAATCCAAAGTTCGTAAATTATATTTAGAAGATAAAATACAAAGCTTAGGAATAGATTATCAGCCAAACTCAATTACTGGTTGGTATGATGGTAACGAAATTGAAGTATTTAACTTTAATAGGGTATGTAGAATGGATAACAGATGGAGTGGTTATGTATTACATAAAAACAAAACAGAAATAATAATTGAAATTACAAACTTATGGAAATAAACGATGGACACTATTTGGAATTAATGGATAGACTTCATGTAGTATGTTGTACAATTGATGAACATATATTAAATCATCCACTTACGGAAGTTAATCCGGATATACAAACAAAAATTGAAAAAGCATTGGAATTATTATACGATGCATACCAAGACGCTGGGAATTTAGATTCCCAACTTGATGATGGTAAATTAAATAACAAATAAAAACAAAATTATGAGAAAATTTTATAGAAGTAGTAAGAACAAATTCCTAAGTGGTATTTGTGGTGGTTTGGGTTACCACACTAAAGTAGACCCAATTTTATGGAGAGCGTTATTAGTTGTCTTAGGACCGGCAGCAGTAATACCATATATAGTTTTAACATTTTTAACTGAAGATAAATAATATGTTACCTTTAAAAGAAGCAACTGCTGAAAAGCACAAATTGGCTGAAAGAATGCCATTCAACGGATTGATGTTTAGTGGTAGATTAACCGCATCTCAATATGGTGAGTATCTTAAATCACAATTAGCAATCTTTTCAACATTGGAAAACAACTTTGAATTTCCAAATGAGGGATTAAAGAGAGTATCAGCTGTAAGTGAGGATTTGGGATACTTAGGTGTATCAGATGTTTCACCTGATTCAGCAACCGAATCATATATTCAATATCTAAAAGGATTAACACAAGATGAGGCAAATGCTCATATCTATCTTAACTACTTAGCAATTATGTTTGGTGGACAGATGATGAAAGAGAAAACACCCGGTCAAGGTAAAATGTATGATTTTGAAAATATGATGGAATGTGCTGGTTCAATCAGAGCTATTCAAAAAGATGAATGGGCAGATGAGGTAAATGCAGGATTTGATTTTATGATTGAAATCTTTAAAGAATTAGAAAAATGTACGATTTAGTAGAACGTATAACATATCATAGTGAGAAGTTTAAAAACCTCATCGAATCAATCGATGGGGTTAAAGAACTCCATACTGATGATTATGGTTGGGAGAACTACCGATACGAATCACCAATTTTCAGATTAGCTCACGTAGAGAGATACTTTGTAGGTTCACTTGCAGTTTGTCACATCACTTGTTTCCCACATAAGAACTCAAAAGCACCAATCTTTGGATTTGATGTAGTTGGTGGTACTAATAGTGGAAAGATAAGTGGAGCATTTATAGATTGTTCCCCAGTCCTTTATGATGAAGATTGGCATAATACTGAATGGAACACCGATAGAAAGTTACCTTATTGGGCATCGGTATTTTCGGAACAATTCATAGCAGTAAGACCTACTGAAGATGAATATGAGAAAATATTTGAAACTGCTTGGGGGGTATTTCAACGATATATTGAACAATTAAGAAGTGAAGTAGATATTACATCCGATTCAAATGAGTTGAGAATTATTATAGAAAACCAAAACATATATTGTAGACACCAAGCTGATAATCCTCGTACATTTGGTGCATTGAAAACGGAAATTGGAGAAGAGAGGGCTACCTACTTTATGCAAAAAGTACTATTTCCAGAAATATAAAAATATTGAAAACCAAAAAACTATATCTTAACAACGATTCCATATTAAAATGGGTAGAATTAAATAGGGATACAATCAACCAATTATTGTATGAGAATGTATTTGATTTCGCAAAATCTGACAAAATGTCATTTTCAATCATGCGAATCTACTCATTTGATGACAAAGATTCAAATGGTATGGATATTGTAACTAATCTATTGATTACAAAAGAAGAGTTGTATGATACAGTTGAAAAATTGTTAAAGGCATATGAGGGTGATGAATATTACGAAAGATGTGCAGAATTACTAAAACTTAAAAATAGTTTGGTAGATTAAAATATTTTTCGTATATTTGTAGAAATATAAAATTAACGCATATGAGAGCATTGGAGGGAGGAAGATTTTCGGTAAATGAATTTTTTGAAGCATTTGGAAATATGCCTAAAGATAATGATTTACATCGAATAACTCAAACATTCATCAAAGCTTACCATAGGAATGGTACAGACCCATTCGAATTGGTTAAGGGGTTTGGTATTGATTGGGTGGAACTTCTTATGAAATATAATGAACAAGTTGAAGAGTACGAATTATGTGCTATCTTCAGAGATTTAATAAATGATTATAAAAACAAATAAAGATTATGGCAGAAAATGTAGGAAAACCATTAGGAGATAGAGTTCTCTTAAAATTAGAAGATACTTCAGATAAAAAATCATCTGGTGGTATCATCTTAAATCAATCAACTCAAACAGTTGTGGAAGCAGTTGTAATTGCAGTTAGTGATGGATACCCATCACAAGGTGGTGAGTGGATTAAATTATCAGTAAATGAAGGTGATAAAGTATTAATATCAAATGGAACTCCTGGTGAGAAAATTAAGTTAGGTGGGGTTAGTTATAACCTTGTTAGAGATTCGGATTTATTAATGAAATTATAATATATTATGGCAAAAGAATTAAAATTTGATGTGGAAGCTAGAGAATCCTTAAAGAGAGGATTAGATATTTTAGCGAATGCAGTAAAAGTTACATTGGGACCTAAAGGTAGAAATGTACTATTACAAAAAGGAAAAGGTATTCCACACATTACGAAAGATGGTGTATCAGTTGCAAAGGAAATCCATTTGGAAGATACCTTTGAGAATATGGGTGCACAATTAGTAAAAGAAGTATCACAAAGAACAGCTGATTCAGCTGGTGATGGAACCACAACCGCTACGGTATTAGCACAAGCTATTGCACAGGCTGGGTTCAAAATGGTGGCAGCTGGAACCAATCCAATCGACTTGAAACGAGGGATGGATAAAGCAGTTGAAGTTGTTGTAGAGGAATTGAAAAAACAAGCAATCAACGTTGGTGATAAAGTAGAACAAATCGCAACCATTTCAGCAAACTCAGATACAAAGATTGGTAAACTAATCGCTGAGGCATTTGATAAGGTTGGTAAAGATGGTGTTATCACTGTTGAAGAAGCTAAGGGTATTGAAACCTATATGGAAGTAGTAGATGGTATGCAGTTTGATAAGGGTTACCTATCAACTCACTTCGCTACTAATTCTGAAAAGATGACAGCAGTATTGGAGAATCCATACATCCTTACTTATGATGGTAGAATCTCTAATATGAATGATATCTTACATTTGTTAGAAGGTGTTGTACAAACATCTAGACCACTTCTAATCATCGCTGATGATGTTGAAGGTGAAGTGTTAGGAACATTGGTTGTAAACAAACTGAGAGGAGCCCTGAATGTATGTGCGGTTAAAGCCCCATCATTTGGTGATAGAAAGAAACAAATTATGGAAGATATCGCTACTATTAGTGGTGGTACATTCATCACACCGGAAGTTGGACACAAATTAGAAGAGGTTACTATGGATATGTTAGGTATCGCTGAAAAAGTAATTGTTTCTAAAGATACAACTACAATTGTAAATGGTGGTGGTGAAGTTGATGATATCAAAAAGAGAGTTGAGCAAATCAAACTTCAAATGGATGAATCAACATCAGATTACGATAAAGAGAAGTTGCAAGAGAGATTGGCTAAGTTAGCTGGTGGAGTTGCAGTTCTTTACATCGGAGCTGGTTCTGAAGTAGAATTGAAAGAAAAGAAAGATAGAGTTGATGATGCACTTCAGGCAACTAGAGCAGCAATTGAAGAAGGTATTGTTGAAGGTGGTGGTATTGCATTATTGAAATGTTTACCGGCATTGGATGCACTTATGAATTCTGATAATGAGGATGAGAATGATGGAGTTGATGTAGTTGCATCAGCATTGAAAGCACCATTAGTACAAATCCTTAAAAATGGAGGAATCGAATCCGGTGTAGTATTGAGAGATATCAAACTAAATGGAGGTGGATATGATGCTAGAAACGAAAAGTATGTAGATATGTTCGAAGCAGGTATCATTGACCCTAAGAAGGTAACCAGAACCGCTATTCAAAACGCAGTTTCGGTTGTTGGTATGATTCTTACTACTGATTGTATGATTGTGGATAAGAAGGAAGATAAACCAAATCAACCTCAAATCCCAATGATGTAATACTTATATAGGAATCCTGTCGTAATTTAAAGTGACTGGACCTAACAAGAACCCCAACCCCGTAAGGTTGGGGATTTTTTGTGCCATTGATTATCAACACGTTATAAAAAAGTTGAAAAATAATTGGCAAAAGGCTTGTTTATATCAGGAATTATTCGTAGGTTTACATAGTAATAAGAGATGATAATTAAACCCCTAAAATTAAAAATTATGAACAAAGAGAAATTTAACGAAGTATTTGAGAAAAAAGTTGGCTATGATTCAGAGAACAAAAAGTTCTTAATTAGGGTATATCCATCCCTTATCAAAGTAATTAATAATAATCCAAAACCAAAGTGGGTGGATGTTATTGAGGATATGTTAGGATATAAGAGTAGCGGATATTATTCATCAATCCGTAGATGTTTAAAAGAGATTGATGTATGTACCTATGATAAAAGTGTAGGTCATTTTGTTAAAGGTTCAAATTGGGATAGGTTCGTATCTAATGAAAATTGGAATTGGTTTATTTGTAAAACAGGTAGTTGTGAACGTTCATTTGTTAAAAAATAATTACGAAATGTCTTGTTTATATCAGGAATTATTCGTATGTTTACAGAGTAATAAGAGATAATTAAACCCCTAAAACTAATAAAATGAAAACAAAATTCGAAATCTGGTTAGAAAATGTTAATACTGAGTTAGAAACTGAGTGGAACAATACCTTTACTCACAAAGCTTGGACTCCAATATTACCCAATAAAGGTAGTAAATTTATTAAAATGATGCATGGAACCACTGTTTGGGGGTTCGTATCAATGGTTGATGGTGAACACTTAGGAGCTCCAATCAAAAAAGGTGATTTAATGAAACCTGCTAGTTGGAGAGCCGCTGCTAAACATAGTAGAGGTAATATCTTTGATGGAACTGCTAAATATGGTATGTACGGACCTAAATACCTATAATATGAACCAATTCCCTAACAATTTTCAAAAAGTTGTTAATTTTCTTAAAAACCAATCAATATCAGTTGAACTATCAAATAGTACCTGTTACATTGGTAATTCTGATAATGCTAAAATTTACATTCATAGGAGATATAATCTAAATAAAAACGGATTGTATGCACTTTTACATGAAGCTGGTCACTTTTTACAACCACATGGTAAGTATAGTGCTAACCACTATAAAAATGTTGATGATTGTGAACAACCTACCAAATTCAATATGTATCAGTTTATGAATGAAGTTGATGCATGGGATAGGGGGTTAAATCTGGCTAATGAATTGGGTATTTTCATTAACAAAGAAGAATGGGGTAAGGAAAGGGAAATTGCATTGTTAACCTATTACGTTTAAATCTATGAGAGAGTATATTTTAAGTTATTTACCACAGGTTGTTGAGGAAGCTAATAACAGATTCAAAATTTTCAAATCTGTTGTGGATTATGGTTCCCTATCTACTAAGTTGAAATCGGAACTGATATCCAATATGTTAGAAGCATCATTTTCTAAGGTGGTTCCTGAGGTAATATCCCCATTTTCCGATGGTGAACCTGACCTTTATGTGAAAGGTACCGCATTGGAGATTAAAACCGCTAAAACTACCCATATTTGGAGGGGTGGTGAGTTTTCTAAGAGGGAATCGGACTACCTATTGGTATCCTACGATGATTCTGGGGCTGACCTTAAGTGGTTCTTTATACACACCTATCTAATGGAATCCGATTGGAAATCATCAGGAAGCGATTCCTATTACGCTACAACGATAGATTTAAACTATGTGATGGAAACCAAAGAATATCAGATTCTTATGGGTAAAATTCAGAAAAAAAGGGTTAAAAATCACTTAATTTGTTGTTAAAAATTTGGAAATACCAAATATTATTCGTATATTAGACATATAATTAAGAGATATGATATTAACTAAGGAGTTGGAAAAGTTTATTAATAGTAAGTTAAAAAAGGTTGCTAAACACTATGGATATAGTAATTTTCAATCAACTTTACCTTATTTGGAAATTATAAAATCGGATGAAATTTGGGCCGATGATGATTTGGAATTTTATGGTTCAACTACAAAGTCAAAATCTGAAGAGGATAAAGAATTGAAAGGTTGGTATGAGAGTATGGATAATACACTTACTATTGTAATTGATAATGTAAAAAATAGGAGAGATTTGGTAAGGACAATCATTCACGAATATCAACATTATTTACAATCACCCTGTTGGATGAGTAGGTATTATAATATGGGTTATGAATATTCAAACCACCCATATGAAGTTGCAGCATACGCTGAGGAAAATAACTATAAAATGTTTATGTAATATGATACAAAAATTAATACAAAAGATTGAATCAAAGATTCTAACAAAGTTATTCATGCGTTGGGTGGATAAAGAATGGGATT